AGGTAGAACGGTAGTAAAATACTACTTGACAAATTTATGGTTTTATGGTAGGGGCGGGGTTATACCACATATCAAACCGTATGTCAAGTAAGCATATAAAAAAATAATTGTCAATAGGGTATAAAGGAGGGTCACCCCTCCTCATACTATTTATTCCATTTGCGCAAATTCTCAATCAAGTCTTCTGCTGCTCTTTGCAGGTCTCTAATAGCAGTATCTGTCTTATGCTCTTGCTTAACCACGCCGGACACAATAGCGCTAATACGCTTGGATACATACGTAGCCTCTACCAGTGCCATATCGTGCTTAACGCCCTTCATGCCCTTGTCAATAAACGTCGAAGCGTCTATGATATGGACGTGCATATGAGCAGGTAATACAATTGAGTACGTTTGTCTAGTCTTATACATAGCACCAAGCACCTCAGCATGCTTGACAATTTGCTCCAGTTCAATAATAGCAAGTTCGATATTAGCGTTCATAATATCCCATCCTTTTATCTATATAATAGTGAGCTTACAATTATAAGGGGCTTGACGCCCCAACTAGCATGCGTATAGTTCAACGCCTTTAATTACATTGAAGTATTTAGCTAGCTTAGTGCGCATCGCCTTCGCAGCCTTAACCGCTTCCTTCTCATCGTAGTACGTACCAAAATACACGTTGAATAGGTATTTCCCGTCCTCGTCGTATGCGTTGAATTCGCAGTCATACACCTCCGTGTCATCCTCGTCGCTATTAAATACCTTAACTGCATAGTAGTCAACGTCGCCCCATAAAGTAGAAAGCTCCTCTTTAACTTCCCCTTTAATCTCAGTAATATTCTTAACGTCATAAGGTGCAGGAATAGCCTCTTTAACCTCATTCGCTAACTCCTCTGTAATCTCCTCTTTTGGCTCTGCTAATACAGTAATACGAGATTTAGCAACGTTAACTAAAACCCATTCATCCGTAGTCGTACGATTAACCCAAATGATATTAGTATCAAGACCGATATCAACGATGCGACCTGAGAAGTATAAACCGTTTGGACATTCAACGAATAGCAATTGACCCATATGATAAGGTGCTTCTTTGACTTCAGTTTCTTCAGTAATAAGCATAGCCACTACCACGTGATGCATATTAATAGTTTCTAATACGCCGCCTACGTTTAACCATACAAGCGTTTGACTATCAGTGAAGTCAGTCACATAACCTTTGTATTGATTGCCTGACATCATTGTAACCTCGATAACTTGACCTAATTCTAATTGACCTGCTTTAATAGTTGTTTTCATATTCATCTACCATCCTTCATTATGTATGCTAGCAAGGCGTTTCCCTGCTGCTCCTATAATATCTCATATATCGACTTATAATACAAGCCTTTGACAAAATAAAAGTTTATTCGAAATTGTCAGAATATTATAAACAGTTAATTTGTCAGAATATAAGATTAACTTGACATATGTATACTATTATGATAACCACATACGCGCGCTCCTATGCAATATAATAGGGATTTTAAATTGTCTGATAGTCAGAATTATCTGATAACTTCCCATAACACATATTTATCTATTTGTCAAATCTATTTTAAAGCCCCTCAGAGCCCCGTACAGCGATTCTAAGCTATGACCCTAGTATTTGTATTACCTATCCGCCTAACAGCCCGTACAGAGGAAATAGCCCCTCATCCCAGCAGTACCAAGGGCTCACAAATTGTCAGAATATTTAGTCATCTTATTATTGTCGTAATTGTCTGACTATTTGAATTGTCTGACAAATAGCTCACACACGTTTACCACACATCGGGCAGTTTGTCAAGTTAACAATGTATTCAAAATAGTCTGATAACTTGAATTGTCATAATTGTCAGATAACTTACAAGCAGCTCCGACCGAGACAATTGTCAGAATATTTAGAATAGGCTGACTATCATAATTGCTTAAATAGTTTGAATTGTCAGTTAATTCTATTGCAGCCTCTTACAATTGTCAGACTATTTAGACTATTCATAACATTCAAACTGTCAGACTATTTATACTAGTCCGAACATTCTAATTGTCAGACTATTTAATGTCCGTATATTATTGTCAGACTATTCTTATTGTCAGAATATTAACTCTATTTTCCCGAGGGTTTTCATTTTAATTGTCAGACTATTTAGAATAATCCGAACAATAGCACAATTCATACTATTATGACAGTCAGACTATTAGCACTATTGGCAATAGTTATACCCTTCTAATTGTCAGACTATTCGCAATACTCTTTTAACTTGACAAATAGACAGACCTGTGATATTTATATGCGCTGCTAATTGTCAGAATATTTAGTTAGTCAGAATATGTATAAAAAACTTTTAATTTGTCTATGCTTGTATTATTGTCGTTTGATGTGCTATTCTGTTTAAGCAGGTCGATGCACATTTTGTAGATACCTGTTGTCGTAATTGTCTGACAATTGTCAGATAGTGCGATTGGCTCCGTGGGCGTAATTGCTCATGAGCTAAATGGACAAGCCGTATAGTTGCCTATGCGTTCTAGGGAGCTACTAAGGATTTTCGGCTCTGTTCCAGTGAGCTACTAGCAAAACCCCACATTATAGCAGGAAAGCCCTCACATTGTCGTGAAGGGCTTTTTTGTTGTTCTTATACATTTGTACCAGTTAGTTTGTAAAACGACGTGTAACGGAGCGTGAGACACCTTAAAACACCTGTACAAGTTTGTAATACTCGTATATATTTGTGTACAAGGATGCAATCTACTCTATCTAGCATGAAGCGTATACCAGAGAAAAACCTGAGGTTCTGACATAATGTTATTGATAAGTTGTTTTAATATACGTCTCTGCTGTGTTATCGTTGCTCTAGTGTAACCTAATACCCTTAACATTTATAATCTCATACAGTGACAATATAATCCCGCTACCATGACTATTAACAAGTGTCACTTTAGATTTATCTTGTTCTTCGTAATCATACATAATCTTCTCTAGTGTATATAGGTCCGTTGTAATAAACTCTCTCGTTCTATACTCATGACCCACATGTTTTTCTTCCTTAGTTATTACAATAAAATGAGACATTTCTTTCTCTAGTTCTTGTAATACTTCTTGCCATTCCATAACCATTGTTGATGAGTGATATCTGATTGTCATTTAAAACACTTCCTTATATAGTTGTATTCTTTTATCACGTGCTCTTTGTTCTTCTAATACCTTTGTAATCGCTCTATACACGGGATGATTATATTTTACGTTATCTTTGTTTTTATTATTCATTGCGTTTAACCTGATATCTATTACCGTTTGTATTAATGTAATTGCCTCATCAACTGGAGCTGTTACATGTACACGCGGTTCTAGTTCATGTGTGAATAACGTTATTTGTTTTAGTGTTTGTTCGAATTCTCGTTTGATGTGTATAAGCATCCAGCCTATTGCCTCATCAAAGCTATTGAAGTTACAATTGAGTTGCTTAATGTCTTTGATTGATTCAGTTGCTTTCTGTATCCATACTTGTTCTTTGATGCTTAGTTCTTTTACAGTGTCAGTATGGATTGTATAATCTGTATGCCCTGTTTGTAAGTATAACATGATATGCTTTAATGCTAAACGTTTAACCACTGTTAACTCATGACCTTCGAAACTATACATCATATTACATTCCCCCCTTGTATTGAACTGTTTGTGAATTGTCTCTCTTTGATAGCTCTATCAGTATCATTGTTATTTCTTTTCTTTCTGATGATACCTGCATGTACTAATCCTTGTGTTATCATATCATCTTTATTAAAGTATGCACGTACATTATCGCGTCTGTGCTCTTCTTCTCTTAGTTGTTTTAGTCTTTCCTTGCTACGTCTGATTACATGTTCTATTGTGAGTATTTGCTTAGATAGTTCTTTATCGCTCCATCTCTCAATATTGTTTAACGTTGGCTTTGTTGTTGTTGTCATATACACCTACACCCTTTCATAATATACTATATATTGTTTAGTCTTCGTTTAGATAATATTCTTCATAGCTGAAGATATTTCCCCCGAGGTCTTTGTTTGCTTTGTCACATCTAGCCTTTGCCTTTTCCTCTGTGCTGTATACTCCTTCAAAGTCATTCGTATCATACCCGTAATCAGATGTAACAATGTACACGTAGACTTTACCATCTTTGATTGTAAGCTCTTTTAATAAGTCTACTAATGATAAACATATCGCTAGTTCTTTTTCCTTTGTCATGGTATATACTCCTTTAACTCATACATGATTTGATAATCAATATATCTGCCATCGGGATAACTAATACATTCCCTTCATAGTCAACGAATCGTATATGTGTTACCTTTAACGCTGTACTGTATACAACTTCATGTAGCTTGTACACTGTTGTTACTAAGAACTTTCTTTCTGGCTTGCCTTCTTTACGTCTGATATGTGTTACCATAAAGAATTGTGTGTCTCTTGTTCTTGCTAGTGTTTTCATGATAACATCATAACTTGTTATCTCCTCTGACTTATATAGACCTAACATTATAATATTTCATCCTCTAATCTTTCTTTTGTCGCTTTGTTGTTTAGTACGCGCATCAACCCTATATAAGCATTGTCTAAATGGTTATTTATCTTATTCCACTCCTCAAAGGACATTTCCCCTTCACTACATCCGATGCTTATTTTCTTTTTAGCTGATTCAATTAGTTCTAATGTTCTATAAGAGTTCATTCTCATTATAGTTTATCTCCTAACTTGTCCAGCTTAGTTAATGCCTTTTCTAATGATAGCATGATACCAACATACTTAGGCGTACTTTCTTCATTGACATAGTTTTTGATAAGGTGCCTCGCGTCCTTTACATGTTGTTCTATTCTAATAAGTTCGCTTACTACATCACACGCTTCCTGTATTGCTTTTTGTGAATTTGTTCTAATACTCATTGTTAAATCCCCCAATCTAACAAATCTAGAATCGTTTGTTTGCTGTCTTGTGATGCTATAATGTCACTACTGTTGTATGAGAACGAAATAGTTCTATTCCAGTTATCAATTGACACTTCTAACTCATTTGTACCATCATCAAAGCGAATACTATTGTCATTGTTAACCCCGTCAATGTAATCATATAGAATATTTTCTTCTTTCTTGTCCAATAATACTGTATACTTGATACGCTTGTGTCTCTTGTCTTGTACATCGCGAATGAATTCGAATTCAAGTTTTAAATCACTTGTGTTAGATGACTTAGTGAGGGTCAATGTATCTTTGTTGAACTCCTCACAGATTAAACAGATAGAAACGTCTTTTTGATGTCTCATGCGTTTAACCCCCTTTCTAACTCATCTCTAAGCTTTCTACACGTTGTACGATTCAAGGCGATAGTGTCAACACCTATATAGATGTATGCGCGCTTTCTAGCCGCATCTGATACAATTGCAACTGTATCCTTAATTTCATAGCCTTTGTTAATTTCTTCATGTACATCCTCGTACATGCAGATAGACAATGTTTTGATAAGGCGTAACGTTTCAACACGTGATAGTAATTGATGCTTTGTAAGTGGTTCTTCATTAAAGATTACATGCATGAACACGCTTGTCATGCCTTTGTCATTCATTGCCACCGTTAAACTATCGCTTTCCATTACATCACATACAATATGAAATTCATTTACTTTTGTCATTATAATCTACCATCCTTTATAATTGTTTTAGTTTAGTGTTGCGCGAAATACCAAATACCTTGTAATTCTTCTTTTGTAAACTTTGTAGCAGCTTTCTTATAATCTCCTTCGCCTAACAAATTGACAAATGTCTCTGCCTTTTGTTCTCCGCAAAAGTCTGCACCGTTCCATACACGCGACACCTTAATGTTATGCGGTAAAAATCTTAATTCATTGTCAATTGCATGTACATACTCTAACTTGCTAGCTGGTTTCATAGAGTAACACCTCCTACAGTGAAAAATTCATGTTTACGTGCCATAACCTCAGGTAACGGCTCGTTATGATACATGTAACAAGTATCTGCATAAAGCTTTTCTAATGCTACAATCTCCTTTACCCAGATTGTACGATACTTAAGGAAATCATTATAACGCATATCAGTAGGACTTAAACGAATAGCTGCGTATAATCTTTCTTTAACCGCAATAACTTCTAAACCTAGTGCATAGATGCTTGTAACCTCCTCAGGTCTAGTAGGAAGAACTTCCTTAACCTCCTCAATAATAAAATTACCGTTGCCCATTGCCACTTTTATTGTTTTCATATGTAACTACCTCCATTTATTTAATTGTTTATGTATTTCTTAACTGACTTCATTGTATCATATATGTAAGGGGCTGTGAACCCCTTATTTTAAATTAATTGAAAGAAATGTTCCCTTTAACTCTATCCTTTTGGATTAAGTCCATAATCTTTTCTAGTTGCTCAAGTACAATGACAACAGATTCACCGTTAAGCTCTATAAAAATCTCATGTTCTTCTTCATTATGACCCATACGTAAATCAATGTCGTTTTCTTCATCATATACAACACGCTCGATAAGGTACCCGACAACACCCGTATCATTGTATATTGATAATAAGTATTGCATAACTCTATCTGTAAAGGCTGCTGTTTGCTCTGGTGTTAATTGGCGTTCAATACGCTCAACCGTTTCACCGTAGTCAGAATGCATTAAGATTGAGATGTTTTCCTCAGCAGTAACACCAACGTTTACATAATCCGTACCAGAGATAACACAACCAAGACTAACCATTTCAACAACTGCTTTTAATTCTTTCATATGTAACTACCACCTTATATTTTTTTTTGTTTTTCTTAACTGACTTCATTGTATCATGTATGTATATTACTTGCAAGCACTTTTTTTATATTGTTTCATTATGTCGATACCTTCATGTTTAAAGCTCATCCAAGACTTATTATACCTGTTACCTACAGTAAGGAAGATAAGCCCCTTATCTCTTAATTTGTAACAGATTGCATAAAACTGACTAATACTTTTAAACTCGCTACCTGTATAACGGTAAGCGTCTTTAACCTCAACAGAACTATACTTTGTTACCGTACAATTCCAATTATGTTTTACAGCTAAATCCATACTAGCTTTAATACGTTTAGCAAGGGCTAACATTGCGTATACTTCTAAACGCTCTACTTTCATGTGTAGCAACCTCCTTGTAATTAAGTACAACCTTAGATTACCACACATGAAATAGACCGTCAACACTTTTTTTTTTTATAAGTCTTCAGTAAATCTATTTAATCCCTCAACGGCTTCCATCTCGTCCCATAACGCTGTATAGTATTTGTCATAAACACTATCATTCACATACTGTCTTTTCTCTAGTTTGACAATAGCATCCATCTTCACTATAGTATCAATTAGTTTACCCGCTTGTGTACCTGTCTCCACCTCATATGCGTGTGGTAGGCGCTCAATGATAAGTACACGGTCACACACTTCTACGACTCTACAAACATGTGTATAAAGTACACCGTCATACTCGCGATACGTTAGATTGATGAACTCTGTTTTCGCGTGTAAATCTAGTACAGCATCAAAAAAGTTTGCGGGTGTTGCCTTGATACGCTTTGACACAATGTAATTACGATATATTTCAGTCATTGTATTCAATATCCTTCCCAGCAAAGTAAACGTATGCATTTTCTAACATAAGAAACAATCGATAACCACCATCGCGGGGCGTTCGTCCTCCTGATATCCACCCGTCCACGGGGTGTTGTTGAGCTGTATTAAACTCTAGAATGTCCCATACACGTTTTACATCATTGTTTGTTGTTTGCCCTAAAGAAATTACAAGTTGTTCCAAGTCATCGTATGTTAGCTCGTACACTCTGGAAGGATTAAACAAACGCTTAAGGGATTCTTTATTATACACAATGAGAGAACAATATAAGGTATTGCTTTCCTCCACTGTTAAAGAGAATGATACCTTATTATCATCAATAGGTGTAAAACCAGCTAATACCATACTTTCCTCTCTATCGCTTAACCGTTTAACCATTAATTAACAACCTCCTCTATAAGTTCGTTATCCATAATACGTTGGTTGCGTGTAATCTCGTTGCACATTAACTCGAATTTGTCAAGTGTAACAGTCACTTCTCCTGTTATGCTTTTCCCTAAATGGTACATACGCATATCTACTACAATTTCGCGTTTACCGTCCTTTAAACGAACCTTAATGTCGATTGATATTGTAATTTCGTCGTTGTGGTCACGGAAACACACATAATTATTTTCCTTTAGTTTGTCAACACCTTTTTCGAATTGCGCACGGTCTACAATTGTAGTAATCTTAGTGTAAATCAATTCACTGTTGCGAACCTCACATACTTGTTTAAAAACAATAGTATCCTTATCAAAAGTATACACTATCTTACCAGTTTTTTCAAACCCTTCACCATTAAATGGGATTGATAACTCCATAACACGTCCAGCCATATTATACCCCCGCCTTTTCTCTATAGTCTTGATAACGCTTATCAAAGTCATAAAATGTATGATTCCCTAACTCTGCAATGATAATAATATCAGCAAAGTGAATATATGTCAAATCATAGTTTACTTGATGCTTAACAATTAGCTGTCCGTCAAGTTTGCCTTGTATAACTCCGTCCACTATGCTATAATCCCGCTTGCTGCTATTGTCTTTGTATATAACTCGTACTGTATTGACCTCTAATGACAACAAAACTTTATCTAGCAAATCAGTTTTGAAGGTAAGTTCACCCATAACGCCTTTTGAAGGCTCTAGAGGCTCGCTGTGCGCGAATACCTCCGGAGCTGGTGCAATTGTCTTCTTTTCGTCTAACGTGGGCATAAAGTCCCACATAGAGCCCGTGTGCGTCTTTGTCATTTTGTAGACCTCCATGAGTTATTATTGATGAAAGTAAACTCAATGCTGTCTTCATTTTGTAATCGTTCTTGAATGCTCATAACTTCCTCGAATCCAATTTCTGTACACTGGCTAGGTGAGTCATCATGTCGGACAACAAACATTTCGCTTTCAGCGCTCACAACGTCGATTCGCCCTGTAATATTTCTAATAATCTTGTAATCCTTGTCTTTAGCTATTACAGTAATCAATATGCGCTTTTCATCAATATTGGTAAGATACTTAAATAGTGCGGTTTCTGTAATATCAAGAGCATGTTTGAACAAATCAGCACGTAAATCATACATAGCGTTCCCCTCTAAGAACACAATTTGCTCAACGTTCTGATATTGAATGTTTGTTACTTCACCAAACGCGGCTTTAACATCGAAAGATTGCGCGAACGAATTTTCTATTATACCATCAACAGATTTTAGCGGCTTGTCTTTGTGATGCACATCTCTATACCAGAAACGGAACTGCTTACCTTTCTGTATACGTTGGAATGATTTGATTAAATCACTCACAAATAAAACCTTGTCCAATTCTTCAGCGTTGTTTAATATTACCTCTGTCATTATAACGACCACCCTTTATAATAGTTTGTACTACCTAACATTTCTACAAAACTTTTAAACTCTAAATCTTTGTACATTTCTGCTAGTTCACTAGGATTACAACCAAATACCATGTTACACCATAATGTTTCCTTTGTCAACCACTCTAGATAATTGTTTAAATGCTCCTGTTCGTCTGCTATAATCTTAGAAGTCCCAACACCGCTGTACGCTGCTAAAATCTTAACCTCAGCATCCGTATAGTCATAAGCTATTAGACTATCACCATTGTATACAACGTCTTGTATTGAACCGTAAAACCCTGCATACTGTGCCGCATAATCCAGAGCCGTTCCATACATCTCGGTAATAGCTCCAGCTGGTAAACCTTCACCCATGAAAAGATTTGTCTCAGTATCGAAAGCAATCATTTGTGTCATTATCCTGCACTCCTTTTCCCCAACATTTATATTTAACTGGTACTTTTAAAAACTCTATAGGGTCATGCTCTGGAAATTGCTCATCTATCCACCCCGACCAATACACCCACCATCTAACGATGAGTGTATTACGGTCAAAGTTTTTGTTTGAATATTCCCAACCGTCACCATTTGTAAGACTGTCTCCGTTATTCATCTTCTTCACCTACAAACGGGTGGATTGTGATACCTGCAATCGTTGAAAGTTGTTTGAACCCTGCTTCTTTTAGAGCCTCTGCTAAAGTCTCTACGAATGGATAGAATGTGAATGTTTCGTTATGTGTTGTTTCTACAAAACCCTCTTTAGATACCCAACCTTGTTTATTGCTATAATCCATCTCAACGTAGTCATAACCTGCGATAAGCTCCATATCAACCGATAACCCGAAATCCTTGTTCATGCTCATTTGATTAAAGCTTTCTAATTTGTAAATCATTGTTTCTTCCTCATTGATTGCATAAAGTTCTCCAGAGAATTCAGTTTTTCCGTATACGTTTGTCATATTCATCTACCATCCTTTAATTTGTATTTGTTTTCTTAACCTGTAATCATTGTATCATATATGTAAGGGGGTTGCAACCCCCTATTTCTAGAATGTTATTTCGATATCATCAATGCTATTAGACTGTAATAAGAAATCTACTGTTTTAAGTATAACGCCCTCCGCACTTTCATAGACCACGTTCCCCATTACTTCACTTATATAGCCCTCCATACCTTCACCACCGAGGTAATTTTCTGCTAAATCAATATCATAAGAATATCCATCAACTTCGACAGTTACCGCGATTTCTTCACCTAACACCTCAACAGCATCCTTATACCATGATTGACCTTTGATTAACTCATCGTTTAATGTATACATATTATTTTCCCTCTTTCATAGTTTTTGTGATTGTGATTACTTGTGTTAAAACAGTAGACATAAAATGATGCTTGTCGAACTCGTAAAGCCCCGCAATAGTGTTGCATAGTTCACTTATACGGCTATTATGAACATGTCCATATTCTTTGTACTCTTTGATAATCTGCATTGCAACCTCTGTCGACTTAGATGCGAATAACTTATCTTTGTTGACTTCTAAATATAAATCATACTCATCATCATTTAATTGATTTTTACGCTTTAATACTAGTAACGGTAACATCAACGTTTCTGTCAAGTCATCTTTGAAGTTGTAACCAGTGTATTTACACTCAACAACGCCTTCGTCAATGCTCAGGTTATCTGTTACAATAACCGTTTCCATTAACACTTTCTTATACTTTTTGTTAAAAAGATTCGTGTTGATAATTACCATTTCTTCACCTTTTTGAATTCTATCTGTAGTCATATGTAACTACCTCCTATTAATTTGTTGTTTTCTTAACCTGTAATCATTGTAGCATGTATGTAAGGGGATGACAACCCCTTATTTTAAATTAATTCATAATTTCTAAGAATTGTGCCATTCCCCAGATAACTCCACCCATAAACCCAATACACACAACCATTTTTAAACTACCTCTCATGCTCATTTGTTTAACCCCTCCTGCGCTTCCTCTATTAAACACTGTACTTTCGTTGTAACCTTGTTACTAGCCATTGAGAAGCCTTTTAACTCTAGTTCTTCACGTAGACTATTAGACCACGCGAACCATACCATATAAGCCGCCCTTGCCTCGTCCTCAGCTCTATTAGAGTAATTAAATCTATCAACATATTCCCCGTTCTCCAAACCTGCTAAAAGGTACACGTTAAGGTCATACATTAATATTGCGCCTTCCTTTTGTTCCCCTACATCCAAACCGAATACCGCTTGTGTATCATTACTAATAACTACAAATTGAAAGTCGTTAACATTAAACATTAGTATTCTTCCTCCTTATACATCTCATTCCATAATTCACTCACTAGAGACATTTTAACATCTCGGCAATCCGCGATTAACTGGATACATTTAACTTTCGTTAACGCTCCGTTTTCTACATCTTCATGAGCTTCTTTAATGTCTTCCATAACCTGTGCAATGTTATTCATGCGTAACGCTATTTTCATTACTTCCCACCCCCTATAACACGCTCTGAGATATGAACATGTTTTAATTCTTTGTTTAGCAGGTTTATAATGTCTTGTACTTGGAACACGTCAAGGTAGATTCTATCGCCGTACATATCAAAACATATATCACAATCATAGTGATTAACCGATACTGTAAACTTGGTATTGTCTGACTCTGGACATATAACCACTTCTTTGTTAACTGGGAACTCATCGCCTCTTTCAATGCTCTCAAGAAACTTTACTAACGTTTCTGTAAATAGTACAATCTCCGCTGGTGTTAAGTTAGCGCTTGGTGTTGACATTGTATCTCCGTTATCCACACGAATTGCAACAGTAACATTATTGTTTGAATCCTTTACAACACGGATATCATCACAAGTACTATAATGACAATCGAACATTACACACTCTTGAACCACTTGTAAACAATCATTTAACTTTTTCATATTTAACTACCACCTTATAAGTATTTGTTTTCTTAACCTATAATCATTGTATCATATGTATTTTCTAGTTGCAATACTTTTTTTATACTACCTTATAACTCTCACTGACACCCTCATCCGTTATAAAGGTTTCTACTACTAAATTACAGCCACACTCCGGACATTCGACGGGTTCCCCATGATAGGCAACCGCATGACATTCACCGTTTGCACAGTGATATACAAGTCTATCATCAATCACCGCCCCGTGTGCTTTATAGTTTGTGAACGAGACCACTTGACACATATTACAAAGCCCCTTCTATTACTGTGACTTTGTCATTTTTCAAATCTACTACATGCATTGTTCCTTCATAGTCATTGATAACCCATATTGTACGAGAGTCCACGCCAGTTGTAACCGTACCTGTGAACTTATACCCCATTTGCGTTTTAACACTAACCTTAGAACCTTCTTTAATTGTCATATGAATCTACCACCCTTATATGTATTGTATTTCTTAACCTGTAATCATTGTATCATATGTATTAGAGACTGACAAGCCCCTATTTTAACTTAATTGATTTATTATGTGAGATTCTAGAAGATTGATTGCTCTTGTAAGTTTAGGGCAATAGTCCAGCTTATTAACGCCTCTATCCTCATCTTTGAACCGTTCTCTTATACAACCTACATAGATAGAGTTTAAGCTTGTTGCCTCGATATCATACGGCGTTACATCCCCCGTATACAAGAGTGTAACCCACTCCTCTAACGTATGCTTATTCGCTGTAAGTTTCATATATAACTACCTCCTTATTAAGTTAACCTCATTGTATCATATGTATAAAAGGAAGACAAGCCCATATTTTAAATATTAGGCTTGTCCACCCATATTATTTAGAATTGTATTTCGTTATGTTCTGCACTCCATACCACATTAACACCGATGTTTCTCAATGCTCCGCATAAGTCTACAGCCGTTTTACAGTTTATAACCTCCGCTTGGAACTCCTCACAGCCATAATAACCAATTAAAGCCTGTATGAAGTCGTATGCGTCATAATTATCCTCGTCAAGTCCAAAAGAGTGTAACGTGTCAGAGACGTTGAACCAGTCCGCGCTTAAATCCACATACATATTTTCCACGTGGAACCCGTCGAACTCGTTACCGCAAACCCTAACCACATAATAACTATCGCGTGTAGTTTCATCTTTCTTAACAAAGATTGCGCCCTCTGTGATAGTTACATCACCAATATTTTCATAATCTTGATTATCAAGAGGTTGTCCCATTTCAAGACCTGCCATATATGAATCAATGAATTCTTCTAACTGAGAGAACATTTCATCATCCATGTAATCAAACTCGCTATAACTGCTTTCTGCCTCGTCTGCATAGTTCTCAATCTCTTGTTCTAGACCTTCAATGTCCATTTGTGTTACATGCTTGTCCACTAACATTTTATTAACACGGTACACAATGTAGTTATATAGAATCTCGCTTCTATTTGCTTGTAACTCACTATCTAAAAGATACAGATAAGCGTTTAACATTGTATTATTCATATCATCCGGATTAACGACAACCATACCTTCACTTATTGCATCTTGAAAGGCGTCGCGCGCGTCTCTCATCATTGTCCAGATATCATAAGTACTATCAGAGCTGTAACGGTCAACCATGTCACTAATAACTCTGTCAAGGTCTCCTGATTGATTATCCTCTACAATGAACTCTAACGCTTGACGTGTTACGCGGTTCCCTTCACTATCGCATAATTCTTCATTGAAACCATCATATAACGGGAAATTAAAGTCCTTGCTTTCGATTTGAATTACTTCCTTTTCCTCAACTGCTTTTAGTTCATTTACGTTTGTCATATGTAACTACCACCTTATATTTTTTTTTGTATTTCTTAACCTATAAACATTGTATCATATGCCGTCGAAAAGTGTCAACACTTTTTTTATTGGCAACCCCCGCCATTATTAGGCGGGACGCTCTGGACTTAATGCCCTTTGACTTTCGTCACTGTCCAGACAGTTCTTACCAAGGCGCACCCCATTTATTAGGTACATAGAACGCGCCCATGTCTTCTTTCGTTTTAAATTGAAGTAATTCGCCTTTCTTTTGTTTAGGTCTATTAGCGCAAATGTAAATCCACTTCATTTCCTCGCGACCTGTTCCGTTACCTGCTACAATTTGCGCTTCCTCATAAGATTCACATTCGAAAGCTAGTTTGTTTTTACGGTCTTTAGCTTCGCCCCACCCGCTCATGAAAGTATCAATCATAGTAACATAATATTTGTAATCTGGAGTTTTCTTCATTTTCATCTACCTACCTTTTTTTTTAGTTGTTTTGTTAACCTGTAATTATTATAGCATGTCCACTTTTAGAATGCAAACGTTTATTGCCAAATTCCGTCGATTAATTCATTTTCATTTAAATCATAACGCCCTACCAATTCACTAATAATGTAACCTAGAGCGCGTTGTGTCTTTTGCTTAACGCCTTTACCGCTCATTTCATCCTTAACCATTTCACAGCTAATTCTATGAAAAGCTAACATTAATTGAGTTTCTGACATTGTTTTCACTTCACTACGAATATACATAGTTATTTCCACCCCATTTCCATATCATAAGAAAAGTTTATCACAGCTGTTACAATCATATCAAGAGTTTGTTTTCCGAGATTCGAAAAGTATGAGTGTTCCGCGTTTCTAATTGCAAGATACACTGTACTAGCTTTGTAGCATGTCATCCCGAGTCTAACACCTAAATACCGTTCTACCAGCAAACGAAGCTTTGTAGCATCATAACTACTTTTCTTTTCCATTGCATTAATACACTCTTGAGCTCGCAAGACCATTTCTTTTTTAGTCATATCCAACTACCACCTTATAAAGTTATTTGTATTTCTTAACCTGTAATCATTGTATCATGTATGTAAGGGGGTTGCAACCCCCTATTTTAATTTAATTCTAGTATAAGGGTACATGTCATGCATTAAACGGTTCTCTGTTGTATACTGCATCCCTAGAATGTCGAGAATATCTCTAATTTGAACAGAGCTTAATTCATTCCAACTATTAACATCAAAGTACCCATAATGTACGAGTTCGTGTACAACCTCGTTTAACCTGTGCAACGGTTTACGACTAGTTGATAAAGTCATCTTGTGTCAACCCCGTTTCGTATAATCTCGCATCACTAGAACTATACCAAGCATCTTCATTAATGTTATCTTGTAACATGTCTAACGTTTTATTAATCTTGTCAATTTGCGCCTTAATACCACGAATTTCTGTTTTATATTCTTCACGCTCCGACGGGCTCGACGAATAGTCGAACGCATCCCAGAGTAGTTCGAGCTTGTCTTGTAGCTCCTCGCGTTGTTCTTGTAATGTTTCTGGTGTTGTCATATATAACGACCTCCTGATATTTAGTTTTCAATGTCCAGTAACTCATAATATGATTCATAGAAATCAAGATAGAAACGTCTATCATATTCACTTTCTATAATGTCTAACGTTTCGTTAAACTCTATGACCTCTTTCATAGAAGTTCGAGGGGTGTTAAACCCCTTCACGAACTCTTTAACCTTCATTACAAAGGTTCTATCATCTAATGACTTCCAATCCATTACTTTTTCACCTTCTTACTTTTGCGCAACGCCTTTAACATTTCATTACTATTACTATTGTTAAATTTACGTACCGCGCGGTGTTGGCTCTTAATGCTTGTCCCACCTTTGTATAACGTAGGCTCTTTAGTCATTTGTAACTACCTCCTTATTAAGTTAACCCTAGTTTACTAAAATTGTGATAATCTGTCAATACAATCCTGTAAAGTTTTTTCTAGTCTCTCGATATTGCGGTTTGCTTCCTTTAAATCACACACCAACACATCTAAAACAGTTTCATTTGTCACGCTTGTCATACTTGAAATAATGCTAACTTTTTCATTAGTAAAGAACTGTAAATCTTTCTTACATTCATCAATTTTAAGTGTAATCTTTTCCTTTTTATAGTCCGAACCCTCGAACTCAACACCTTTATGCGTTAACCACTTTTCTAATAGTATAGATAGTTTCTGTAATTCCAGTTCACTAATAGTTGTGCGATACCTTCCAATCTCTATGTTAGTTCTATCACTATAACCCATGTAACTAAACTTTGAATCACGAATCCACTTATTAAGGGAAACATCTTTTCTAAAGTGACTATGAAACGCTTTAACAATTGCAACAACTTCCTGTACATCCATATAGATATGCGATAGCCCTTTTCCTGTACGGTCTTCAATACCGAAAATCATTTCGTTTTGTGTTAAAGCCTCGCTTACTACTAAATTTTGCCCCATCTTTTCATTAACTGCCTTTAAACTGTCTGTAAATCTCATATTCATCTACCATCCTTTAAAGTTATTTGTTTTTCTTAACTGCCCTCATTGTATCATACATATTTAACTTGTACAACACTTTTTGAAACTTTTTTAATTCTACCTTGATGTGTATGTGATACGCACGCAATGAACATTGTATCACCTGTTATGTATAGAACTTGATATTCTTTGTTATTATGTGTGAAGACATCGCCGTAACTGTATACGCGCCTTACAAAGAAACTAATGTTACTATCAACTATGTACGCCCTTGTCACCTTGTTCCCTCCTCTCGTTTAACTCTGTAAACATCGTAACATGGTAAACAAGGAAAATGCAACCATTATTTTAAATAACTTTTTTATGTTTCCTATAATAGAAGAAACTATTTACAAAACACCGACAAAACCAGTCATACCAAGGGTTCACAAGGGTTTTAAAATAAATAAAAAAGCCTGACAGAATTGTCAGACTCTTCAAAACTACTATTTTAGTATGATAATTTTCAATATACGTTCCAGTGCGCTACTAGTCAAATGACCCACATGAATCTGAGGAGCTACTAGAACCTCCACCGTCATCATGATAACTACGACCACAACTTGGAGGTGGTGAGCTACTAGGAATATGTGCAGCTGTATTAGGTGATGTAAAGAATGTGTCTATATCGTATCTGTCATCCCAGTTCCTACGCGTATCTTTAGGTCTAGTAGGTGTAGGTGGTCTATACGAATCTCGATAACCTTTACTCCCTAGCGGAGCTTTATGTTTGCTAGGGTTATAGTTACTCTTAAGCAGATACTCGCGTGTCTCGCGTCGAACCTCCTCCAGACGCTCTTTATCTTTCTTGTGAACAATATCATTCATTTCCTTACTTAATCGTCTATCCTTGTTCTTTGGAGGTGTACTATTGGAATACATATGAACAATAAAGTAAATCGCACACAGTCCAAAGAATGCTAATAAAGGTGCCATACTATCATCCTCTCTAGGGAGCTACTAGTTTACTAGTGAGTTCTCCACAGCTTTTAGAATCTTCTCAAAGGCTTTAACCCCGATTACTTTACGTGTACCATTCTTCCACCCTGTAGGGCTCATGTACATTGGTTCTAAAACATAAGATGGATTAGAACCTTTGTAACATTTCTTAACTGTAAATTTGTTTTTATCATCCGTTTGTTCACTATAAATCTCTTCTTCTTTATCCCAGCCTGTCCATTCTTTCGCCATTATTTAATCCTCCCAACAATTTGACACATGTACTGACAATCGTAATCACTAGGTTCGAAACCGACATGGATATCGTGATTAGAGTCAACGAAAGCCCATTGAGATACGAATCTTGTTGCGTTAAAGTGTAATACTGTACGTTTACCGTACCCAAACGCTCTAGCAAAGTCATCTCCGCTAATGTAGTACATATACTCTCCTTCTTTAAAGCTATTGAGTTTAATTGCTAGACCTTCTACTTTCATAGCATCTCGAGCCTGAGACCATGTACACATCGCTTTCTCGCCCTCATGCTGTTTACGTAAGTAGTGGGTCTCCCATCTACCAATTAATCTTTCGTTATCCATGTCAATCGCTCCCTATTAACTATTTTCTAACTCTCCAACCTTCACTTCGAATGTACCTGCTTGGTTCATACCCTAGCTTAAGAATCTTACCACTACTATATAAACGTCTATCCACATTTACTACTTCTACTACTGTATCGATGAATGTAGGCTCACCCTCATACTCTCCGTAACCGTACTTGAATGCTTCACACAGCCGTTTACTTGTTAGTAGATACAAGTAGTCGCCATTTTTAAACGATTCATGTTCAACTGTATACCCTTGATTTAGTAATGTTCTAGCTTGGTCCCAAGTCAGATTGAATGGGATACTCATACCGTCACCCCGCGGTCCGTTAAGAACTTCTCGTAATTCTCGTAAGAGTAGACGAACTTAACCTCTACGAAAGAGAAATCACTATCTACCATTTCATCAATCTCTTTGTCGTGTACATAAGATTGTGCAAATTTAACGAAGCTATCGAAATCTTGCCAGTTATGTTTAATGATGGCACCTTTGTTTAAAACAATAGTCCCAATTCCACATCGAGAGCTTTCTAAAAGGTAACTCTCTTGCTCCTTTTCAACTAACGTCTTAACTCTATCATTTTCAACAATCACTCGTAACATTTCCATTCCTCCTAATAGTTTTAGTTGTGTACCCAACCCACCAGAACAGAGTCTAGTCAGTGTTCCAGTGAGCTACTAGTAACTTGAGTTTATTATAACATGAATCTACTTATTTAGCAATACTTTATTTACTAGAGAGTAGTCATTAATTTCTTCTACATCTATCACTTTGATTCCTAGACCTTTAATGCCTTTTTTGTAATCTGCAATAGATTCAAATTTAGCACCCCACACCCCTAGCGAGCCTCGTTGACTAATCTCGACAACAGAGAAAGAGCCGTGTTTAACTAACGCCAAGTTATTAACTAGCATGTGTACAATTCCAGCTTTAAACGTTACAACTAACCCTTTACCAATTGTTTCTGGGAATTCTATTTCCTTCTCGTCTTTTCTGATAACGTTGAATGAACTCACTTCGCTCTCCTCCTCTTTCACACCTTTAGCATCTGTTACATCTAACTCATCACTATTTAGATAAATATTAATACTACTAAACTCTGCTACAACTGATATGTTCTCTCTATCTAAAACAAACTCCTGCTTATTGATGGTTTTACGGATAGTTCTACAAAATCCTTCAGCTGTTGAGTACCCATAGAAGTAACGATAGTCTCTATGGTCATCAATAGTAATTCTATCAAACAGATTCATATCAGAGATATAGCGATTTCTAGGGTTGTTGAACATAGACAAGAGCGATTTCATTTCCATAACTCTTGCAATTGTGTTGAACTGACGGAATCTAAACCCTGTTTTCGCGTACTGTATTCTAACGACTACATCATTGTCATCTGCGTCGAATGAGTGTCTATCAACCTTGATAATAAATCCTGTACCAAAGTCAATGTCATCAACTGATAGTTCATCCTTCAAATGTTGGATTATAATATTACGACCAACCACAGGTCTTAGAACTACTTCGTGACTATTAAATGGTTCGAAGTAAGTTGTCAGTTGGTCCATCGTAATAGTAATCTCGAAATCTAGTTGTAGATGTCGCAGTGTTACTCCAATCTTGCACTCATATACCTTTTCGTACATATCATACTCACAAACCTCTTCTTGAACATCATAAGTAATCGGCATGAAAGACTCGTCAAACATATTCAACATTAAACCCATAGTCTTTACCTTGTATAACTGACCACCATTAATTGTTCTCACTCTTCTTTTCCCCCTTGAACTTTATATGATTGATAAGCATATCACGGTTGTCGAACTTAACTGTAATCGTAGAACCTTCTTGAATAGCTTTAAACTGGCTGTCTTGGATTTTAAGTTCCAACTTAACATCTGTACCTTCCACAGTAATCGTACTGTAACGAGCTCTAGCTGTTGAGTAGTTCTTACCAACAACCTTCACATCTTCAAGTGTGGTTACGTAGTTATCAGTCTCACAACCTATTAATAGTGTAGCACACAAAACTAGTAAAGTCAACAACTTTTTCATAGTTTATCACTCTTCCTAACTTTAACCCCATACGTGTGTAGCGTTACTTTAGACATTTCAATAACTTCTGCGTACTTCTCTCTAGTCAACTCTGCCCAACCTGTGAATTTAATTACACCTTGCTTACTAATAATGGTCTTGTCTCTACGAGCGATGTTTTTTAAAGTCATTTCGTAGTAAGCTACTTGAGATTCTAATTTTCTTACCTGCTCTTCTAATTGCTGCTGTTTCATTGTGCCGCCTCCAGTTCTGGTTTAATAGCTCGAGCCTTGTCCCACATCATTCTAATAATCTTCCCTCTAGTTAACCCCTCACATTCTAGCTGGAATGTCATATTGCTAGAATGACTTTTATAGTAACCTTGTAGATTCGTATCATCCGAAGATAATACTAATGCAAATACGCCCCCAATATCATATGACTTAACACTCTCATCGAGTACGTGCCTACGGTAATAAGCATCGTCCTCTTTCTCCCAACGTTGGTACATTCTATCACGGTACGTCATTGTAATTCTCCTCCTCTACGAATAAGAAAAAAGCATATAAGATATAGTCTTTGTGATACCCCTTCACACTCAACTCTATTATCTTATCAACATGCTTCTTTTCCTTTATCATATAGCCGTTGTACTTAATGCCTGTGTAAAAGTCGAATGGTTTTCTAGTAACCCCGACATATGTCATCCCTTGAACCTGCGGTACGTCTTTAGAGAAGATGATTTCGCTCATTAGAACTCATCCCTTGGAATATTATTAACATGAACGACATGTAGGTCATTAGCTTCATCAGCTAGTTTATCTAGAAACACCTCTCGACTCGTTATACCTCTTCTAGTGTCATCCTCCATCCAATCATCAAAGAAACTTACAATGTTCTGTACGGGCTCAATAGACAGTTCTAACTCCTTAACTGTGCAAGGTAAATCTATCGCATGCTTGTCCATATGTGCAACAGAGTTTTTAAGTTTCTCACGCAACTTGTCCCATTCCTTATACTCCCACTCTGGTAAAGATAGCAGCTTCTCATAGATACTCATAATTGCGTTTACGTGTCCTACATTTACTAACTTTGTCATTATAACATTACCCCCGTCATATTAATGTATGGTGTTGTAGCCTCATCAATTGCATCATCTACCAATTCTCTAACAGCCTCCTGTGCGTCTAAAGGTAGACTTTCGATAAACTCGTCGATATGACTAAAGAAACTACCTTGACCATCTTCTTTTAAGTCGATATAAACCATTATTTAGCCCTCCCTAAAGATACAATCACTTTGTCACTATTCTCTAATTCTAGTACGTTAAGTCTGACTCCTGTGCTTAAAGCGTCATAAGCCTTCTTAAACAGCGCTAACTGGTCTCTCGTAACCTTTATTGGTCTCCCATTAACAAGATGCGCGAACATGTTATGAACGATGAGTAACTTATTTTGGTAGTTAAATTTAGAGCTAACTCCCATCTCTTTAGCACTCATCTCATAATCTGTCTTAAAGTTCTTCAGCTCGTACATCATATCGTTCTCATCGACTAGTTCTAAAGCATGCGCCTCATCTCTTGCTTCTACTACTCTATCAATCTCAGCAGTCATAGTACACGTAAAATATTTAACTTCACTCATTGCTTGTCCATCCTTTCTTTTACCGCTCTAAAGTAATTGTATAAGTGGATAATCCCTCTATCTGTATATTCTTCAAAGTTATCGGGCAGCCCTAGCTGGGTTACCCGATTCATTTGTACACAGAACATTATAGCCTCTTCCCTTGAACACCCGATAGACGACATAGGATACAACGTACTCATTACTTCACTCCATTCCCCATCTCAGCCATTACATCTCCAGTTTCGTTAATGATTTGTAATGTGATTTGATGTGTCTTTGCTTTTCCTCCGTGGAAACGGTCATTCATTTCATCTAATACGTATGATACATCTTTCGCTACTGCTGCTGCATACTCTTTGTGGATGATTGGCTTAATTCCGTCAATCCGCTCTACAGCTCGGAAGTTAATTGCTAACTGGACCGTATTCTCATCTTTTACAATCCACTCAATATTGTACTTCTTTGCTTCCGGCTTCCTGTCATCGTTAAGCGCATCTTCAAATACTTTCGTGTTGTTAACTTCAGCAATAAGGTTCTCTGCCTTCTGTATTGCCTCGTTGTTTTCATGCACTGTTTGATTCTTCTTTCTTAATGACTCACTGTAAGCTGTGTCTACTGTGTCACCCGCATCGTGCGGTATTAATGTCTGTGCAGACCCTCCATTTGTTGAGTATACATAAACACCTACCACTAAAGTTGTAATGACTACCGTTGATTTTAAAGTGAAGTTTACGAATCCTTTTCTAAGCTTAAACATTCCTCATCTTCCTCTACTAAGTTAAATTTGAACAAGAGGTCTCGAATACTGACTCTAGCTTGCTCCTTCGTGTCATTATACTCGATAATTAAGTCTGTGTCAATATTATACTGCGTATGTTTCAATCTTTCTTTAATTGTAATGTCCCTACCTTGGTGTGTCGCTCTGTGTTGACATCCAAATAGTTGACCACTGAAGTCGATACGGTAACCATCACCAATCTCCTCTTCCCAGTTAAACAAATTTACGCTTACTTCATCTTCCTCTTCTACTATAAGAGATTTGATATATTCTTTAACATCCTCTGCAACCTCTTGACTAGCCCAGTACCAGTTCTCCTCACATTTACGTCCCATTTGAGTAGTGAATGCCATTGGTCTATCATCGAAGAAGTAGACTTGGAAACCTACGATTGTATCTGTGCAGTACCAGCTACCTAACCAGTAAACTTTAATTCTGCAATCTTCTGGTTCACTAATATAATCTTCCCAGATTTGAAACTCACTAGCGACATCACTTAAACTTAACCAACCCTCATTACCTTTGCTTCTATCAACTCTGTCAAAAATATGTTTTGCTTTCATGATTTAATTCCCCCTAGTAATTTGTTGTTCTCTTAACTTGTCTTTATCTTATCATAGGCGAAACTAGATTGCAACACTTTTATAAAAAAAAAATAGCCCACTATTTCTAGTGAGCTACTACAACCATATTAAATTCCTAACTTAGCAGCAATGTCTCCTAGTTTACGGTCTGCTTTCATTTCTTCCGATAACATACCCTCGATTTCCTTAGAACCTGCCTCTAGCTCTTCACGCTCCTTCTTAAGGTTGTGCTTATTAATGATAGTCGCGATATCCTGCATCCAATCCATAATAGGGAATCCAGCAAACTTGTACGAGTACTCTACACCTAAATCTTTCGCTGATAGTTTATGCATGTTAAGTTGTACTTGCACCTCACGCAGCTTATCAACTGATAGTGTATGGAAGTTTAACTTCTCCCCGTATAATGTAAGACTACATGGAGTCTTGAAGTCTGGTACATTAGATAAAGCTAACTCAATAGCGTTTAGTTTATGTTTAATACTAGTCTGCATTCCTACAATCTTAGCATCTTGTTTAGTTTGAACCATTATAAATCTCTCCCTTTAATTTTATCGGTATTGGCTTTCTGCGCCAACTTCTTCGGCTAAACCTTTATTCATTTCTTTACTTCCACCATAAACTTTGTACGGCTTACCAGATGCATGACGAACAAGTAGTGCATAAGGCTTGTACTCATTTGCTAGTTTCTCTCGAAGTGCATTCTCTGTTAAAGAATACGTACATCCCATGCTCTCATGTCCCCCTAGAACACGAGTCTTACAGATTGCATACTCATACTCAGGTTCGTTAGGTGAATCCTTATGTCTAATCGTATACTGGTATTTTTGTCTACGTTCTACTCGATAGTGGCACTCAGCTGCTCTATCTCCTTCTAGATGGAACGCGAATGAATCAGCACGCTTATACCCAACATACGAAGCTAGATAAGACATGATATCCTCAACGTCAATCTCGTAGTACTCAGGTTCCCAAATTTTTACCTCACTAGCTTCATAACTAGTATCTAGTAACTCTTGAAACGGGGTGAAATCCTGTACACAGCCCCAATCAGCTTCCTCACAGAAGAAGTTTTTAACATTAGAACGTGTTACGATACGCCACTCTTTGTCAGACCATGAATACTTCTTAGCGAAGAACCATTGCTTTGCTTTAGTTCCATAGACGTTCTTACGACGCTGCTCCTCATCCTTCCAACCATACGATGAGTTAGAGGGGTAGCTATACTTAGTGAACCTACCAAGGTAAACCCATTCCTCTTGATTCTTTGTATCAATATACGTGTATCCAATCTTAAGGTCCTTAGGTTCCACAAACTCTAGTTTCTTAATCACAGTGGAGTATGCAGACATAGTTTGATAGACATCAGATTCTACTGGAAGTAAGTACAGCTGCTGCCCTTCCCATGCTAGAATCAACTTACCTTCAATACCTTTACCTTTCGTTACGCTACAGTGTGCTAGGATAAACATGAGGTTGTCCAAGTCAATCTCAAACTCGAACCCTTCCGGATGCCATACACGAATGAATGCTTTACGTTCACTCCATTTAGGCACACCACCACCAGAACGGTTAATAACAAATCCTTCAGTAGGTACGTTATCTAGCTCCATTATACCTAATTCTTCTCTAATCCAACCTTTCCAACTATTCTCTTTACGCAACACTCCCTTCTCATCATAGTAAGTGATGTAGCTAAGTTTACCAGAGTACGTATCGCTACGACTCTGGAAACCTACTTTTAACTTATCAGGGATATACATTTTAGCCATTAGTTCTCCTCCAATGCGAATTCCAGTAAAGCATCCGCTATTTTCTTAGCTCTAGTTCTATCTAAATGAACCATAGTTGTTACAGCGTCGTCATCACCTTCATAGTCTTTCTCGATAATCTTGACCTTCATTACCTCGACACCATAATCTGCTATTTCTCGACTAAGTTCGATTTCATCTTGGAACACCGTGTGACAGTTAACTTGTAATATCTTAGACACTAGCAATCGTCAACTCCTCTAATAGTAGTTTAACAGGGATAACATTGAATGTATCATCAAGCTCTGATAATAGAATCGTATTATCTACGTGACCGCCATCCCATCTAACAGTCGTAATAACAAGTCTTGTGTCATTAAATGAATTAACGATACCGTATTCCTCTTCCCAGCGCATTGCCACCGGACCAGATGTGTAAGATTGAATGATGACAGGTTCCCCGACATTAAAGTGCCTCTTGTTAAATACTTCCTTCGTTTCTGTTACCTTACCCTCTACAAAATACTTTGCGTCTACATGTGGTTTGCTCATTATTTTCTCCCCCTTAATAGATTTCGTTATACATTACTTGTAATGCGGATTGCATTGCATAGTCGGCTGAGATGATATCTCGACCTAAACTAATAATGTGACTCTCATCTGCCTCTCTTTCGATTGCATCTTTAAGTTCCTCATGTAAATCTTTCCACTCTTGGTAGATTTCACTGTACTCTCTAACTGAGTCTAACATATTACCCCTCCACTGGTTGATACGTATCAAACGCATCCATACCTGTTTTCTCTGCTGTACGATACATCTGGTAAGCTAGTATTTCTAGCTGGTCATCTGTAAAGTCTACTAATAATGCTTTGATTCGTTCGTACGACGCTCCGTATCCGTGACGTGTCATGTTCCAAGCTAACACCTCTGCTGGTGTTTCCGGCATCATATCTGTGTTCATTCTACCACTCCTCGTCCCAATATACATTTGTTAATCCCCATGTTTGTTCGTACGCCCATTGTGCGCTCTCCAGTACCTGCTCCATCTCGTGACCTACTATACTCTCGATAACAAATGAACCTACTTCTACGTTATCGACATAGGCGACACACTTTACGTCTCTTACTTGAAACATTCTTCAACCTCCACTACGTTAAACCCTAAATTCTTTACGGTGTCTAGATGCGGCATTAGCCCTGTGTCCAAATGCATACAATAAATCCTGCTGCGTAACTCTCTATGCGTGATTGCATTTACTAGATTCTCTAACGATAAGTGTACGTTCCCTTCGTAGTGTAACCAGCTCGTGTCTTGATAGATGTAATCAAACTTGTTGACAATCGTCGGCTTCTTAACGAACCAAGGTAACAGAGTAGTGTCGCCACTATAATAGATTGTCTTGTCGTTAACCTCGATGACGTATCCATATGCTAACAACTCCTCTACATGTTTTTGTGGTACTGCAACTATTTTGATGTCTTCATAATCGTCAAACTTCATATCAATATTGTTATCGAAGTTTCTAGGATGGTAGTACTTTGTTGTGCATCCAACTTTATCTAGTACATCTTTTAGTTTAATATCATAAGGAGAGTAAACCCAGATATTCTTTTCTCCTAGATTTCCCATATTGAAGTAGTTATGCATAATTAAGCTACCTAATGAACCTACATGGTCATCGTGTGTATGTGTGACAAGTACTCTGATATTAGTAAACTTTTCTAAGAAGAAAGATTCGTTTAATCTCTTAAACGTTTCAGTTCCACAATCAATCAGAATCAGTTCTTTACCATAAACGAAGTAAGCTGAATTGCTGCCTTCCCATGTATTAAACGCGCTACCTCTACCAATAAACTTTAGCAATGTAGTCCCTCCTATCTAATTTCGTCGTACGCTTTAGCAAATACAGGAATCATAAGAAGTATTGAAATGATTACAGAGATAAGTCCGAATACAATGGCACTTTTACGTAAAGACTCGTCCTCACTAGTAATCGCCACTGACATGAACGCGATACTCATTAAACTAATGTAAACAATTGATAGCCCAGTCGTGATATTCTTTAATAGTTTCATTACATTAACTCCTTAGGTTTAATTGTGATTATATTGTACTCGTGTTTATTCATAAACTCTTGTATTTTATTCTTAACGTAGATGTTTGGATTAGCGTGGTATACATGACGTAAAACTTCCCCTGCATCCATGCTAATCTCTTGTTCGATTTCTAATAGCTCTTTCAAAATGTAGTTATCATACTCTAGTAGAACTAGTTTTTCACCTTTCTTGTTAATCACTCTACGTTTAGCACCATAAGTTCGTCTCATTATTTAACCCCTTTTAAACGTAATGTAAACAAACGCTACTAACAGACACCATACTAACGGAGGTCCCAATAAGATTACCGCTAGTACCCCTAACCAGAAATCCGGAATAGTGAAGTTAATGTCCATTACTCATCCTCCCCGAATGCTTTATTTACTGCGAAACGGAGACCGATTAACTCGCACATCCTATCATCGGTATGACCATGTTCTTCTTGAACTTCATCCCAGAAGGAGAAATATTCTTCTTTAGTTGCACTTTCACTTAACCAAATTAGCTTGTCCGCTTGTGCTGGTGTCATTCGTTCTCCTCCTTAATCTCTGCGCGTAGGAACCATTTCATATCAGATACAGCTTGTTCAACTTTATCCAGCTCACCTAGCATTCGTTGTATATCCTGCTCTGTATATAGTTGCACCTCCGTCTTAGCTAGCGCGCTGTCAATCTTACTAATCTTCCCTTGAATGAAATCCTGCATTGCTACTTTCTCCTCTTTCGTATACTTACTCATTATTTGCCCTCCTTAGCGTTGTAGATTAACTCAGTTACCTCTGCAACAGTATTCTCTGTTTGAATGTACATTATGCCACCACCCTTCAATGTTTTGGTGAGCTACTTGCTCTCGTTATACTTTTTAACCTTAAGAGCTACATAAGCTCCTATACCACCCAACAATACGTAGAATAGTAGAGTTGCGATAGAAGGTATTAGTTGGATGATAATGTTGGCAACTGTCAACCCGCCTATGATAGCGAGAATACCGACAATCGCTTCCTTAACCTTGTCCGGTAACACGTTAACTCCTCCTCTCTTTAACTTACTTTTATTCTATCATATACTCTAGTAATTTGCAAGTACTTTTTTTACATTCTTCCTTCTCTAACTTTTTTAGCCCACGTAGATACTGTTCCTAATGGTACACCTGTTAATCTACTAATCTCTTTATGACCTAGTTCTCGGACGCGTAGGAGCTCGATACACAGGTTTTTATCTCCTATCTGTGGTTTTACTCCTCTATTAGACGGAAGCGCCTTATCGCCTCCTACCATACGTCTAAGGTTACGCAATGCATCTAGTTCGATATTCTTTACTGTATTCTTTGTAACTCGCATTTCGTTAGCAATATCAATCTGCTGCTCATTATCAAAGTACAGTTTAGATATAATGTACTTCTCTTTAGAAGGAAGTCTATCAATCAAGTCTCGTAAAGCTACTCTATCATCGATTGGCATTTCCTCTGATGGTATAACATCCCCTAACGTGCCTTTTCCTACGTTGTTGCTATTGCCTGTGTTAACTTCCTCATCCATTGATACGGATTTATAAGCTTCTAACCAACAGATAGCTTCTTGTAATTCCTCGTAAGAACAACCTAACGCATCCATCAACTCTAAGTTAGTCAGGTTATTAATATCAACGAACTTTCGTAACTTCAATACAAGTGGTTCGATTCTCGTCGGTATTCTAAATCCTTTCGTGTCTCGCATAAAGTTCTTTAGCACGCCTTTCATAGACGTTGTTAGATAAGTAGATAGTTCGAATCCTCGATTTACATCAAAGGCTTGTACCACTTTAAAGAAGCACTGTGATAGTTCTTGGTATGCATCATCTTGACTGTTCTGGTTTACTTTATGGTTATTAATCAGTGACCACATTAGTCCGTTGTACTTAGTGAGCAATACCTCCATTGCATCTTCGTCTCCGCCTTGTGCTCGTAAAATTAACTCTTTGTGTTTAATCATTTGTAACTCCCCCTCGGTAACTGATAAACTAATAGTATCATAGCGCCCAACAAATTGCAACATATTTTTACAAAAAAAAAGAGGCGTTAGCCCCTTAGTTTTGTTTTACTGTGAATCTAGAGCTTGCTCCGTGATAAATCTTAGCGTTCTCGATTCGTTCTTTAATATCTGCTGACATATTGCTCTCTTTCATTAAAGCACGTAACTTAGTTGCATCAACTTTCAGTGCGACAACTTTATTGAAGTTATGCGTAGCAAGAATATCTCTAACTGCCTTCATATCATACGTTGTGAAGTTATTTGTTGAACCAGTCTTTTCTGTCTGTGATAACTTAGCCTCAAATCCGTCAACACCCACCACGCTATCTAGGTTGTGTAACTCCATGAAGTTCTGGATACGTTTTTTAATCTTTTCTTTCTTTGCTTTAGCTGCGGATTCCTCTTTAGCTGCTAGGCTGTAGTCTTTAATAGCTTTTTGGATATCCATTGGTACCTTAACTTCATCTGATTTAAACACTGCATGCTTGTCCGTTACATCAACCCATCCGGAAGTTACGAACTGATGAACAACGTCTTCAAGTGTGAACTCCTCATTATACACGTTTGTTGTAGGCTCTTTAGTTGGATGGTTCACGTCGATTGTTACCGTTACTGCTCCATTACGATTCACCTCTACAAACACTACCTCACCAGTTGCGATATTCTTTAACATTGTTTTCTTATTCATGATTTTTTCCTCCTAATAGTCCGTTTTTAACTTCCACTAACAAGTCGATAGCTAACTCGTACTTATAGATAGCCACTTCTGTCCATGCGTAGTTCTTAGCCACACGCGATAAGTAATCCGCGTTTCTGTCTCCACCCTTTTGATTCTCAAGCATATTCTTTCTTCGTTTATTCTTAGCTTTCATTTCTTCTAATTCATAGTGTAAGTGGGCTAATGCGCTCATGTTATCTAGCCCCTTTCATAATGTTTAACGCTGCTTCTAAATCTTGAATCTTCATTTCATCAGAGAATAGACCGTTTCTTACAGATTGTCTGTGCGGGTGATTATCTTCGTTATTCTTTAACCATCGTTTACGCATATCAATAAGGTCTGATAAACGTTGTATTTCTTGCTCTAGTACATACTGTGCATGCGTCATTTATAACTCACCACGATATTATCTACCTCCTGCTTGTCCACATTTACCTTAACTAGCAAGTCTTTCCCTTTTAATAGTACTGTTCCTATAGGTTCCACCTTTGGCTCATCTACAATGATACCTGCTCCAACATCTTTCATGGTTTTAAGTTCATCAAGAATCTGTCTAGCTGTTTTAGGTTTCACTTTAGCTACGATTGGTTGCCCGTTATAAGTTACCCCGCCTGATGCCATTGCGTCATAGTCTACGTCACCGATAGCTTTCTTACCTTTAGAGTTAGGAGCAATACCTTTCTCTGAACGACGGACAATTGCTCGTTCATCTAGAATATCATACACGGTTTGGTAATTAATAGCAAACTTCTTCGCAATGTCTAGCACAGGTTTACCTACAATATATAAGTCTGCAATACATTTCTTCTCGTAATCGCTAAGTTCTAACATGCGCTGAGCTGATTCGCGTTTATAAGGTGCTCTACGCTTCTCGACACCATTACGACGTAAGATACGATAAATCTTTCCTGCTGATAAATCTAACTTAGCTTGGATAGAAGTTACCTTTTCATCATTCTTGTACATGCGGATAACCTTTTCCTCTAACTCTACTGTTAATGCATCCTCGGACCCCCAAGATGCTGTAACTGCACCTTGGATTAATGTTTCTTTCTTAACATCTTTCTCCATATCAATAACTGCCATAACTCTAACTCCCCCTTTATTTATCTCTTGTTCTATTATATCCTTAAAACCCACTATTGTCAACCCCTAAAATTTATCTATCGCGTTACTCCACGAGATAGTTAGTCTACTCATATATTGTCTCTCACCATCATTAGAGTAGGCAGGTGTTACTGTATAGCCAGCTTGTCTAAAACGACGTGTTAGAATCATATAATGCTGGAAGTTCTCAAACATAACTTTAGATACTAGATTGCCTTCATCCTTCGTAAATACTACGCTAAAGTTACCTTTACTCACAGACTCTTCAATACTACCTCGAATGTAGTTAACCACTTCAGCTTCAGATGTACCACTTTTCTTTAATATCTCCAACACTGACCTGTTACGCATGTTATACGCGCTTTCTACTCGTCTAACTTGTTCTGGTATCTCTATGCTTCTATTAGTCATTGTCTAACTCCCCCGTTCCATTACAAGTTTCACAATCCCAGAATGCATCATCTCCGCGGTCTAGGCAAACACCTTTCCCATCACAGTTCCAACATGTTCGCATAGGAATAACCTTTTCAACTGTAACTTCCCAATCTTCCAAAGCAGACTCTAACTCTAGCTCTCTCATCATTCCGTTAACATCGTCATCAATCATTTCCTCGATTGTTTCTGGTAGTTCATCATCCATAGACTTAAAGTTTAACTTAACTGTAAAGGTTACTTCGCGTTCTCTCATTACTTTACCTCCATTAACTCATTTTGTTCGTATGCATACTTGTCCTCTCTGGATAGCGCGTATAGATATTGACCTTTCTTATTAGGGTCGATGCTGCGGTAGATGTCTGTGATGAAAGCTGTGTCCCGTTTACCACTCTCGGCTGATACGTATGCAACAACATCACCTACTCCGAACTTGTTTGTATCCTGCAACTCTTTAATGTCGTAGATTACTAGTACAGGTAATAGTGATAAATCATTGATACCGATGTTGTAAACTTGCCAGAATGCATCACCTAAAGAGGACTTCATAGTATCATAGCTAATTACTGTAACATCTTTCCCTTTAATATTCTTCATTTTAATTAACACATCTGCCTTTGTGAATTGCTCAAAGTTTCTAATAACAAGTGTGTCTCCAGATACTAGAGCGTCTAGCTTGTCCTCTAATGTTGTTAATAACTCGAAATTCATAATACCCCATGCTGTGTCAAAACCAATATCGTTGTAATCTACTGCCATTACTTGTCATCTCCCTTTTCTAATGTAATCTTTTCCCATGATACTAATATGTGAGGAGGTGTATCCATACCGCCAACTAACTTAGACTCCAGTGCCGGAGTATATTTCATTGAGTACCCCTTATTCTCAAACTCTTTAATAATATAATTAAATTCGTCGTACCTGTTGAATAGTGTGAATATCGGAGATAAAACATCGTATCTATCTGCACTTAATAAACATGCTGTATTTCCGCGTTTGGCTGATTCATCTATCTCCTTTACAATTGATTCCCTAATATCTTTTGCTATGCCGGTATCTATTACAGTTCTGTGCAACGTTGACACGGTTCTCATTGCGTTTGCATGAGGGATGTCTGCGTACATCATACTAACTCCTCCAATTCTTCTAGTACAAGAACTTTGCTCCAGTGACCTTCGCTATTGTACTTGTCTTTTAAAATATTAACCTCATCTAAAAACTCGCTGTAAGTGGCTCCATCTGAGTAACACCAATCTAGTATACCTTTTAATTCTAGTAGAACACTGGTCTTACTCCAGTCACCATACCCTGCATACTTATCGTACAGACTATCAATCTCATCTTTAAAATTAAACATTTTTGTGCACTCCTTTAAAGTATCTGAACACAAGTGCTGATACTGCAAAAGATAATGTAATAATAGCGTTCGTTACTGTTGTCTCTTTAAAAGAAACTCCCAAGGAAATCGCACCCATAAACACTGCTGCTGACTCTAGTTCTCTAAAAATCTTGTATTTCATATTATCTCCTCCTTAACTTACTTATATCTTAACATAGAAAAAGAGCCCCGTCAAGGACTCTTTTAAAAGTTTTTCTATTAAATGCCGAATGCTTGCATTGCGTCTTTCACTCTTCTGTCTTCTTCCGTTAAATCTAAGTTCTCATAGAATGATTTCTCTGCTAACTCTAGGTCTGCGAATAAAGCGTCATGCATCTCTTCTGGAACGTACTTCATAACCACTTCAGTTAATGCTGATTCTTTCGCTCGGACCTTGATAGACATTTCTTTTAATGCCGAGATTGATAGACCTCCTAATGCGTTGTTTGTAATCTTAGCTTTAACTTCCATAGCTTTGATTGCTAGAGGGATATCGATAATGTCGAACTCTTTAAGACCGATGAATGCTTTCGCGATTACCTCATCTAAGAACTCTACATCATTGAATACGTTGTTCACTTTATCAACTGCACCGAAAGGCATTGCTGCTGCCTGTGATTCTTCATTAAACTCTTGTACTCTCTTATCACTAATATACGTTACATTATCTTTCGCACGTTTGTCAAGTAAAGAGATTAACGGTACGCCTTCTGTAATAGCTTCCTCACGCTTCTTCTTATAGTTTGTTAGAGAAGATTTACTAATAGAGAATCCTTGGTCCTCACAGAAAGCGATGATGTAATCGTACGTTCTACCATCGTCTAACATGTTATCTACCTTAGTTACTAGCTTCTTGTTATTATATAGTTGCACCAACACCGAACTTGCTTGTAATTTCTTTTTATCTTTAGTCATCTTAATAGTCTCCTTCTGACCTTAATGGTCTACGTTTTTGAAATATCTTGCATAAATTATATACCGTAAGAACGCTGTAATGACAGCTGTCTTGGCTTCTATGTCTAATATAGCAGATAGGTTACCCTGTTTGGAACGTAAACGTAAATTCATTAAAAAGCACCACTACTTTGTTATGTATTCTAGGGAGCTACTATGTTTACGATATTAAACAAAATACAGGTCGTACAAGATAATCGTAAATAACGAGAACAAGACAAAATAAAAAGCCCCACTAGATAGTGAGACTTTCTCAGCTTAAAACTTCCTTAATTTAACGGATTTATGCAACTTTATCCATAATTCTTTGTTTAATTCCTTGGTACCGTGGATTATAAGACCCCCGAGCAACAACCCGAAGAATCCAATACAACCACCAATCCATATACTAGCATTATCATAGCCATCTCTACTAAAAGGGTTTATACTAATCATGTAATTCTCGCCCCCATCTTCAGAATACGACAATCAAGGTCTGTAATCTTACGTTCAGCGTCTGTAATTCGCTTCATACGCTCTAATCGAGCCCTGTCATTGTTGTATTGGTTCAAGATAGCTGTTAAGTGGATAATTTCTTCACTGTTATCTGCTAGCTTGCTAACTAGAGCTGCTTGCTCTCTAGATAGTTTACCTAATTTTAGCGTTGTATTCTTAATCTCTTCGTTTAACGCAACTAATGTAGGGTTAATTTCCATGATTACACCTCGAAATATAAAGTAATTTCAGTATCTAGCTCATCATTCGTCATCTCAATGTATTTCTCATTCGTGATTTCGTCTGTATCAACGACGATTTTATTGACACCATCCAAGAACAATCCACTAATTGAAGCTGTAGTATCTTCAGATTCGATTGCATATCCTGCCTCACCTACTCGTTTACGAATACTCATCATCTCTGTTCGTGGCTCCATTGTAACTAATGACATTGGAGTGTCAATCATCATGCCTGTGAAGGCTTTTCCTGTAACATTTTTACTAGATAATAAGTCTAAGAACGTTTTGATGTCTTTAATTGTCGGCTCACCTGTAGATAGTAACCCAATAACGCTATTAAAGTTGGCATCACCAATGATTAATGTAATTTCTTGGTCAATGTTTAGGTCTTCAATGAACATTGTGTCCTTGATTTTAACCTCGTACACCTTATACTTGTTAATTGTGTGAGGTTTGATGACTACATTCGGGTTTTCTAGAGAAACAAACATATCAGCTGTAAATAAACTCATATGACTTGTAATCTTTTCCTCTAAATGAGGTTTGTCTAGGATATCACCTTCTGCAATATAACCCATTACATCGCCTTTACCAGAGATTTCGAACATATTTAACGTGTATTCTAATGCTGGGAAGTCATTGTAAGGTAGACGTAGGAAGAACCCAATGTCAATTCTATTACTATCAATCTTAGTTAACTCTTTAATGTAGAAGCTGCGAGTGATATGGTTCTTAGCAAAGTATGCATTTGTATAATGAATACCTAAAATCTTCATGTCACCTTGCATTAAAATATTCTTAACTCGGTCCAATTTAGTTGTTTCTGTAATGATTTCGTTTGTCATGTGCTATCTCCCCTTTGGTTTTCTTAACGAAGGTATCGTTTCTCGTATAAGCTTTACGTTCTCCAGACTCTTTAAGTACTTTAGTCTTATAAACTATCATAATACTACGTCCTCGGAACGTTCTTTGTACCCTTATACTAACCTTACCAAGTATCATTGTACCTATTTTAACATAGTACACACTGTCGAGGCAAGTTAAAGTTACAACTTCTCCGTTTCTTTTTGGTACTAGCCTGATAATGTCAATACTAGTTCCTGTATGCTTAGCTACTAACTCTAGTGCATACTTCTCTTTAAGCTCCACATTACGCTCTGTGACGTTCTTAAACTCTTCAATGAACTCTACACGGTAATTACCGGAAGCCTTCTTCAGTACGCCTTGCATAGCGTTACGTCCGTTGTCATTTAACCCGTTCATCCCACGAGCACCTAACCCGCGGGAATGTGAACGAGAATTAAAACTACTCTTCTTCAATTGACATCATATCCACATAAGTCTTAATCTCTGCATATCCGAAGTCAGTGTACGATTCAACTAAGGTTACCATTTTGTCGTACTCCTCATCCCAACCAGTAATATCACATAGTATCTGCATATGGTGTGTTATATGTGAGTACATCATCATATCTCCTGCAACCTTAGCGATAAATTCACGGGTAAAACCGTGGAACGACAAGTCAACTTTCTTTTTACATGTGTGACACGCTATAGTATAGTTTGTGCTCACTATAACCCTGCCTCCTCAATCTCTTTTTCTGACATAGTAACAACACTATCTAAAGTTAAATCTGCCTCTAGAATGTCATCCTCGTAAGTTTTACCTGCTCGGATAAGGTCCTTCACTTCATCAATACTCTCTGCCTTAACATAGCAATCAGAACGAATTGTTTCTGTGTACTCTACTCGAACCCACTTAGCCATGGAACTCATCCTTACATGCATCACACTCTTCTTTCGTATACACACGTTTCATGATAATAGTTTCATATGGGAATGTTGACCATAACTCATTCGCGTGTTTAGGGCATAAGGCTTGATGCTGTTTTAATGTTAGTTTTTTCTCATGGACTATATTTGCCGCCACAGTTATTGCTTCTTTACCGTCAAAGATAACAACGGCTTTTCCTTCGCTGTAATTATCTGCATCAAACCTATGAAGAACTGCTACTTCTGTACCTTTAGGCATATCCACGGCTCTCATATTATTTTCATCTCGTAAAACAATGGAATTTTGTAATATGTGTGTCTTCTTCATTAGAACGCCTCCGTTGAGCTGATTACGCATGGTTCTTTTATGTTATGCCAACCAATTACATACCAGTACGGTGTACGGAAGTACTTCGTGTTATACACTTCTACAAACTCAAAACCGAACACCCTGTAGTCCTCAATCGGCACTTCATTAACATCTAATAACATCGTTTCATTTAATGAAATTTCGCCTTCGTAATACTCGTCATCAATTTCTAGGTCGATTCCAGTCTCTTGTTTGTAGAAAGACTTCGCCTCATGTTCATCACGAGCTGCTACAACATCACAGTCATTCATTCTGTACACACGGAACATACGTGTATCCTTTGGTTCATTATTATCTATCAGTTTCATACCTACTGCTGCGAATTGGTCCTGCAATACTTCAATATCCACATAGTTATATGCGTATCCTGTTTTATTAACAAAATCATTATATACCTCTACCATTAACGTTGTGTCGGAACCACACCCACCTACTGTAACTGCATGTTTACGTTCTGTCATATTAATCTCCTCCTATTTGATAAGCTCTTGTTTAATATACACTTGTTTTAACTCACCTTCTGGAATCGGAACAAAGTTTCTTGTAAACAATACCTTTTGCTCCTTAGTATACTTTAACATAAAGTCTGTAATTGACATGTTGTTGTACTTCGCTAAATCTTTGATAACCGCTGATGAGTTCTTGAATGATGTTGCACCTACACCCACATCAAGATATTCGAAGATATCAACGAACCAAGAGTTTAAGATTGCCTCATCATCGTCATCTAATTCATCTTCAATCCAGCAAGTTAAGTCATGACCATTAACTGTTGCTGTTTGTGTTGGGATTCCCAAGTTACTTCCATATGGGTTCTTCCATCCAGCATCCTGCCAGTTACTATCGTCAACACAAATGTCGTTTACTAGTTTGCTATAGTCTAACGGCGTTAGAGATGCCACACCAATACCCATTAATGTATTTTCTAATTTAAGATGAGTCACAGGTGTGATACCCAATCTATCAAACTGCTTACCGATTTCCCCAATTGTGAATACCTCTACTTGTCCTACAACTTCTAACTTATCCATTAATTTTCTCCTCCCATTTGTTTAGTTTCTGGTTAAACATAGCATTGAATCTAGCGTCACTCACATTATATCGATGTAGTAATGACTCTACCACTATGCTCACATCTACTAATTCTTCAATAACATCATCTCGACCTTTAGCTTTGTACTCACAACCTTGAGCACCTTTGAAAGATAGTATTGCCTGTGCTACCTCTCCAACTTCCTCCATAAGCTTTAACACAATTTCCTCAGATGTTTTCGTGTTCATTTCACATAGACGGTCTAATTTAACCCTATCTAATGTTGTCATGTTATCTCCTCCTTAACTAACTTCATTCTACCATACTATCTTTTGTTTGTCTACTATTATTGGAAATAATATTTATTTAATGTCTTCTCTGGATGCATCTTACCATTGATGTACATATTGCATAGTAGATGTTTAGCTCTATCTGGTCCTAAACGCTCCACAATATGTGATGCAATCTGACTCTTCTTCATACGAGAACTAACACCAGACTGAACAAGTAGACCGTTCATGCCGATTGCTCCTCGGCTATCTGCGGAACCTACTTTAGCACCATCACCGGATAATGTAGATACTTGTCGTTTAAAGGAACCAGCAATGTTAAGTAGCTCCTCTTTCCAGAACAGTGAGTTAAAGGCTGCTTTCACATCATGTCTAGGTGATGGGTAAGCCTCACTATACATACCGAGAATACCTTCACCGCGGAACTCCGTATAAGCAATGATGCCTACTCCATGATGCTTGTACTCTTTAATAATATTTTCTACCTTCTCAACATGTTTATCTTCGCAGACAACGTACACTAGGTCACATATCTTACTGTATGCTCTAAGCTGTTTGTTGAGTCGAGTTGTCGTATCTCGACTGGTTTTTATTTCCACTCCTATTAATATACCATCACTACGGAAGATTAACAAGTCTGCAATTACCGAGTTGATGTCAATACCTTTCTCACTAAGCACAACAGATTTCATCTCCTTAAAAGGGAGAAACAGCCGTTTGTTATTTAAAACGAGCTGCTTCACATCATCCTCGTAGAATGATTGTTTAGTAGACATATTCTCCCTCCCCATCTAAATGAGCTGTTAATCGCATTAACGCATCTGTGTAACTGTAACCCTCAATATAGTATCCCTTTTCTCGTAATGGGGTCTGGATAAAATACTCCACCCATTTAGATTCTACATCTAACCAACCGTTACGTTTTCTAACTAGATATGGATATATCTCTACTTTATATGTCTGTCCACGTAAAAATATCTCGCTATTAATGGTATTTCCTGTCCATGTCTTATAATAATATCTCTTATTCTTAAAAAACTTAAACATACTATCTCTCCTTACATTTTAGGTCGTATTGTAGTTCTGCGATAACGTAATCGAGAGCCTCCTGATGTGTCATTCCTGCTGCTAGTTGAAACTCTGTGAATATCTCCCAAAACCGTTCTACTTTTTCTTCTTCTGTCATAGCTTAGCTCCGATTAGAGTGTTATAGGCATCTTGTTTTGACTCTAGTGCTGCTAACTCTTCCTCTTTCTTTTGCGCCAATGTACCAAAGTGAACAACAGAGTTCCAATAGCTGCGATTAGCTGCATCTTTTATAGCGTTTCTGATGTGTTTAATGTCTTTCTTGATTAGCTCAATGTTATATGTTTCATCAGGGATACCGATAATCTCATGCTTCCAATCATTCGTAAAAGAAGTACGCTTTTCTGAGCTCATTTAATCTCGCCTCCTCTTCTCTAATTCCAGCTAAAGCGGACCACATACCTGCATCAGCAGCCATGGTAGCCATTCTATCTAGCAAACTTAGTTTATGTTTAATCGCACGCAACTCATTCAAACTAGTATAAATAAATTCATTTGGATTACTCATCGTCTTACCCCCGCTTCACGTTCAATTTTTCTCCACCGTAGTTCCGCTTCCATTGCCTTAGCCTTTCTAACTAAGTTGTCTATGTCCGACCAAAAGCTATTACGTACAGCTCTCTGGATATCCTCTTTTGTCTCATCTAAAACCTCTTCAATCTCCTCATCTGTAGCACTGTTAATTAGCTCCCTAGCTTGTTCTGGTGTCATGTTAACTCCCCCTCTTTTGTTTATCTGCTAAATCAATAATCTTCCCTAGTATCCTATCAGCACGACCATAGAAGCCGTTAGCAACAGCTTCTTCTCGTTCCTCAATCAGTTCATCCATTCTTTTATCATACTCTTCTTTGGTCATCAATTTCTTCCAACCCCTTATCTAAAGCTTCATAATAGCGTGACAATGGATTACTTACACTTTCGTTACTGTGTTCTAAGTCATAGAAGTCTGATATAAATTCTCCCTGCTGCATAGACAGTGCTTGTACAATGTTCTTGACTCCAACAGAGAATTCATTAAACCAATGTACATCATTCAAGTGGATGAAAACCCCTGTATACTCACCTCGAACCATAACCATTTCTCCTCCACGAGGTTTAAGTACGTCAGGTTCACGCTCGTAGAATCCTTGTCCACGTCTACCGGATAAAGTAGATATCCCATTAACAATAGGACATACAAATAACGGGTCATCAATTACCCATTTCTTTCTATACTTAGGTGGCATCTTACTATTTGCCCAAGCCCCTAATGTAGTGTTTAGGCTGAACGGATTCATACGTTCACTTTTAGAAGATGCTTTCTTCTTAGGGGTAACCCCTTTCGGATGCGGAGTATGCGCCTTAAACACAATTGCGTACATCGTACCGTCATGTTCCTTGATAAGGTCTATAATGTAGTGAGGTTCCCCTCCTACACTGATTGCGCCTTGTTTTGTATAACGTAAATACTTACCTGACAAATGTGGCATTGCATTCTCGATAACACCTGTCATTCTATCAATCCTCCCAGTTAAACTCTAACGCGTATACGCCTAACGTATCGTTTCTCTTCCGGTATACTGTCACCTTATTGAATCTCATGTCATCTAACACAGCTCTTCTTATGATAGTAGACTCGAATAAACAGCCTATCCCTAATTTATTCCCTTCGTCTTTACTTAAAGTATACTGTGTCTTTCCTTGTTTAGCTTCCTCAAGTAATAGATACTTAATTACTTCGAAAATATCCCTAACTTCAACACCATATTCTTCAAATTCATGCTCTCTAACTAACATTTGTAACTCGTCACCTAAAGTAATATAGAAACCTTTTCCTTCTTCGTGTATATGTTTCTCTAAAGTCATTCTACATCTCCTCACAATCGCGAATGTATGCTTCTAAATCTTGAATTAGTAGTTTAGCTGTCTCTGGTGTAAGATTAACAGACGGATTATCTCCTGATTCATCTCCAGATGTGTAGTGCATCTCAATGTTAAACGCGAATCGCTGTTCTTCATCAAAAGCTGTTCCAACTTCTATAAAATCGTCACCAGATGTCACACAGTGCAATCTACGATATAATCCACCGTTACCTCCATCTACAAAATAACCTGTTTTAACTTCACTCATGATATCTCCTCCTTAATTATTATACTACTAATATAGCACACTATTTTAAAAAAGTCAACAAAAAAGAGAGACTTTTTAAGCCTCTCCTCCCATTTTTCTAATATCTCTTTTTAAGCTCTCTTTAAACTTCTTCTCATTCTTCTTAACTACGATTGCCCAATATCCGAGAGCTGTATAGTGAGCTAAGAAGTTTTTAATCAAGTACAGTGATATCCCGAACGCCATCATAGATATATAATTAATCGGCATAGCTGCGAAGTATGTTGTTGTATATGAGAACGCATAGATAATCTCAACTGCTAAAGTTAAACCGAAACCTAACAATACGGTACCGTATAATGGTGTCTCTCCTTTAGTTTTAATATCTTTAAATTGCGCTACTACACCTAGTAACTTCAACCCGTAATTCACTCCGATACTAGCTGCGATAATACATAAAGCTACATCTACATACGTCATACTAATTCATACCCCGTTTCGTCCATCTTAACTGATTCTACGATAGCGTATTTGTTACCTGATTGGATTAATAGCTCTTTGACAAACTCTTTCTTAGGGACGTATTCACATCTAAATGGAGTGTACACGTTCCGAACTGTTCTAGCTAACTCTTTACTTGGATACATCTTAACAACACAAGATACTAACTGTCCACTAGCCTCGCAACATGATAGCTTTGGCTCTCTACTATCTTCAAGTTTAGCTAACCCATGATTAATCGCCGCTGTAACTGGGTGAACCTCTTTACTCTCTTTACGCAATGCTTCTCCTTCTTTAGTTCCAACAATATATACGTCGCCTTCATCCGTGTGCCACACATCTTTATAACATACTAGTCTTCTAGCCATTCTATTCCCTCCTAAGGGAGCCAGCTTATGCCAGCTCTCCGTTTTCTCCAAACATTAGTGTAGTAGATTCATATGTTTCCTTACCACGGTATAACACAACAGCTGATTGAGATGGCATAGTTGCTGGTAAGTTTAGTGAGCTACTATAATCGTTCTCTCCTACTGGTGACGATACTTGGTAGTGCATACGACCGAATGACTCTTGTGTAATGTCTAGGTAATGCAAGTGACCAGAGAATAAGATTTTAATAGTTTTACCATTCTTCATAAACACTGGAATCTTTTCTTTTGCCTTAGGCATCTTATCTCCATGCGTACCTACTACACGATGACCTACAACATCGATATCAAAGATATCATTCTTGTTTCGATTATCTGTAATGACTACGTTAGGCATCTGGTTTAATTCTTCTTGAATCATGATAAGTGTATCTAAGATAATGTACTCAACGTTATTATTTGCTAGATTATCATTCTTGTTCTGGAAGAATCGTGAATGGTTACCTGTAATCATGCTGAAGTGTACCGTATGGCTTTCTGACAGGTCGTTAAGCATCTCTACGAATAATCTGATAGATTTACTAATCTGTGCTGCCATGTGAAACTCTAAGTCGAACGATTGTGTATTACGCATCACTTGGTTCTCGATGATATCACCTAAGAATAGTACATGAATCTCTTCGAAATCACGAGTATCCATCTGCTGCTTAGCCCAACCTACTACACTATTAATCGAGTTTTGTAATCTCTCGAAATTGTAGTCACCAGTACGACTGTGGAACGTCTCAAGACCTACGTGCCAATCAGAGAATGCTAGAATCAAGGCTTTCCCATTCTCAGCAATCTTAACGTTCTTAGGCTCGGCTAAGTACTTAGGTGTTGGTAAGGTTTTAATTTCTGCTACGATTTCCTTTTTAAGGTCATCCATTAAGATTTTAAGGGCTGTACCTTCACGTTGTACTTTCTTGTATTCTCGTAAGAACTCTGTTTGTTTTTGTTTTTCCATAATGTGAGGTGTTACCATAGAGAATACATTTTCCTCTACCACTTTAATCTCGTTACCAATAGGCTCAATGTTATCTACGGTTAAGTCACCGTTTGTAGCTGCCATATAGATAGCTGCAAGTGATTCACTGTTATTAATATCATCGATACAGTACTGTAAGTCTTCTTTCGTTACTTTATCTCGTCCTAGTCCTGTTAATAGTTTATTCACAAGCGTGCGGTCGATTACCCCGCGTTCACGCTTGCTATACCCCATTAGTACTGCAATCACATCTTCGTATAGTTCAATCTTCTTCATTCATTAACACTCCTCGTTTAATTAGTTCTTCTTCAGCTGCTTTCATACATTGGAAGAAGTGAGCTTTATTTACTCTATTCCAAGGTGAGTCGTCCATAAAGGCGGCTTTGTAGTCTTTGTACACTCTTCTAACTTGCTCGTCGGACGTGTTCTCAAACATCTACTCACCGCTCTCTGCCATGGCTTTAATAGCTGCTGCAATTACGTTAGCCGTTCCCGTAGGTAAGAACATCGTCCCTACATAACCAGAACCAGTTGTACCATCTTTCATGTTTGCTGCTGCAAAGAACTGTTCTACTGTTACACCTTTCGTTCGCACTTGAACCATATCAGATGTACGAGTTGTGCTAGCTACTAAAGCGACACCATTCTCTCCACCGATATCCTTAAGGTTCCGGTGAGCTACTTCGTTTGTCCAATCTTCTGCGTATACAGTACCGACTTGTACAGGTTCACCGTTAATGTTAAGCATCATCCACTTTGTTTGTTGTCGTTTCTTCTCTACGAAATCTGACTGCTGCTTAAGTTGACTTTTGATAACTGGTAGATTCTCTTTCATAATCTCCTGTAAAGGCTTGTCCTCTAATACAGCTGTGATATTACGACCAAACGCACGATATAACGCCATGAGAATTTTAATGTTGTTGTTCGTATCTACGTCTTTCCATTGCTGATACGCGCTACTAGATTTTATTACATTAAAGTCATTCTTAGACGCGTCTCTAACATTCTGGAATGTTGTCATTCCACTAGTTAACAATAACGTTCGTAAGTACACGATAGGTGGGAAGTCCGGACTCACCACAGAGCGACCTACGCTAACCTTCTTGCCATAAGTGTTAATGTGTATAAAGTCACTAAAAGGATTGTTCAGCGGCTCGATAGCCTTCCTAAAATCGTCGTTATCGTAGATAGGTAGCCCTATTACGATAATCTTACTTACCAATTGCGCCTGTGTCCCTAACGCGTGGATATCAAGCTTGTCCACAAATTCAACATCAACTTCGTAATCCGGCAGCATACGCTTAATTACCGGAAGTGTAATTGTATTCATGAAGTTATCTTTCATATACAACTTCACTATTTCTTTGTCCATCAATATCCCCATCCTTTATATACGTTATCTTTAAGTGTGTGCCTATGTTCCCTTGTATAAACATCAAGGTATCTCACAAAAGTTAGCACACCGTTCTCGATTGTGTATTGTTTCTCTATATCCCATTCCTCGTAGTACTCATACATATAAATAACTTTTTCTGCTATATTCGCTAAGATAGTGTTCATGAAGCATTGTATTTCACCATCGTAGTTTTTAAGAGAAAATATCATTTCCCACTCTCTTGTCTCTTTGTTCAGCGTGTTGACGTTGTACTCTCCCCATTCTTCCGGCATATATGCAGGTGACATTGAGGGTACTTGGTCTCCACGTTCTTTACTCGCTAGCGTTTCTACGAAAGGGAAAGCTTGTACTGCCTCACCCCACTCACAATCACTGTCGATAACGTGCTCGACTAAAGGTAGGTACTCTTCTTTCACTACAATCTTAGCTCGTAATCCTGTATAGTTGCCCATTTCATCCCTCCTCTTTTATTCTACTAAACTAGTATATCACACTAAATCCGTAATGTCAACATAATTCTTGAATTTAATTTCTTCTGTCTCGGTGATAGTGAAGAAGGTAGGTTGTAACTCATTCTTTTTCATCCAAGTGATAAACGTCTCGGTGAGCATATCGCTTAGTTCGTGTCGCATATCCATGGATACTCCTGATAAGAAGCCTTCTGCGAACTCACCACACTGGTCATATACATCCTCCTGTACCTCATCAATAGCGTGGTCACCACAAATACCGATAGACGGTTCAGAAACCTTACCTACAAACAACGCTGTCCATCCCATCTCAGTAGCATGTCTTACCCCCTCTACGATAGCCTCTTCGCGAGAATCAAACATATCATTACCCCAGTAGTCACATGACTGGTGATTATACGTCCATTGCTCTTTTTCACTCACTGCTTTTAATTGGTCCATTCTAACTCCTCCTTGTTTACGGCAATAAAAAAAAAAGTAGATACCGTTTATAGTATCTACTTTACACTAATCTATTAAATTTGTCAACTATTATTTTCAAGGAGTTACAGGTGGTGCAGCTTGAACCGCTGATTCCTCAATTCGGAAGTCGTTAACACCAAGTGATAATGTGCTATCCGCAAAGTCTAAGAATGCTAACACCATTTGCTTATCGACATCTTCTGGTTTTACGCCAGTGTATTTGTCGAATCCAGCACCGTTGTAAGGTTGTTTGTCTACATGGTTCTGACCTACGTGGAACACGATGTCTGTACCGTCAACGTATACAACTGGTTCGGTTTCTTTGAACTTCAACTCTTGTGCTTGGTGGTCAATGTAAGCTGGTAAGATTGATTTCTTTCCGCCTACCGTTTTCACTCGAAACACTAATTGACCTTGCGCTAAAGATGTTGAACCTTCTAACGATGGTAGGTAACCTTCGCTGCGTACATATGCGAATAATGTATCACCATCTGCTAATTTTGCTGTTGCGTTTTTTAAGAAATCTGACACTTTGACTACTGCCATTATTTTACCTCTCCTTTATCTAAATCAATTTGTTTAGCTGCATGTTCTCGTAATCGAGCTTGCTTTGTTACCGCGTTATTCTTCCAAGCCATATGACTAGCTGAACCGAATAATAGGATTGCAGATACTAAATCGTATGCTACGTTCTGGTCAATCTCTAATCCTAACTCATGCCCACATAAACGAGCAATCGCGTTAATTAATGCAACACCGAAAACGATAAAGCGAACAATCGTTGCAGCTCCAATCTTAGGTGCTTCCTCAGGTACAAATACCTCGTGTTTATTTTCCATCTATATCATCCTTTCTTTATTACTCTGTGTATAATATAGTGGTTAGTGTAGCTCGACATGAGACACAAGTTTATCAATATGATACACCTTAGCAATACTATCAGACTTTGTAACAATATCGTAGTACTTACCTAAGTCGGTATATCCTGTCCCTACAATAGGGTATTGCACTTGGTCATAAGCAAGGTATCCGATAATATAATGTGTTGGTACTTCATCATCCCCATCCCCATCCTCATCAGGCACTAGCTTAATAGACCGTACATCAGCAGAGCCGTTATACGCATCAATTGCATCTTCGATAACATCTTTAAACTCTGTTTCTGTCCAGTTATCTACATCGAACCAAATATCTACCTCTACACGTGCTTTCATAGGTTCCGCTCCCTTATCATTTCATGTAGTCTAGTTCGTAACAGCTCTTTCAAGTCTGCTAGCTTCTCTTCTATGAGCAATGCAGGTACTGCACCATCTCTAGCATACTTAGCTACTAGAATCTTAATGATGTAGCTGTCTGTATTCTCACGAACTAGTAATGTTAAGATGTCTCTATCAATCTCATCTAACTTAACTCCGTATAACGCAGCCTCTAATACTTCCATTTCCTCTAGTAATGAATCCATAGACTCGTTCATCTCTATTAAATCCGTTACATCGAAGTCGTGTTTCGTAGTGAATACGCGGCTCTTGTCTCTGTAGTTATTCTTGATGAAACTGTTCTTGACACGGAGCTTTAACTTATTATCTACGTAGAACGGGAAGTCTACCGGACCATTAATATCATACTCTTTAACTAGTCGTAGAAACTGTTCAGATATATATGACATTAGCTCTGCTCTAGTAGCTTCATCTGGGATGTAGCCTTTGTACTTATTGTACACTGATACTCTCAGATTCTTGTATTGGTGAAATAGCTGCTCTGGGTCACGTGAGAACACACCATTAGTCTCCTCAATATTCTTAAGGAACCCAGCACCATTTAAAATCTTATTTGCTTCTTTCTCTAAGTCTCTACCCATCTACACCCCCTCCGTGTACTCTACTAGAATAGAAGTACCTTGTTGGCGTGAACCTGTATAGTGTGTCTTTGTAATCTTAATACTTCCGTTAATAATGTTTTGTTCATTGTCCTTTAACCATTGGTTATACGTGTCACCGTAATTGAACTCGATAGCTCGCGGAACCATTACTAGTCTTCTAGAAACCATCAGGCAACATTCCTTTCGATATTGTTTTTACACCCGTCTTCTTGCATAAGATATCTGAGTAATGGATTGTTTGAGGTATCTTAACTAGCTCACCTTCAATGTATCCTTCAGCGTACCCTGTAGCCCATCTATCGTATGCTTTTGTAAGATGCATCACAGACGTTTGAACAGCGTAAGCTGTCTTTACTTCAACTATAACAGGTAGTTTCTTAGAAATCAAGTTTTCCATCTCTTCTTTTACAACGGAATATGAAGTTGGGGCTTCATAGGGTGTGACTTCTAATCGCTCTCTGTATGTTTCTAGTAATTCTGTGACTAAATCCATGTTTGATGCTTTGGTTACTTTCATCCAACCCCTCCTTAAAAATCAAGAGAGAGGAAACCTCCCCTCTCTATAAGTCTAGTACTGCATTTAATTGTTCTTCGTCGATAACGATGTCATCATCGTCACCATCTTCTGGTTCTTCCTCATCCGGTGTGATATCACTAATATCATAGATAGGGTCAATCCAGTTATCTAGTTTCAAGATAGAGTTATTAGAAGCTGGGTAAGGCTCACCTTTGCTACCAAACTCTTCCCAGATTAATCGATTAAGAATCTCTGCTCGTACTTTATTACCTTCTTCTTCATCGCGTAACCAATCTAAGAATCTAGCTGTTTGCATCTTATGTTCATTGCCTTTAAGGTCAATGTAGATGTAGCTTTGTCCAGATTGCTTGGCGATACCAGCGTCGATACCTTGGTGAACTAAGTTGTACTCATAATCGAATCCAGTGTCAGCAATTAAGTAGACATCTTCTTCTTGCATCGGACGAGCTACTTTGTTCTTACGAGTACGAATACCTGCAATGTGACCAATGCGCTCTTCTTTACCTTTGATAGTCTTCTTGATTGCTTTCTTCTGTTTAACTTCCCAACGTTGTGTCATCGCGTGTTCCCAAGCTTTACCGCCAGGGGTTTTGTATTGCTTTACAAAGCTCATACCGCCAATATCGTCACGTACTTGGTTAATACCAATAAACATTGCTTTAGATTCTGCGATTAAAGGTGAAAGTTTTGTACACATCTGAGCTAGAGCGTTAGCTTTAGCACCGACATCTTTCTCGCCGAAATCTTTCTCATACTGTACAATTGAAGGGGTTTGTCCTAATGAATCCCAGATATAAACGATTGGGCGATTAGGTGCTTTCTCTTCGAAAGTTTTAAGAGTCTTAGCAACTGTTTTACCAACTTCTTCAATAGTTAACGGACGACCTGCTTTAGCATCCGGTTCCTTAATGATAATCTTCTTCGTGTTGATACCTAACGTTGTTAATCGGACTTTATCACTTGTACCCTCAACATCGATTAGTACGACGATACACCCTAACTGAGATGCTACACGAGCAATATGATGGGTCATTGTTGATTTACCACCAGACGGTATACCTGCAATCTCAATCATACGACCGAAAGGTAAGCCTCCACCAAGAGCTCGGTCTAATCGAGGGAAGAATGTAGGTAACCAATCTTTTACTTCTGCGAATCCAGAGTCTTGTAATAATACTAGACCGTCAGATTCACTTGTTAATTCACTTAAGTCGAAATCCGCTGATAAATCTAGTACGGGTCCTTTTGCTTTCGTTTTTGCTTTTGCCATTTAAGTTCCTCCTAGTGTTGTATTTCCTCAAAAGAGGAGAGTAGGGTAATCCCTACTCTTACAGTCCTTGCTCAGCGATTAGAGCGTCGATATCCACAGCGTCTAAATCATCTAAGTTAATTTCTGTATCACCAAGAGGTGAATCTAAGTCAACGCCTTCTAAGTCGTCTACTTTAACTTCTTCTGTTTTAGCAGGAGCTGCTGGAGCTGCTTTGACAGGTTGAGTTTGTGTAGCTGCTTGAGTTTGATAAGGATTTGTAGCTGGTGCCGTGTTTGCTGGTGTTACTGGTTGGTTAGTAGTAGCAGGTGCTGATTGACCACCTTCTTTAGTTACATTCGAATCAGGGTCGTTACTATTTTTCCCTTCCAGTACATCCGCAAATCGTTGTACCCAGTTTAATCCGTTTTCTAATAACTCAGTTGCACGAGCATGGAATGCTAAGTCTTCTAATTCTTCCTGCCATCCTTCACCTAATGGAGGTAGCTGGTTTTGGTAAACTGTAACAGGTGCTTCCATTTGACCTTGTTTAGGTTTTTGGATTAAGACTGGTGAACCTGCATTAGGGTCTAAGAATGATAATTGACGACCGCCAGCTAAACGTTTATCAGTTAATGATGCATTGATAGTTTTCATAGCTGAGTGAGGTACATCGAATAGTCGAACAACTAGTTTACCTTTCTCATCGCGCTCTTGGAATTGAGTACCATCTGGATTCTCAATGATTTTAACACAGTTAACTGTGAAGAATTGCTTAGGTTTTTGTTGTCCGCCGAATGGAGTAGGAATCATTTCCTTAGCTGTCCATTCATCAATCTTTTTATCTAAGAACAGCGTGCCATCTTTCTTACCTGTTAATGTGAAAGTATTAGATAGTTTCTTTTGGTTCTTAGTTGTTGCTGATAAGAAGATTTTACGGCAGTGTTCCGCAAACTTACCAAATAAATCAGCTGATGGTAAGATTTGAATGAATACTTCCGGTTCTTCCTTACTTAAGAATAGACGTTTGTGTTTTGCTGTAGGATAAACAACTTTAGGGTTGTTACCTCCGTTACCAGAACCGCCGCGTCCACCTCCAGAACCTTCTAATTCCTTACGTTGTTGTTCAATAATATCTGCAAAGTTTACCATTATTCATTTCTCCCTTGTTTTATAATTTTGGTTTGTTTTACGTCCACTTTGGGACAGCTGTTTAAAAGGGTTTAGCTACCTTTTCCATCTCTGTGTACCTCTACCCTCCTTTTAATAGTTTGTAAGAGTTCCTCCTTACTATTTCTATATACCATTAATCTAGTAAAAAGGTAACTACATTGTGGTATTTTTTAATTTATTTTCTAAATACTCTAATGCCCATTCTGCACCTTCATCAGATAAAGCATAGTCTACTACTTTATCAATAATACATTCGATAGCTTCCTCTCGTGTATACTCGTCAGCTTCATACATATCTATCATTCTTTGGATTTCGTATAACATGGTAATTCACCTGCCCCTCCACAATTATCACATACAGCATCATAGCCTGTCCCATAACCAGAAAAGCCGCTACCTCCGCAAGTAGCGCACTCCTCTGTTTTAATCTTCGTACTCATTATTTGTCACCGCTAGTACGCATCTTAATGTCGGGGATAATCTCTTCTGGACGGAATACAACTTTGTAGTGATATGCATCTTCGTACTTAGCATCTGTTTGTTCAATGAAGTAACTCACGTTGTCGCTAAGACCTAAGTAATGCTTCTTATATGTGTTGTCTTTCGTTTTACATGTTACAGTTACCTTCTTAGCATCTGATGCGTCCATAGCGCATAGACCTTCAATAGATAACAGATACTTATCTGTAATTCCGTTAAAGAATACCACTCGACGCTGCACCTCGAAGTTATCTGCTGATTCTGATAGATTTCTAGAAACAGTGTCTGCCTCATTCGAACAAGCTGCCAATCCTGTTAACGCCATTAATGATACTAAACCTGCAATAATCTTCTTTTTCATAATAAACCCCTCCTATTAGTTATCTAGTAAAGATAGTTCCTTTTGTATTCTAGTACTTTCTAAAATCTCTCTAGCTTTTCTAAGGTCATTTATAACGCTGTCGGGCTTCTTCGTACCGTCCATGTTGTGCGTACACTTCGTGCAGTTAGAAGATAATTCCCCGTCTTCACATATACATACATCGTTCCACCCACCTTTATATATCGTCCCTCTATTGGTTGAGTACGCTCCGTCGTAAGTGCTCATAATTCTGTTTCGCCTCCAATTTAGGAATTACTAATTCTTCTATAAACATCTCACACAGCTGCATGTCCGTGTAATCTGGGAAGCATCCGTCCTGTTTTGCCTCCTGTGCAAGACGGTACGCATACCCATAATAAAAGAATACTTTCTGTTCGGATGTCATCTTCTCTCTAATTGCCACTAAAAACACTCCCTGCTTTATGACCGTATTGAGAATCATTTGCTAATTGCTTACCGATAGATTGTAGCATGTTACTGCGTTGCTCGAATGCCTTTACAATACGAGCTGTACGACCTAGAATCTGCTCAAACTCGATTACACGTTTTCGCTGCTGGTCGTACTCTGTTCGCGTTTTAATATAAGCATCAACGGCATCTTTTGTTGGCTTTTCACCTTTAGCTTTGATTTCCGCTCTCGCTGCGGCGTCTAGCGTGGCGACTATCTGCTCTAACTTTAGTTCTTGACGTTCTAGTAGGTAACGAACTTTCTCGTGCAGAGCGGACCAATAGACGTATTTAACAGGTTGCTCTAACATTTCCTCCTGTAAGTTGACAGGGTTAATCTTAAGTTCTTCTCGTAAATCGAATGACTCTACTAATCCATTTGTATCTTTAATAGTAATCTCATCGAAGTCGAGGAAGTCTACTGGAATGTTCACTCTACATCCTCCTCCGTTTCTTCATCGTCATGCATGTACCAAAGGTCACAATCCTCCGGTGTTACGGGTAATAGTAGCAGGAATACACCTTTACTAATCTTCTTATCTACAATATCTTTATGCTTGTACATACACTCGTCGCAAATGTGACCGTACATGTTAACTCCCCCTTATAAAATATAGAATACTTTCTGCCAATAACCGTTGTCTATTACTACAGGTCGTCCTTCTTCATCGATGAAGATAAGGTAACCTTCTGTGCTTTCTTCGTACTCATCATCCACATCAGTCTCGTTCATTAGTTTTAAGAACTCTTCTTCCGTTAAGTTAGCCCACTCTGTGTGGCATCGCTTAATAGATTGGTAGATATGGTTCTTCTTAAATTGAAATACCTTCTTTCCACCTTCATAGTAAAACTCTTCTTCTCCAATGTAAATAGCTTTCATATTAAACATTCCTTTCTGATTTTAATAGTTCGGTAATCTCTCCGCCATGGACTCTATCAAGGAATGTAGAGAAATGGACTTTACAGATGTTCATCAACCCTTCTCTACCAAACCCGATATCTGATACGATATACCTTGTCCCATCTAATGTGTAAGTTCGTCCTCGTTTGAAGACAAACTCACCTGTTCCGCGGTCAACCTCGTTACCGTTAGCTTGATGAATAATCCATGTAGGCTCATCATCTTGTGCATGTCGTAACATTGTCAACGTTATTTCTTGTCTACAAGTTGGCATTTAATAAACTCCTCCTCCGTCTTATTTGCTAACTCTATCAATTTCCTTCCCATCTCTCTAGCACTAGATGGATGTAGGTAGATAATACCACTATCGTAAATGTAGTCGGTTATGTCTAGCTCTATACTAGCCTCAAACGTCTTATCTTTTCGTTCCTCTACATAACCCGATACAGCTACGTAAGCTTTGTCCGTACCATCGATGTCGAAACAGTCAATCTGTTTACGCATGTTCTACCTCCTTATCATAGCATGGTTCTGGTATAATGTCAACACATTTTTCCTTCTCTTGTGTTAATTCAAAACACGCTACCATTTCTTTTAAGTCAATCTTCTTTTTATAGACTTCATACCCCATAACCTTTCTTCTTTCTCTATATCCGTTAGATAGTGCTTGTTTCGATACATCAATCATTCGCCCTAACTCATTCCATGTTCGAGCTACATGATACTCGTCTCCTTTTGAGGCTACCATAACCCAATGCTCCGGAGGTTCCTCTCCAACATACCATAAACGCCAACCTAGTACATCTTCTTGCTTACCTGATAATGCTGCGCTCACTGATGAACGGGCTATAAGATTATCATCTGCAAATATAGACTGCGTTGGATGATAACTGATGTCCATATCAAACGGGTCAAATACGTAGAATGGTAGTTTTATTTGATGTGGTAACTCTCTTAGTACGTAGTTGTCTCTATTACTATCTCCAGTCATATCAGCGATAATACCATAGTAGCCTTCTTGTTGTATCAATTCTGGTAATGTATACGACTTGATGAATTGTTCTCCAGTCCATCTATGTGTAGCCATAAACCTAAAAGCTCTACTTACTCTATACGTGTCCTTAACAACCGCTAGTTTTCGCATGAGACCCTCCTAAAAGTTCTTCGCCGCATCTAAGATATCTTCATACTCTACGCCAGCTTCATACGCCTCTTTTAAAGCGATATCCAGTTTCTTCTTAGCTTCTTCAATTTTGTGTTGTTTTTGTTTTTCAATAAAGTCCTCTAACTCTTCTAGCGTATAATCATATAGATTAGGTACGGTATACGTCTTACCCCATCGTGATTGTAATAACGTAGAAATAATCATGTGTACACGCTGCTCGTTTAACATAACATTTGCTGATTCCCCGTCTGATGTATCCGTCATTAACAACGTTGTGTATAATTCATGTCTACCATCCTCTAGTTCAAATTTACACCCTAAGTGGTCTGTGAAAGATAATTCTACTGCCATTATTTTTGTTCCTCCTCTGGATATTGTTTTAGTAACTCTGTAAGCTGTATGTTAAGCATCTCCATACTACTTCTACTTAAGTTACCGTATAAATAGTTACCCCATTCTTCAATCATAATAGTAAATGTAAGTTTACCGTTCTGGATATGCCCTTTTGTCTCCGTGTACATATTCTCACTATCTGGTTGCAATGCTTCAGGCATACGTAACTTTGCGTTTAACACCATATCCCCTCCTTGTTTGATATAATATGATTCTATCACACTATTAATAGATTGTCAATAAAAAAAAAGAAGAGATTATTTCTCTTCTTCTACGTAGTAACCATATTCCCATTTAACTGTTTCTCCGTGATACTCTGTTGCGTTACAATTATTACATTTCGTACCTACTAAATGATACACGCGATTATCATCCCCAACGCGCTCGGAGTGGAGTGTACGTGATGTTTCGGCAGTATGTGTATGCTTACAAAATTGACGCTTAATAAAATCAATAATTTTCATCCCATGCGCTCCTTTATTTCTTTGTCTACCATTTCTGTTAGTGCTTCTAGTGTTGCACTAAGTTCTAGCAAATCTCCCCAGTTAGCCTTATACATGTCCGTAATTTCAACTTCTCCAGAAACATCTATAATCTCCCTTACCTTGTCCATCGGTTTCCCCACGCTCCTTCTACCATCCTACGTTTTATTTCTTCCTCTGTCCTTTCTAACTCTTTCTGGAGAAGGTCGCGTTTGCGACACAACTCCTCGAAAGTTAAATCCCAATTATCGCTTTCTGTAGGCATCTTTATTATCCTCCATTAATTTGATAAATTCTTCATATTTCTCCTCACTTAACTTACCACAGTTCTTACAGTTTTTCAAGTGTTTCTTTTTCATGTGATAGTCACAGTATCCTTTAACTGTAGCGAAAGTAGATAGGTCTTCTGCATCGTAATCTACCATATCATTATAAGTTATACCAATCTCTGCATCAGCTGTTACAGGGAATCGTACGCGCTCACCTTCCCAATCGATATACAACCAGTCGATAGGTAAGTTCTCCATGACGTGCACACCAATCTTAGCCATTTGTTTGATTTCTTCTGGTGGGCAATCAATTACGATACTATCATGTACTGTCATAACGATACGAGAACGTAAGTTTAGCTTCTCGATAATCTTATTGATTAAGATAACTGAAGAGTTTGTTAAGAATGCACCAGTACCCTGTACACGTGTATTGTTCGATTGGCGAAGTGCCTCGTTCTGTTTACCTTTATCTTTAGAGAATATATCTCGAAGGTTACGAGTGAATCCTTGTTTCGTTTCGATATATCCATGGTCACGTACAAACTGCTTATTACCTTCGATGTAGGCTTCTACAGTTGGTTTCCCTGCGAAGAAGTCTTTAAATAGCTGCTCTGCCTCTTCTAATGTCATGTCCCATTTCGGCGCGAAACTCATCGGAACTTCCGTTAGTACCCTCTGTTTCCAGATATTTTAAAGGGACTAGACTATTTCTTGACTGTGACGTTACTCACAAGCCCACAGCACTTCCAAACTACGAATCTCACGTAGAATGTACTCTACTCGGTTCTCACCTAACACCCTCTCGGTCTAGGTTACCCTTTCGATAGTCGTTACACTACAATAACCTCTCACAGAAATTATAATGTTTTAAATGTCCAGTTTTTATGATGTGGTCTTTCCCCTCTTAAACATCTACCTACAAGTCTCCAGTTTAAGTCGTTATCGTTAGAAAACTTTGTGATGTTATAAAACTCATATCTATTCCCATAAGGGTCTGTCGCTTCTTTTAGTAAACCTCTAGTTCCTCTTACCTGATACTCTTCATCTGGTAATCTAAACTTCCAATTCTTATGATGTACGTTCTTCTTACTTAACACAGCTCTTATAGAATCACTGTTCAAACCATGTTTTCTAGCAAATGCGTCTACGTTTCTTTCTTTTGTTTCAACTCTTTCTGGGCTTAGTGCGTAGAAATCAAATATCAGATATTCGACAGCTAGCAGTGTGTTCTCAGCTCCTGATATAAATGTGCATGTTTCTGGTGAGTATACCTTATTTCCTTTAAATTTCTTATCCTTATCCAGATGCAAATTACCTGCTAGGTATTTATCTAAGTCCCAACCATCCACTTTATCAATAGATTCAAAGAATCCATCTAATGTCTGCCATTCTTCACATACGGTTACACCTTTCGCACCATAATTATGATACTGACCATTATTCTCTTTATAACATCGGTGCATCATGTCTTTATAGACAGCTCGAAGTCTACGATATAGTGGGTTGCTATCTTGTCTTTCACCTTTCTTAAATGTAACAGCCATTTTATTTCTCCTTCTTTTAATCTGTGAGAGGTTATTATAGCACGAGATTTCCTTATTGTCAATGACAACTTAGGGTTCCCTCGTTAGCAAGCTAGTTTTAGCTTACACCCTGTGTTTACAGGTTCACTGTGTTTTACTACGGCAATTAGTTCACCGTATACTACACCGAACGATACGGCTTTTGCTTTTGTACGTTCATCATCGGTAATTTCATCGATAAGCTTCTTGAATGTTAATGCTGCTGTTTCTTTATGGATATCAGCACCTTCAATGAACGACTTAATCATTTCATAGTCACCAGAATCTAATGCTAGAATACGAGACTCTAAGGCACTATAATCGAGCTGGATTAATGCTCCGCCCTCAAACGATGTAACGAACTCACGTTTAATAGGATTGATATAGTCGAATCGTGTAACATCACCGGATTTCCTTGGTAAATTTTGTAAATTAGGTCCTGCTGATGATAAACGAGATGTTGCTGTACCTGTAGGATTGAACCGTCCGTGTAAGCGTCCGTTCGCATCTACCATTTCTAGGAACTTGTAAGTGAATGATTGTTTACGAGTTTTAACTAAAGAGTACTCTAGGTAAATCTCTGCAAGCTCTTTATGCTCTGGGTAGTTGTCCTTAATATACTCGAATGCTGTCTTATCGGCTTTAAAGTGATACCATTCCGCTTCATGCTCTGTAATGTTGTTATCTAGAGCTGTATCTGTTAAATACTCACGGTTAAATGGTAATTCTACTCCACTGATAAGATACCATGCACGTTGCTTATCATCTGATGAAGCTGGGTTAAACTTACGTTTCTCTGGGTCCATTAACTTCGTACGTAACTTCTCAACCTCAGGGTCACGTTCTGCCTTTGGTTTAGCAAACTCTTCAACACCCATTTGATACAGCTCTTCTTTGTACGCTTCTACTTCCTTGGACATTTTATACGTGCGTATAAGCTCGATTAAGCGTTGTTCTTCAGTTGTATATATCTCAGCCATATGTTTAACGTAAGGGATGTCCAGCTGGACGCCAGTAGCCTCTAGCTTAGCTAATACATTCGTTAGTTCTACATAGTGGTTCGAATACAAATCAATCTTCTTCGTTAACCCTTCATCGTGTGCTCGTTTATCTAACGCGTTGTAGATACGTAAACACACATCAACGTCACCTGCTGCATATGGACTTAACATTTCGAAGAAAGGAATCCATTCATAGTTAAAGTCACTACCATCAATCTCATTACGCGGGCTCTGCGGCTTACCGAAGTCGGGCATTTTAGGTTTTACATACTTAAGCTCCTGCTGCTTCATTAGTAGTTCGCCAATCTGCTCCATAATGGTAGGGTTGTCCTCTTTCGTACCCATGTCCTTCTTGTAAGCTGTATTCTGTTTCTTAAGTGATTTTACTACTTCTTTTAAATCTTTAATCTTAGCATTTGCTTCAGCACGTTCTAGCGTACACTGTTCTTTCCACTCATCTTTAAGCTTGTCAATACGCTTCTTATCTTCAGCAAGAGCATTCTTCTTGAAGTTCTCTTTAAATTCTTCTAGCTCTCTATCATAACCGCCGACGTCCGTGAACTCGTATGTCAAGTCAGATAATCGTAAAGAATCTTTTACTTCTTGGTTGACTAGTAACCAGTACATAACTTGTGTATCTCGGTTATTATTAAATACGGTAATGTTTCTAGTTAATCGTAGGAATTTTATATCGAACTTGATATTATGTCCGACTTTGATTTGCTTGGAGCCTACGAACTCTTCTATGAATTTGTAAATCTCAGCTAACTCCCCTAGATTCCAAGTGAAGCATTTATGCTGCAAGGGGATGGTGACACCTTGTCCCTCACGCCACGATAAACTAATACACAAAGGTTTTGCACCAATCTTTTCTGGATGTAATGTGTTAGTCTCTAAATCCCATGCGACTACTGGAGCGTTGACAATCTCTTTTGTAAATATCTCGCGTACACGTTGAATCGTTGTAACATCCTCGTACTCTACCTTCTTAGGCATGAATGCTGCGTAACCTTCTTCTACATATTTCTTTAAGATACCCATATCAGCCACCACTAGATTTGTAATCTTAGGCTGGAAGAGTAAATACTCCATTGAGTAAGTAGGAAGCACCCAACACTCGTGTGTTTCTTCTGTTAATGTCGATGTGATAATCTCTCGTCTAGGCACACCTCGAAGTTTAGAAATCTCTGACTTTCCTATTGTAGCCTTACACGACATATTACCCATCGGTACAATGACATCTGGTTTATCTTTGATGACTCGTGCAGCAAACTCATCGTAAAGCGGTCTCGCTTCTTTCTGGGTTACTGGTACGTAGGATATAGCTTTCTTGTTGCGGTTCCGAGCCTTAACTTTAGGTACTCGTTTAAATGCGTAATCAATATACCACTGGTCTTGCTTAAGGTTTAAACCTTTCTTGCCTACTAATGCTGCTAGTGTTTTCCCTGCTTCAGTGTTGTGATAGTTAAACTCTAGTTCGTTTGTTCCGCGCTTCTGTTTGAAGTGCTCTTCGCGGATGTGGTCTAGCGCAAACATTATTCTCATTATATCTCCTCCTTACTAGAATAATACCATACTATCATACTTTTGTCAATAGAAAAAAGCAAGGGACTACTCCCCTGCTTCTTCGACATGTACTACTTTCATAGGTTTATTAGGGTCTAATCTACCATCTTGTAGCTCTTTCCAATAGAAGTCTACATTTCGTAGATTTACTGATATGTCGTTAAACGTAACCCAATTATAGTTATTATTTCGTTCTGCAAAGTTTGTGAATGAATCCACGTCTACATTAAGAACTCGTTTCACTCGACCGGATGTCATCTGGAACGCAACTGTAATTAACTCCCCTTTCTCATTTTGCGGCTGTACATTAGACGGTTTGATTGTCATTGACTCTTTCTTGAACATTGTTTTCTTCCTCCTCTAGTTTTTGTTTCTTTTCAAAAATTCTATCATAGCAGTCTGGGCAGCAACGTTTTAGCGTTCTGTACACACATCCATAAACTTCTGTACCACATCCATCACAGAAGTATCTCATTACATCTCCACCCAGAATGTGGCTTCTTTAAGAATACGTTGGATATCTTCTAAGTCTAGCTGGTGTAACTCATAAAGCATATCGTCTACAGTCATAGGTTTGTAGTTATTGTCATCTAAAACGATAACATCCATCATGCTTGTATCTTTATGCTCGACAATTACTTGTTTCCTTCCTGCTGTCATCACACCTGTTAAATCTGTCTTCTCCATAATCCAATCAACGTGTTTACCCTTCACATGCTTATAGTCTTTCGCATCGTTGTAATATTGGTAAATAAATGTGCCTTGCGCAAGTACCGCGAAAGGTAGTGAATTGTCGATATATTGTTCCTTCTTTAGCATGTCCCAATGGACGATATTACCTTCTATAACCGAGTACGCGTCTGTAGTCCCTTCTTTACGCCACCAACCTTCTGTAAGATGTGGTAGTACGTTTAACCCTACATAAAATTCATCTTCACGCTTAACAGTTGCCATCATTTAGTCTCCTCCTTAGTAATGTTTGCTTCTCCTTCAAAGAAAAGTAAGGCAATTGAGTCTAATGGTAGTGCAAAATAGTCAGATACTAGTAAACCTTTAAATGTGTTAGTTCTTTTGTTGATATACTCATCCATATCCTTAGCCATTAAACGTACGCTATCTTTAATCTCTTTACCATCCTTAGTAATGATAACTACGATATATGTGTTAAACATTACTTCTCCCCCTTAATTAACTTCTTGAATTGCTGATGATTAACTCCGATTAAGAACGTTTTACTATTTAAGATTTCTGAGATGTCCTCTGATGTGAATTGGTTTGTCAGTCTTTCTAGGAATTTAGCTAGAGTTACACTCTCTTTACTAAATATTGATTGGTAATACGTATGCGTGCATATGATTTCTGTGTAGTTCTTAGAAGCCTCTTCGAATGTACCTTCTGTCTGTTCTGCTAATGTCTTAGGTACTTTTCTTACATCTCCCGCAACACTCATAGCTTTACTAGACAAGTTATTAAATGAAATATTGCATGCGTAATCACTTACTAGAACACCTGATAAATTAAATCTCGCTTTTCTAAGTTCTCCACCTTGTAGGTAGTAGTACTCATGGTGACTACCATTTACTCCTGCACAAAATACGTAATCTGGTAACATTTCTACTAAAGCTTGCCCCTTCACTACTCTACCTAAATTAATTTGCTTGTACATATTATCGTTCCTCCCAATACATAATGTCTGTTAATGTAATCGTAGTTCTAAAACATTTTGATGTTAGCATCGATTTGATATCACTCTCGTAAAATGAAGACAGTCGTGACGTGAATACTTTTAGCGATACAGGTTCTCCATCTGGGTATATCGCAGTATACGAATTGTGCTTACAGTCGAATGGTTTGTTTAGCGATAAAACCTCATTGAATGTTGCATTACATCCAACTTTACTAAACGTACTTATGATGTCCCCTACGTACTCATTACTTTTTAGCGGAATCCACTCTTCATCTGTAATTTTGTCTGTGTTAATCATCGTTGTAACATCAATTGATACTAGTACATCTTCTTTGTTGAAGTGTAGCACTGCAAACTCTCCGTCATAAAATGTTGATAAGCTATATGGTTTGCCTGTTTGTTTGTCTTCGTGTTCACTAATCATAAGGTTGTCTGCTGCTGCTTTGTAGAATCCATTATTTCTTACTGTTTCACTCATTTGTAACGCCCCCTCTTTCTTAACTGTCTTTATCTTACCATATGTTTCTAGTAAGTACAACCCCTAAATAAAAAAAAAGAGAAGATTATTCTTCTCTAATAAAAATAGGAACAGGGAAGTTATCGAAATCCCATACAGACCGCTTACCACAAGGTCTACATATGAATCTGTAATACCGTTCACTCTCTATAAATCTAACTTTACTTTCCGCTTTAATCATACCAATACTACAGCTAGGGCAAAATACCTCACAAGTTTGTTTCCTTTTCTGCTTATCGCCACCGAAAAACATATCAACTATCTTTTTCATCACGTTCATACTTCCACTCCTTCGCAGGTATTCTTATAGATTCTAGTTTCTTAAGCAGCTGTGCCTTCACTACGTACGTTTCTTCTCGTGTCACATATCTTTCGTTAAGCTGGTCCCAACACTTCTTCTTCGGCAGCTTAACCATGTCTAACGTAAGGGTCTTACCTAGCTTAACTTTCTCACCACTTAGTAACGCATCTTCGATAACATCCTCTAGTAATTTAAGTACGTCATCCATGTCTCCTAGTGTGTATCCTCCATTATAAGCAATACGTCGAGCTAATTCTTGTCGGTTTACTAGATTACTCATTTCGCACCATCCAAAATTGTGACATTGTGATTATACTTGAACTTACGATTCTTAGTATTTACTAAACACTCAACCTCGTTAGCATCAAATGCATCATCACAGACAATCCAGATATTCATCTTCCAAGTTGATAAAGGCTCTTGAAGATGACAGAAACATTTGTATTTGTATTCCGGCAGCACGTAAAACTTTCCATCGCGCTCTTCATAGTATTTGCTACGTTCTTCTGTAATCTCTTCCTCCTCTAAAGCTGGGAAACTAATACGCACTTTATCGACGTGATATCGTAGGCTGTGAAGGCTAAATAGATAATCGTACACATTTATATCCGGAAGGACGATAGGTGCGTCTACGACCGTGCTAGTAGCCATAGAAGCCAATCTAACATTCTCTACTTCGTCTATTGTGTATTGTTTCTTCGGTCCGTAGATAATCTCCGATTCTGGTACACCTGCTAGTTTATTAATCACATGTACACTTGCCTTACCTGTTACGTAGTACTGGATGAATCCGCCATGGTCGAATACTAGATTGTTTAACGTATCGTCACCATATCTTTGCTGGTATACAAGGTACTTATTCTCGTCTCTCGCCGTGATAATGGATGATTCGTCTCTTAATTTACCTAGCGTACGGTAAAGCTCTTCTGCGTTTAGTGCAGTCACCTTGATACCTTCTGCTTCTTTTTCTACTGTTGTATAATTAGCGTTAACACTTCGGTCCGAATTATGGATGTTAACTGTTCTTTTTCTCACGTTCTTTGCCATATGATGACCTCCTATTTGTCTATACTATTAGTATAGCACAACATAAAAAGTACAACAAAGTAGAGTCCTTTTTAGGGGACTCTACTTCATTCCGGTTAGCACGATTGACGTGATAATCATATCCTGTTTTGTGTATTGAATACGATGGATAATCTGTTCTAGCATTGCTAGATTCTTCGCATCCAAACTAGCATATCGTCGTTTGTTATCGGCGGTTACGTAAGATACGGAGTATGTGTTCATTGATATAAACTCTCTTTCTCTTTTACTAGATGATTAACTAGTGTATCTTTAGCTACCTTAATCATCTTCTCTAGGTTGCCTACAGTACAATCGTTAATCTTAATCATCTCTACCTTTGCACTCATCGTTAATGCTACTAACGCGTTCTGTCCATCCTTAGAAGAACTAACGATTACATACTCTCCTACACTGACTGTGAAATCATTAGAGTTCGACGCTAAGTTTGAAATCTTCCCACTCATCTTCGCAATTGCATTCAACATGGTAACTCTCCCCTACTGGTTGGCAATCACATTGTGTTAACTCTTCTACTAACTCTTCTTCTGTTGTATGAAGTAAGTTTTCTAATGTGTAAGTACCAACTCTGTTTTTCCCTTTATCGTTTGTTATAACAATCGTTACGTACTGTGTATCTAATGACCTAAGCATTAAATCTTCTCCTCCAGCTTATCCATTTGCTTCTTAACTTCAACTAGCTCAGATAGTGTTCGCATTTGTGTCGATATATTAAAGTTTGTTTTACGAGAGAACAACTGTAACATCTCATCAGCTTTACTAACAGACATCCGTTGTTCTAGGATAAACTCTGTTATAAACTTCTGGTGTGCTGGTTTTAAGTCGTCGAAGTGGTCTTGTAGATATGTCGCGTATTCGTATAGCTCGTTCTCTAAATCTTCTCGTACCGAAGACGGACAATCGAGCTGGTTAGGGGTTGCATTATCGAACCCCTCCTCACTCTCATGACAACAACTATCGAATGCTTGGAAGCAACAGTATTTGTTATTGCACTTCATATTTAGCGAACTCCTCGTCGATGATATCTTGTAGCTGCTCTTCATCAACCTTACCGTTAAATGCTAGAGATGCAATCTCTTCTACGAACGCTTTTGTTGGTCCTGCAACAACTGTGTTGTTCTCCTTAATTGCAGATACGATTTCTTTCGATTTACGGAATGCAGCAACTTTACCGAATCCGTAATCTCCACCCTCTGCTAGGTTTGCCTCGATGCGCTCCTGTAATTGTTCTTGTGCCTCTTGTTTAGTTAATGTGTTTGTCATAATAAACCCTCCGTTTTAATTTTATTATTTTACTAGTAATTCCGCTAACTCGTCTAACTCTTCTGGTACGAATTTCATAGAACGTTTAATCTCTTTACCAATCACCTCATACTCATCATCCACTTCAATGAGAATTACTGTTGGTACACTAGCTAACTCGTAATGTGCTGCTACTTCTGGGAACTCCTCAACGTGTACTGAGTGATGTGGGACTTCCAATTCGTTCTCTAGATAGTTTCCTACCGCTTGACATGGTGCGCATGGTGTTGTGTAAAGTTTAATTAGTTTTTTCATTATTTTACCTCCAAGTACTTTTTAAATTGGTTAACTAGAATGTCATATTTATAGACTTTAAACTCGGCTGTTTTGAATCCAGCTTTTCGTACTGCATCTACACGATAGTGACGTGACTCTTCTGGATATAATGTGTTAATAGCGTCTACAAGTTTGTCCACTTCTTCTTTAACCTTATTAGCTAGTTTCTTTTCTTGCAGCGCTACATGTAAACGACGTAGAATCTCTTCTGTTTTCGTGATTACATCTTTCGTTTCGTTTACTGAGTCTTTCATCAATACATCGTTAAGGATAGATGTCATCAAGATTTCATCTTCCATAGGGAAAGCACCTGCTTTTTCACCTACTACAATTTTCATTACGCGTGCTGCCTCTTCTTGTGTGAATTTATGCTCTAACATATTCAACTCTCCCATTCATAATGTTTTCATAATCTTCTATTTTAGCATCTGTATAATTAATCCTAATATCGTCATCCCATTCAAACGTCGGAGAGGACTCAATCGAATCTATCATAGGGTTATCATCCAGACCTTGTAAAATCGCTCGTCTTACATAACTCTCAATCTCTTCTTCATCGAACTCTTCGAAGTCAGTAATGTACATCGTTACTTTGTGTACCTTTGCCATTGGTAACCTCCTTTACCTCTTCTCTATATAGTCTAGTAAACTGAGATATTTCTTTTGCTCTAGGATACCCTTCAAACTTAAATGTCTTCACGTAATTCGCTTTAACATAATGTTGTCTGAAGAAATCTACTGAGCCACAGAAATGTTTATACTCACTTCTACCACTACCTACTACTATAACATGTTTATCTCTAATTTGCAAGAGTTCTTTTTCATATTTTCGTAGAAATTTAGGGAAGTCTGGTTTCTCTTGATATGATGGGTAGTAGGTTGGAACAGCCAGCACGATTATATCAGACTCTTTAATCAAATCTCGTACTAAGCTTCTCGTTATACCCTCGTACCCTAAATCAACAATGTGCGTAAACTCTTCTTCTCTTAACTCAGATAATATTCCTACCGTATTACCTTTTAAAGAGTAGTAAAAGAGAGTAGACTTCATTAGAAGTCCATCTCTTCCTCTTCTGACTTGTGTTTGTATCCGATAGCGTTACCTTGTAGGAAGTCTACCTTAGACGCAATCTCGTTACTTCCAGACATCTTAGAACCATAAGTTACAATCCATTTAGCTCGTAACTCACCATTGTCTGGGAACGGCTCTTGCATACCTGCGTTGCGGCAGATTAAGTTTGCTAGATACTCAGCGTAGTTGTGGTATTCATCGATTGACATTGTGTCGATATCTTTGTATAACCACTCGGTCCATGCTTTCTCTAACTCTACTGCCGTTTGAATGAATGATAGCGCCCAATCCATATTCTCTTTTGTATTTAAGAATGGATTCTCTTTAATTAAGATTTGAATCACAAAACCGAATACTTCACTGTGCTGGTTCTCATCAGCTTTGATTAAGTTAATCATGTTGTTAGACTCAATCATTTTGTTATCTCGTGCTAATGAATGGAAGTATACGAATCCACCGGAGAAATATAATCCCTCTAGAATCTGGTAAGCTACTAAGCCCTTAAAGATTCGTAGGATTTCCTCTTCTGTGAATGTGATAGGTTCGTTTTTCGCTAGTTTCTCACGGAACAGGTCACACATATCTTCTAGTTGCTCGATAATATGGCTATTACGTTTAGCCAACAATGGTAACTCCTGTACCTTAGCGAAGTACTGCTGCTTACGTTCGAAGTTAATAACTGAGCTCGTCATGTGCTCATACGAGATGTTGTGCGTTGTTTCAAACGATGCAATTAGCGTTAACACAGAACGTAACGCTGGGTCAGATGTTGTCATAAATAACATCGTTACGATATCACTAGCCATTGAGTCTAGCCAGTTGAGCATACCGGATACACGCTCGTATACGATTCTCTCATCCTCTGTTAATACTAATCTGTATTGCTCGATGTCTTTACCCATACGAACTTCTTCTGGAATCCAATACTCACCGTATAATGCTTTCTGGAAGTCCATCCACTTATCTACTAACTGGTCGTCCCAATTTCGGATACCATTCGCTACGCCACCAAAGATACGCGTTGCTCGGTTAGGTGCTGCTGGGTTATATAGTCTAAAAGGTTTTTCTTCTGTTACAGTATTGAACATTCAATCGTCTCCTATTCTCTGTTGAATTTATATAAGAAATCGCTAACTTCCGAGTACACTTCATTGTCATCACAGTGAGAATCACCCATGACTGTATGTGCATCGTCTAGTAAGCTATACATTGTATTAATTGTCTCTTGCAGCTTTTCCTCTTTATCTTGTAATTCTTCAATAAGATGAAGTACAGACAATATGAACTTACTGCCAGTCTCTTCAGACCATAGCTCTCCATGACGAAGTACACTTAGCTGTCCTGTCTCTTCGTTAAAATGAATGGTGTACTTACCATTATCTAAATCTACCTTTCTAATAGACATCGTCTCTCCTCCTTAAAATAAAAAATAGGTACCATAGCTTTCGCTACAATACCTACTATACATTATCTATTACTCTTTGTCAACATCTTTTTCTAAAGAAGTTATATCTTCGTAAGGACGAATCTGTCTGTCCATATCTTCGAAGTCTTTACACATAAACATTCGTTTTCCTTCTGGGTTTTCCTCTGTAATATACACAGTAGCTGAGTAGTAATACATTGGTTCACCATTCAAGATGTCTACTGACAAATGATAGAAACCGTTCATATTAAATACTGCAAACGTAGAACCGTTCGTATACTCTAGCTGATAACCTCGCTGGATATAAATATTGATAACCTCGATAATAGATTTATACATGTAATCTCTCCCTTCTATATTAATATAGCGAAAGAGTGGACCTAAATCCACTCTTCTTGCTTAACCTTGGCACATTGGGCAATCAGCTGGTCGCTCACGGTCCTCTGTGTGCGTGTAGTACACTGTTTTCATTCCTAGTTTCCAAGACATTAAGTCTAGTCGACGTAGTTCTGATGGTGGTGTATTTTCACTAATATGCATGTTATGCGAAATTGCTTGGTCTACATATTTCTGAGCTGTTGATACGTGCTTTAATGCCCAACCCTCATCCATATCGAAACCAGATTTGTATAACCATTTTGTTTTATTGTTGTAGTTCGGCGGAGCTACTAGAACAGTAATACCTGATTTAACCTCTGTGTACAATACATCATATAATGGGTCTTCAGCAGGTGAGCCATTCATGATAATACTATTTGTAGCTGTTGGCGCTGTTGCTTTTACATAACCGAATCTAAACGCCGTAGCTGCCATCTTACGGTACTCTTCCCATTCCTCACCTACGAATCCTCGTTTGTCGAAGAACGCTCCTGTCTGCCAGTCAGAGCCCTCATACAGTGGATACGAACCTTTCTCTAATGCAATCTTGTATGATGCCTTAATGATTGCTTTTAGATAACGTTTGTGGAAGCGTTCAATCTCATCTGTAGCTTTAGTTGATTCCCATGGAATACCTTCGTTAGTTAGATGGGTTACAGTACCTAATAAACCTGCACCAACTGCACGGTACTTATTGTTTGTAACTCGCGCTTGTCCAACAGATAAACGACCTTGGTCAATTACGTTATCTAACATACGCATTTGAATCTCTGTAAGCGCCTCGTACTCTTCATCAGATAAGTTCGCTACATTGTGCATTACTTGAGATGAAAGGTTACAAGTTACTAAATCTCCTGCTTCAACTTTATAGATTACTTGACCTAACTCATTGTCCTCATTCTGTAATAATTTATCGTAAGACATGTTATGAATGATTTCTGTACATAAGTTTGAGCCAAGCGGCATACCTGCATGACCGTTAGGATTCATACGAGCACTTGTATCACTGTAGTACATGTAAGGCGTACCTGTAGTCATACGAGATGAACGAATCTTCTTGTATACTTGACGAATGTCTAGTACTTCTTTAATCTCTAAATCTTTTAACTGTTCCGCTTTACGGTACCAGTATGTGAAAGAATGGTCATGAATGTTAGGTTCTTCGCCATCTTGCAGCAATTTCTTATCGTACTGTAAGTTAAGGTCTACACCTAAACGTTGACGTACTTCACGTGGGTCGAATAATGTTACTGGTTGTACTTTGTCTAAACGACGCATAAATTCGTCAGGAATACATAATCCTGTCGTAATCGATTGTGCACGTTTTTCTTGTGTACCAGTTTTCAATCGTAACTCCAAGAACTCCATAACATCTGCGTGCCAGATTGGTAGATAAAGAGCGATACCTGCTTTACGTGTTCCTGTTTGGTCAACGTACTCAGCTAATCGAGATAACATACCTGCTGGATGGATAATACCATTGTTTGCTACTTTAACACCACGGATACGTGAACCGCGAGCTCGTAAAAATCCACCGTATACTCCTAGACCAGAACCATTCTTAGAGAATAGTGCTACTTGTTTTAGTACGTCAAAGATGTTATCTAAATCGTCATCCATTGTTACGATGTGACAAGATGATAACGAACCATGCGGTCGACCTGAGTTCTTTAATGTCGGAGTAGCTTGTCCGATTAAGTGATTAGCTAATGCTAGGTAACCTTGAAGAACGCGTTCCATACGATTCTCTTTCGGCTCTAATCTCATCAAGTATAATACTGATGTCATTAATCGTTCCTGCGGCAACTCTACTAAATTCTTGTCTTTGTTATGCACAAGATAAGTAGCAGTTAACGCAGATAGACCAGCATAACTAAAGTTAACATCTTTCGATGGGTCAATCATTTTACCTGCTTCTTCTAGTTCATCTCGTGTGTAGTCTTCTAGTAACGAAGAATCATATAATCCGCGTTCTACCATTGCTAGTACGTGAGATGCATAATCACCGTATCCTTCACGATAATCAAATCCACGTAACTTAGACACACCTTTGTACTTAGCTCGTAAATCTACTGCTGCTACGAAGTTTAATAGAGGTAGATTATCTTTTGTTACACGAGATTGTGTCTCTCGAATTAAGTAACTGAATAATCGGTCCGCCTCAACTGTCTTCTTAGCTTTGATGAACGAGATTACTGCATCTGTAATTTCTTGTAGCTCAGCGCTGTCAATCTTGTCCAAGTCTTTTGTTACTTCAATGATACTATCTACGAATTTTACGAATCGTTGCTCATCAAACTCTTTACTTTGAATGTATGTGCCTCGATTCTTCGTAATCATTGTCACTTTCTTTTCTGTCTGCTTTAATGTGTCCATGCAATCTCTCCCTTTGTTTTGTCTAGACTTATAATATATCAGATTAGCTTCCATGCGTCAAGAGATAATTTATCTTTCCATCCACATTTCTCTGGTCTACGCTTTACGAATACGGACAGTATTGAACCGTCTTTATTAAATTCAAGCTCAACTTTCTCGATACCTTGATGTCTAATGGTATCATTGTTGATTAACATACCCTTTAGAACTTCCCTTCCGTCCATTGCGGCACCTCCTTGTTATTTGTTTAACACATCCCAATCGATACCTCGGTAGTAATCCCAGATGACATTTTTATCGAAAGAAGTGAACCCTTCTAATGTAGTCATCAGCGTATCGAATTGTTGTTCCTCTTCTCGAACATCTAAAAAACTAATTAGTTGTCTTGACACAGGAAACTTACCTGCTAACTCGTTATACACTTCCTCCACATAAGGGATAACTACGTAGATGCTATCTCGATTCTTAGACCACATCAGACATGGAACAAGCCCAATATCTGCGCAACGTCGAGCATCTGTGACTACTTGCTCCCAATAAGACCTAATCTTACCAGAACTCATAAAGACATTTTTAACCTCTACACCTTCCTGCTTCTTCGCTTCATGGACAAACACGTTTTTAGAGCCTACAGGAAATGTGATATCGCCATTCATACGCATGTCAGAACCGAAACGGAATCCTCCTGCACCTGATTGTGGTACACGTTGTACATTCTCACCTGACCATGCTGTTAGTTCTTTTGCTAACTTAAGCTCGAAACCCGAACCTTTATTTCTTGCACCTCTACCTTGACTAGCCATTACTTAACCCACTCCTCTATAGCTGCTTTGTATTCTGCTTTACCTTTCCTAATTCCTTCCATGTTACGGTTATGAATGAACTTCCCTGTTAACTCATGTAACTTCATGACTTGTTCTTCATTCAAGTTGATGTAGCATGACGTTTCTCCATCAATAAAGTTGCTTTCATGTATGCTTAAACCTAACCATTTCTTATCGACATAGTCTTCTTCTGTTACATTCATAACAATACGATGGTCTTCTTCGTCGTGCATGGTAGCTTGTATTGTAAATACCATGTCTTCGTTTTCGATGTACTTTCCGCACTGCTCACAAAAATAACATTGGAAGTACCCGTCCTCTACAGCGTTAGGGTGTTTACATTTAATATCTTTCATCACTTACCTCCTAAAAGGAAGAGAGGCTTACGCCTCTACACTCTCAGAATGTTGTTTAACAATTGCTTCCGCTTGTGCTTTTGTTAACTCGGCAACCTTCTTATCATGAGCCTCAGCTACTTCATCAAACATTTCTTGTGTAGCACCTAACTTAACTGCTACTTCTTCCAGTACGTGAACTGTTCGCATAGTACGTGTTAGCTGTTGTTCAAACTCACCTAAGATTTGAGAGAATGAGAATCGAGCTAATAATGTAGCATCTGCAATTGTAGCCCCTTTGTTTGCGAATACAGGGATGAATTGTTTGTGTTCGTCAGTTTGCGCTTCACCTGTAGCGATATAGTCTAGGTAAACCTTCATTTCTTCTGGTGTAGCTGAACCTTGTTCTAACATATGTTGAACCGTTCGTCTCAGTTCCTCTACCTCTACAGTTAATTGTGCTTTTGTAAGTGCCTTTTGGTTTTTAGTCATATTATTTAATCTCCTCTTTGTTTAGTTTTATGAAATGGTCTCCATATTCTTCTAATTCATCTATGATGTTTAACATTGTTTGTGGTTCAAGGTGACTGACAATCACTCGCATACGTGCTTCCATAATAGCTTGTATTGCGTCTACGTGCTGTATTACACCTTCTAGTGAGTCTACAATTGCATCTCCTACATCGGTTACACTTACATTCATATTTGCGTACTGTTTTTGCAGCTGCAACATAGTATGACCATCGTTATTTAACTTAGCCTCTATCATTCCATCAATGTAATCTGTAATTCGATTTTGCATTACTTCACCCCTGTGCTTCCGTATTTACCTTCACCACGTTTGGTTTCTGATAACTCTTCCTTATCCTTCACAACTTCATAAACAGGTCGTACAATCTTCTGGAAGTGAATTTGCGCTACCTTCTCACCTTTAGGGATATATACCGTTCCTCGAGGTACGTAGTCTACAAATAACGTGTGTTGCGCTGTTGGTTTTGGTGGCACCTTATCTACCCATGTAGCTGCATCTTTCATATTTAAGATTTCATTATTCTTTAGTAAGTTTTCAATTCGAGCTAAGTTACCTTCTCCGAACTCACCTGTCTCTTTGCGCTTCTTCCATTCATTAAGTTCAATCATATAGTCGTCAAAAGTTGACGGTTTGTTATAACCGAGAAACACCGCTTCCTCTTCGTAGAACTCACGAGCTTTCTGTAATACCTCTGTAGGAATCTCTGATACAGGGATTCGTTTACCGTCAGATGTAAATGCGAAGTCTACTAAGCTAGTATCTTGGAATGTGTTACGTAATAACACACCGATAGTACCTCGATACGTAGCCTCGATAATACCTGTTGCGTTTGATAGTATTAAAGGTGTCTTATATCCCATACCGCTGCGCGTGTTTAATTTCATACCATAACGAGCATCGAAGTCAGTAGTAATGTTCGTTGGAACTAAAACTGATTTGAATGTCGCTGGTGGAACCAAACGACCTTCAGCTGCGTATACGTCGTCACAGAAGTCATCTCCGTGTGCGTTAGTTGGTAATTTAGCATCTTGTCCTAAGAAAATCTTAACTGGAATCTCCGATACCTTTAATTCGTCTGTCATATAATCTCCTCCTTGTTTTATCTACTATTAAACTATATCACGTGATTACTAGTTTGTCAACACTTTATTTTAAAAAGGTTTCCAATTTACTAGACCGTGTATTGTTACAGCATCCATACCATGTTTCGAAATAGTTTCTGTCGTGTCATCATAGAAGTCAGCAGCTGTACAATTTGCTAGATATTTTAAATTCTCTGGAGAAAATAGTCCATCTATCGAAGTACAGTAATAGTTACACGCTTTACAGATAAATAGTTTAGCTGCATACTCGTCTGGATAATCTTTCTTTATCTTCTCAATGTTCATGTACGCGTTCTTCGTTTCTTTCATGCTCATCCCTCCTACATATATAGTAATTCTAGTTTTAGAATCCCTTCAGCATCCGCTTTTATTGCATTATTTACTCTAGCCCACGCATCTTGAAACCCTAAGTCATTGGCATCTTTATCGTCAGGACTATAAACAAAGTATACTTCCCTATCAGGTTCTTTCTCTCTTATGAGATTAGCTGTACGAATCATCTCTAGTTTTGCATCTCTATCCAAGTACAGGTAGATTGGTTGTTTCCATTTCTGGGTAGAGTTTAAGATTAAGTCAATCTGGTCATTCGTTACTTGCTTACCGAATGTAACTACTGCACCATCCCCTAAGGTCGTCATATTAAAGAACCCTTCCACAATGATAATCTTATGATTGTCTCCAACTCTATCTAATCCCATTACAACGTCTTTCCTAGAATACTCCCAGTCCCTCGCTGTGGCGTTAAAAGATTTAATGTATGCATCTTTATCAATCGAGCGAGTATTCCAGTACACAGGCTTACCAGCGTTGTTAAAAGTGAAGAATACGAGACTATTTCGTAAAGTTAATGTCTTCTCATTCTCTAGGTACACAATTCCTTCTAACGTGTAATGTGCATCGCAGTTTTTAATCTGCTCAAGCGATACACCACGACCATGTAGATACTGTAGGAACGGATACGCCTCTGGATTATTAAAGTTATCTAATAATCTCTTACAGTTCGTAGGTGGTCGAGGACATTTCTTTTTCACATCTGGTTTTATGCCAGTATCGATATCTTGTCCTCTGTTTGCAATGAAGAGAAGCAATTGCTCCTCCTCAGTCAAATCCGCTCCGTATCTAGAGTGCGACATGTTTCCTTTTCTGTATTCTTCTGGGTCATAATCGTACCCTTCTAGTATTTCTCTCGATGCTTTATATGTCACTTCATATAGTTTCATAACAAAGCTGATAGGGTTTCCCGACTCACCGCAACGCTTACACTGCCATAACCCTCTAGGATTCGTCTCTACGTAAAACTTATGCTTGTCGTTACCACAGAAAGGGCAGTTGAAACGCATCTCACCGTTTGCCGGAACACCTATACCTAATTCTTGCTCTACAAAATCCATGAACATCCCAACTCACCCCTTCTAGTCTTCTCTTTGGTTGTGAATGAATAAGGCTACACTTCTTTCTCTTAACCTTGTTAATAGGTCCAGATACTCATTCATTTCTGCCTCGTCGTAGAAACATTCACCATGGTCCACCGTAGCTGCTAACTCTTCTACTAATTTATTAATATAAGATTTATCAGATTTATGCACTTGTAACACCTGCTCGTGCGCTCATGCGAAGATATGCGTACGTTTCACCGAACAAACGAATACGATTCTTCTCTGTTGTTGTTGCCACTTCATGGAAGTTTAACTCTTCGATGTTAGAGTAGATATCATTGTCTGACATCATGTGTCGTGAGTAGTAGCGTGATTTGAGAGCTGATTCTAATGCTCGTAGGTCTGTTAATACTCGTTTAATAGATTCATCATAGTTCCCTGTAAATACGTAGTTACTATCGTATGTTACATATCCGTTCTGTTTTGCCCACTTAAGTGTAGCTAAGTTCTTATTGAAGATATCCTGACTGAATGGGATACCGTTCTTCTGTGGTAACTTCTTCGCTCGTTTAGCTCGTACTACTTTATACACGTCCACTGTAGCTAGCTTATCTTTCGTGATATACATAAACCCTCGTGCATCTGAGTGCTTGTATTCATACCCGTTGTTTAATGGGTACCAGAAGACCATGTTAGTCTTCGGGAAGAAGTATGACACATCCGCCTTTTCATTGTTTGTATTCTCGAGCACTAGCTCGATACTCTCCTCTGAGTGATTTTTAATTTTCATTTACTTTTTTCTCTCCTCTGTTTTAATTTTAGAAATTCCCGTGTTGTCTTTTGTAACTGTTATAACCTTCTCGAATAAGGATTTAAAATGACTAGATTGTGTGATTACGAACACTGTACCAACTTTATTAGCGATGTCTTTCAATACCTCGATAGATGACTCAATACCTTTTTCATCTAAAGCATCAAAGAATTCATCACATACAACAAAGTTCGTATAGTGTGACACGATATCCTGTAATGCAAGAGAAATAGCTAGGTCAGCACGTTTCTTTTCCCCTCCGGATGCTAACTTGTAGTTCTTACCTCCTACACGGTTGGTTACCTGCACATCAAACTTGTCAGAGTATGTTTTATCTTTCTTAAGTGTACGAGTAGTAAAGTTTAGTTCCATGTTTCCCCCTGCTAAACGTTTAAGGAACTCGTTACCTTTTTTATTAAGCTCCGGTGTAATTAAGTCTAGTACGTGAGATTTAACTCCGTCGTTAGAGAATACTTTAACAACATCTTCGTCTTCTAGTTTCTCTTTCTCTAGTGCAATAATCTCCTTGTCCACATTAGCGATAGCATCAGACCATTTCTTTCGCTCTGCTGTACGTGGTTTTGGCTCCGGTGTTTCTTGCAGCATTTCCAATCGCGATACAACTGCGTCCTTGTTATTCTTTAACAACTGTAACTGATGCTCGTAGTTGCGGATGTTGTTGTCTAGTTTTGTAATGTGCTGCTGGATACCTTGAATCTGTTGTAGTACTTCTCGCTGCTCTTTCTTCTTAGCATCTAGTGCCGCAGTTGCTTTTTTCATGAGCGCTACATAAGGTTCACCTTTAGCTCGAAGTTGTTTAAGATTGTTTACTACTACTGCAACCTTGGATTTGATATTATTTTGCTCCGTAGTAACGTGAGTGATGTCCATAGCAGAACCACACACAGGACAAGTATCAGTAGTGTCAAGAGACTTATAGTCTTTAAGAAGGCGATTCTTTTCCATCTCTAGCTCTCTATCTTTATTAGCGAACTTTTGTAGGATATCTTGAACCTTAGCTACATTCTCTTCTTCCTTACTCATGTCTACATTTGCTATCTCAGCTATTTGTTCTTCTAGTAATTTTTTCGTGTCCCTGTCTTTCTCAATGAATCCGAAGTTAGCTGCTGGATAATCGTTTAACTCTTTTACTGCTAGTTCTAATTGCTTACGTCCGTTGATGATGTTATTTTTCGTAGATTCATAGTTTGCTTTATCGTTCTGCTCTAACACATCTACCTGAGATAGCTCCCATTGTAACTTCTCTTTTTCTTTCTTTTTATCTTCAATCTTGCCTTCTGTCTCACTAACTTTATCTTTAGCAATCTGTTGCGCTGTAGAGTAGACGTCTAGCTTTAGAACTGACTCTAGTATTTCTTTCTTCTTGCTATCGGTTAAAGATGCAAAAGAGCCAATACCTTCCCCTTGTGCGAATAGAATACTATTGATGAAGGTTAAGTGTGAAATACCGACAAGCTGTTCGATAAGTGCGTCTGTACCTGTGTTACTTTTCTCGGTAATGTTGGTTCCGTTACGATATACCAGCACCTTATTACCGAACTTACTATGCTTTCGATATCTAGAAATCTCGTAACGGTCATCACCATCTCGTCCAATAAGGGTTACTTCAGTATCCTTGCCAACCTTGTCATTTACAACGTCGTCACTGCCGCCACCTTTAGAAATCTTATTATATAAAACCCAACGAATCGGCTCAGCTACTAGAGATGATTTACCTGCTCCGTTAGACTCGAATTTATCGTCACTTTTATTCTCCCCTTCTATCAAAATAAGACCTTGATTCTCTAAGGGAATCTCAGCATCATTGATAGCTAGGAAGTTCTTTACAATTAACTTCTCCCAAATCATTTAGACTCCTCCCTATAGTCATGCCAATTACACTCGTAGGAGATAATTGCATCCTCTACTAACTGTTCTATTACACTTTCGTCCACATATTTACCATCTACACGACTATACCATCCTGTATCTTCATCAAAAAATACGACCTCTTTATTATAGAAACCATCGATAATCCGTTTCATCATACTTTGATGTCTGTTCATATTTCTCCTCCTTTATTTGATGTAAACCAAATATATCATAATACCATAAAAAAGTCAAGAAAAAAAGACTATTATTTAAAATAGTCTTCGTCCATAGTTCCGTACCAGAAATCATTCTCGTAAGATACCTTTGCAAATAACGTTCGATTCCCTGAGCTATCTACCTCTTTCGCGATGTATAATACTTCATGAACGTAGTAGATTCCATCAATGTCAGTAGTTGAGGACTCCTCTCTAAACTTGTCTCCAACTTCAATGCTATCAAAGTCTAGGTCGTACCCTAATGGAATAGCTTGGTTCTCTAGCTCTCTAGTAATCAGTTTTTGATTTCCAGCCAAAGCATCTAGTGTATCTTTAGCAAAGATATATGTTCCATTGTTAATCTCTACTTCTAGTTTTTCTTTCAGTTCTTTCTCTTTTTGAGTTAAATAGTCGATTCTACTCATTATCAATCTCCGCCTTTCGTTGTTTAGCCTCTTTAATGATTGCTAGCGCCTTACTCTTAGTATGAGTAAAAAACTCATCCGTATATGCATCGACAATATCTTCCTCAGTAGAGTCTACCTTGATGTCAATACGTACCTCAGATTTAAATTCCCTCTGTACTTCGATACGGGCTGTTGGTACGTCCTCTGTAATTGCAGCTACTTCTACAGCTAGCTCTTGTGGGATGACAAATCGTACATAATGGTCTTTCACAGTTTGCTCAGTGTTTTCGTCAATCTCTGTAATCGTAATGAACTGCTTATTAGGAATCTCGATGAATGTAGGTTTCTCGTAATATTCTCCGTTAACCAAGAACACACCTTTTACTTGCCCCTCATCAGAGAAGCTTTCTTGCAACGTATTCCCACAGTAGAATGCACTATCCCATTTCCCTATATACTGTCGTTTATGATAGTGTCCTAGAACGACGTACGTGAATGTATCTGGGTGTAGGTCTGCAATGCTGAACGCTCCACCTAATCTATGGGAATGACGTCCCGTTTCACTACCATCTACTCCGAGATGAGCTACTAACATTGTTAACTTATCATTTTGTGCTGCGTGTTGGGCGTATCTATCAATCTGGTCCTTTATGAAGTCTACATCATCAGAGTAAGATACTGGATAGATAGTCACACTGTCCGTCTGGAAGATTTCGAAGTCGTCTAGTACAAATACATTATTAATAGCTTTAAACTGCTCTAACGAGTGCTCAGGTATCCTAGAAGAGTCAGATTGGTCATGATTACCTACTACCATGAACAGTTCGATGTCAGGTCGCTTGTCCATATTCTCTTTAATCGCATTGAACCCCATGTTAAATACTAATGATTCTACACGTTTACGAGCATGATAGTAATCCCCTGCAAATACGATGTGTGCATTATGCTCATCTGCTAGTTCAAAGATTTTATCAATCGTGTTCCACTGAGCTACTAGTCTATCAGTAGCCTCAATCTCCTTACCGTTGTAGGTAAAGATTTGTGGTTTAGCGAATGTACTCCAGTTGTGCCAATGGAAGTCTGAGAAACAAATAATATTAGTTCTCATCAGGATGGTCCTCCTCTAGGTGGTAATTAGTAACCTGTACTTCATGACCATTCTTAAAGGTGATTACTAGAACCCCAGACTTATTAGAGCGATAGTATTCTTTGATATCCTTAGCCTCGTAATACTCTTCAGTCTTACCCTTCATAGCCCAGATTTTAACACCACGTCGTTCTGGTAATGATTTCTCTTTTTTGGATTCCTGTTTTGGTTCCTCTTCTTTTTTACCTGCTGCACAACCAGTTACTACGCCTACTAATAGAGTACTAGATAGTGCTAAAGCTGCTAATTTCTTTTTCATATTATTTCCCTCCGACTGCTTTATTTATTTCATCGCTTAAGTTAGGCATAGCTACTTTAGATTGAGGTTGCTTCTGCTTACCTTTACCAAAGTCCATACCATCATTCTCAATCTCTGCAAGTAATGCTCTGTGTGCTTTCTCTTCCGCGGATGTTTGATTACCAGAACCTTCATCAAACTTGTAATCTCGTATTAACTGTCTTGTCCCATCTACAACAAAGCCTAGCATCTTATCGTATACACCTTCGGGAGGATTTCGGACCTTATCCGCGTACATACGAAGGAACCCTGCTTTGTATTCTTCTGGATACTGGTTGACAATCAATACCAACTCACAAGCATTCTTCTTACGTACTGAACCTTCCATGTGTTCTGATGTACGAATGATTGCATTATAAGCCGAACGGTTAAGCTGTGAAGCTGCCCACGTTACTACGTTAAAGTCTTGCGCTACACGTCGAACCTCTTCAAATAGTTTACCACCATCATCAGATTCGTTACCTGTTGCATTAGGGTTACGTAATAGTTCTGGGTAATCGATAATCAGTACGTCTACTGGAATACCTAAACGTAACATCGCATCGGATAGTAATTGTTCAATCTTTGCTAGTGTAATAGTTTGCGGTGAATAACGAGAGAATAGTAAGTTACCAAGTTTACCCTTAAGCTTATTGTAAATGGCTTGTCTCTTTTGGAACTTCTCTTCATCTAGGTTATCCCCATCGATAATATCCCCACGAGTCTGTGCTAACATAGATTGCTCGAATCGTAGTGTCATACGGTCTTTCTTTTCCTCTAACGCTACATACAGAACGTTATAACCTTTCTTAACGTACATTGTAGCAAGGTTAGTCATGAATAGCGTTTTACCAGAACCAGATAATGCAGCAATTAGACCTAGCTCACCTTTAGCTAGTCCACCACCATTTAATCTATCTAACTCTCGATACCCTGTAGAAATTGTGTTACTTTGGATTGATGACAGGAGTGCTCGTTTCTCCATCTCATCGTAAAGCACGTTGAAGATTTCGTTTTGCCCTCCAGTTACATCTAACGCCTCTACATTACGAAGGTCATCAATAACTTTCTTCTGGAACTCTTCATCGTCTAGTCGCATAGCAGATTTCTTCAAAATGTCAAGACGTAAGTGCTTCTTAATGTATGCCTCGATAGATTCATCGATTACACTATCGTCACTCATATCTCGAACCTCATACAAACTTGATACTGCCTCGTAATACTTCTGTTGCTTTTCTGCATCTGCTCGTTGTCTATCTAGCTTTTGCTCCACTAGTGATAGTAACGTAGCTTCAGTAGCAAGAGACGAATTACTCTTGTAAAAATGCTGGATGACTTGAGAAATCTCCACGTACATGTGGTTCTCTTCTAGTGTTGCCTTAGGAAGAATAGGTAAAATCTCCTTTGCAAATGAAGGTGACTCTACCCCTTTCCTAAGTATTTCTTTAATAATTGGTTTCATTAAATCTCCCCTCTCCTAGTATGTTACTACTATATCATACTTTTAAGTTAATGTCAACCAAAACCTTGACTTGTGACCCACATTATGATATGTCGACCATGCTCATAGCAATCATGGGGAATACATTCCTTGTACTCATCATTAAAGACATACCCGCCGTGCCACCAGTCATCAAACATAGTAGCTGCTTCATATGAATGCTTTAAGGCTTCCCCGTACGCTTCCTTGTATTTAGCATCCATTATAATAGCAGTCTCTTTATTTAATCGGTCCATCTGTTCTTCACTAAGTTCACCAGTAGTAATTAGCACTACCATAATTTCATCTCCTCGTCAATAGCTGCTTGGATATCATCAGCCAAAATAGAATCCTTCTTAATCTGTTCTGCTTTAATCTCTTCACGTTTTAAGTCTAGTTCGGTTTTCTTGATGTTGTACTTAGGCGTATACCCATCAATATTAGAAATGAAGTTATCTTGTTCTAGTACAAATGGTGAAAATTCACGTGTAATTGCGTCGATGTCTAATTGACTGAACTTAGTTACAGGTACCGTATTGAATCCGACTTCTTTGAATGCTGCGTGTAAGTTGTCCCATGAGATGTAATTACCTTTATACTCTTGGATTAAATCTACTAAATTGAAGAAGTTGCGGTACTTATCAATCTCAATCATATCACGTAGTATCTTGTTCCACTCTGTCATTGTACCTTCCGCATTAGGAAGCAAGTATTTACCCATCGTATGGCAAACCTTATTATACCAATCTGTATCTTTATTAATAGCCGACTTCGGATTGTCATGCTTTGTCGAATTGCTCAGGTCCGCCAAAGTAGTACTAAACATAGCCGACATAAATAGTTCTGTCTTCGTAACATCTCTTGTTCCTCTTGTCAATAGCAATGTTTGTCGAACAATGAAGTCTTTAATTGCACGTTGTGAAGTTTCACTAATACCTTTATCTTCCATTGTTTCACTAACATTATTAAAGTAGTTCAACATACTTAAACCTTTGTTCGTTGTAGGTGTAAAGAACGCATCATACTTACGTTCTAATGTGTAGTCATTATAGTTCGTTGATGTTAGTGCATATTGACACATACTGATGATTACATCGAATGCGTATTTGTCATAATTAGCCGTAGCCTTCCAGTGTCGGAGCTCACCTTTATCACAGTACTTAATATGATTCTTGTAAATCTCCATACCTTCGGCGGATTTAAGCGTACTTAAGTAAGGTAGTGAGTTGTTCTTACCACCAAGTCTACCAGTAACAAGTGCATAGCGGTTCATTTGCGCACTAAGGTACGTACCAATATCGATACCCTCTTCTTCACACATCTTAATAAAGTTCTTGAAGTACGTCATCTCTTTAGAACCGAATACACCGTCTTTAAATGGTGAGTAGTTCTGGTTGATTTGAGGAATCTTACGGGTCATGACGATGTATGAGCTATCCTCTTTATTCGATTCAACGTTCTTCTCGTGACGTTTATTGTGGGATTCGATAGCTAAATAAGCATAACGAGTGTACATAATAGACACAATGTATGCTTTAAAGTCCTCTACTGCTGTAGGTGACTTCTTAAACGTATCCCATCGAGGAATAACACCTTCAATAATGTCATTGTTTGCTAGATTGTAAGCACTATCAACAGCACGACGTTTTAGTAAATCAGCTTCAATTTGCTTGCTGTTACGGCGCTTACGGTCAGTTTTAGGTTTACGTTTTGGAGCCATAGCTAATACTTCACCTTTAATTTCCTCTGTAGTACGTTGCTCAGGTTTCGTACCGTTAACTAAAGATGATTCTTCAGACGTAGCAAACTGGACAAACTCTTGGTTGAACACGACTAATGTCTTTCCTCCGCGACCGGATTTAGACTCGACATCGCATACTCCCATCTCTTTTAGTTTGTTTAACTGCGTGCTAATAGTGCTAACAGACTTACCGACTAATTTACTCATCTCAGTCTTAGTCATTAGTACCGTCTTATCGATTGTTGTTTTAGCTATCTCAGTTAGCTCAACCAGTAACTGGTGACAGCTAACACCACCGTTTTTAAAGAACGATGTGTTAATATAAATGTTTTGGTTCATAGTAGTTTCCATGTTCTCTTCTCCTTATTATTTAGTTATACACCCTAGATAGATTTATAGCATAGACAGTATACCACATATTTTAGTGAATGTCAAGATGTTTTGTGAATTGTCTGTTAAAGGACGTATTTAGTTGTGTATAACTATTATAACACAGGATTAAAATTCGAGGTTTTCCTCGTCCATAAATTGCTTATCGAAGTAGAATTTACCCATAAGCTTGTCCACTACACCATGGAAGTAAGCAAAGATAGATTTCTGGAATCGTGTACCAGCTTTCATTTTCATAACTAGTTCTTTAAGCGCGATGTAACCAATGTGGGCTTCCTGTTCTTTAGTGAATGCTGCTGTTGTATTGTTTTGTAACACTACTCTCCATAGCTCTTCGATTGTTTTCGCTTTAGAGAAATAAGAGTTTGCTAGATTAGTGAAACGTGGATTTACCCAGTGAGCTACAAATTCCGCACTCTTTAAGTTGTTTACTGTATCTTCAGTAGAGATATTATTATTACGTTGTTTATATGTTTTAAATGTTTTTGTTTTAAGGTCTTGAGTAGTTGTTTTTTTAGCCGGACATTTAACAGGTGTTTTTGCAGGTTCCTTGTCGGACTCTTCCTCTTTTACGATTGGTAGAATAGTAACGATATTTGATGTCTGTCGCATATCAGAAGGACGCTTCATATCGTACTCCTTTACCATACCTAAATCACGAAGACGAATCATTAATCGTTGAATCGTTTTATAGCTAACTTCTAAAATCTTAGACATAGAACGTTTCGTTAAAAAGCTCACGCCGAAGTACTTGCAGCTGTGCTCCTTGATAACCATGATAAGTTTAGATAAGTTCTTCTTCATATCTCCACGGACATCCAACTTCTTAATTTCGTCACGGTAAACACGAACTACCTCATTCATTTCTTCTACATTATTGAAAGTTACTAAATTATTATATGTTTCCTCACATGCAACTAACTCGATGTTTGTTTTAGCCATCTGTAACTACCTCCGTTGTTTTTGTAATATAGTACGAAGTATATAATAGAAAAAGAGAAATAGCAACAACTATTTCTCTTAGTAGGACAAATACTATTAAATTTTTACTAGTTTCACATCGAACTTCTCTTCCTTGTAGAGGCGTAAACGCTCTTTACTGTGGGATTTTAGGATACGATGAGTCATGTCGACGAAATCGAAAATTACAGTTTGGTTACCATCCACTCCATTAAGACGAAGTCCACGACCGATACGCTGTAGAATCTGTCTCATCGATTTACCACCATTTAGTAAAACCATACATCCGATTGAGTTGATGGAGATACCTTCATCGATAATGGTAGAAGCTACCAAGAAGTGAAGCTCATTATTGTCGAATCTAGTTAATAGTTCGGTACGCTCTTCCAGTGTGAGGTCACCGTTAAGGAACCCAACTTCGTAACCTTTTTCTTGCAACATTGCGACAGCTCTGTTACCATGTTCAATATGAGTAACCGTTAGAACGACTCCGGCTTTCTTAGCTTCATAGAATGTCACTGCCATCTTAACACCTAATCCAGTACGGTAATCATTTTCTGCGATACCAACTTTGTAGGCTTCTAAGTAGTTCTCTGCAAGTTCAATGTTTCGTGGTTCCTTAACTTCTAATACTCGGATTCTAGGTTTAGAAGATATACCACGTTCAATCATCTCAGCATTCGACACCTTTGCAATGATGTTACCGAACAATGCTTCTAGTCGATGACACATAATCGTATCTTTCGGGTCAACAGTACCCGTTAGCCCGATACGGTATTGTGCATTTTCCATAGCTAGCACATTGTTGTACCAAGTATCCCCTTTCGCACGTTGACACTCGTCGGCAATTAGTACACGTACAGAGTTGACAAAGTCACTAGCCTGTTTCCACTTATCGAAGTTCTTCTTATTCTTCTTCTCTAACACTTTCTCGAATTTAACTTTGAACCCCATAAGCTCCATCTGTACTTTAGCTTGTGAGTACGTGTTATCGTAAGCTAGTACTGTAAGAGCTTCTTCAATTTCTAAATCATTCTTCGTTTTAGGCGTCCAGTTCTTCAAGAAGTTTTTAATAAGAGTTTTTGTGTTAACTGTTCCAATGAATCTAGGTGCAATATCTTCACTCATTTTTTTGAACATTCGCTCTTTTGTGGTAAGGGAAATACCTTTCTTCGGGTCTGATAATGCGGATGCTAAAGAAGGACTCATTACGAATACTAGTTTCTTATTCTTCACATCAAATTTACCTTCACCGATTAATCCTGTTTCTTTAATATCGATACCCAAACCTTCACAAATAGACTCACGTGCTTGCTGCAAGATATCCTTCGAGTGAACCATGAAGCATATTCTTTCATCGTTGTCAAGTAGTGGCTGAAGTATCTTGATTAACCCTGTCGCTTGGAATGTTTTACCTGCGTTTGTTGCTAGGTTGACAACTCCGGTTTGTTCTGCTAGAGACTGCTTAACCGATGCGTACTGATAATCGTGAAGCGTTAGTACTTCACCCTTTTTCAAAACTGTAATTTCCTCATCGATAGAATCTTGGTGAATCAGTGGTGATGGTCTATCATCTTCAATGGTATATGTCAACATTTTTATATATGTCTGCATGTGACGAATACCTTCTAGGAACTTATCAAGGAACCCTGTAGGGAATTTATCATTTTTCATATCATAGTAATCTATAATTCCGTCCCAGTGTCCTAGCTTGTATACTCGTGAATGAAGTGCTTTCGGGTCCTTTAATCCAAGTTGGTGATGCATGTATTCTCTTACTTCATCTTGTAGTTTTACGTTATTCTGGAAGTCTACTGTTGTGTAGCTATTACCTACTCTAATTATCATTTAACTCTCTCCTCTGCTTTTGTATAAATTAAGTATAGCAGAGTTAAAATTTATAAAGGAAAAAGAGTCCACTAAGTAGTAGACTCTTTCGCTTTTTTAAGCAATTCTTCCAGCTCTTTCTTCATCTTCGCAACATCTTCTAAGTCTTGCTTAAGCTTAATAGAATTGCGTAAATCTTGGTTCTGTTGCTCAATCTGTCTTTCCATCTCAGCGGTTGGTACAAAGACCAACGCGCCGGATGCAGCTCTATACTCTGTCATGATATTCCTCCTATGCTCGTATTCTTTGGATTACAGAAGCAGTCAACTTCTTAACACGTGGTCGAACCAGTCGGTTAGGTGCAGTCAACTCTAGTTTGTAGCGGATTGCCTTATACGTCTTCTTCTCACTTTCTGGTTTACCATCCAACTGTGTATCTAGGTTAACAGTGTATACGAATCTGTTAAACTCTTGGTTGTCCGGTTCTACCTTAAGATACGTATCAGGTATTTGAATCCACTTGAACGAACCGTCGGCATTTTGTGCGTTATCTAACTGTACGTATGGAGTAACCTTCGTGTTAGATGGAAGACTTGCACTATACGCTAACGTCAATGTATCAAATGGAGCTTCTGGTTGTTCTGTGTTAAGAGTTGTATAAGTAGCCTTCTGCTTACTTACGAAGTTGACAAATAGTAAGTCATCCATAGAAAGCATTGGTGAGATATATCTATTTGTTTTAAATGTTGCTCGTAACTTCGCCTCTTTAACTAGGAACGGCGTAGGTTGACTTGCATAGTTTGCTAGAGGTAACCACTCCATGTTGTTGATGTTACCTGAGCTGTTTGATGGTAGTACCTTAACTTCCCACTTACAACCTGTGTTGTCCGGTGTTAAATATGACGCCATTAACAGTAAACCGTTAGAGTCAATATTACGCATCGTATCAAACTCGATTGTAGGGTCTTTGTCTAAGTTAAACTCAGCAGAGTAAACCTTGAACTTCAAGTCTGTTGATTGGTGAACTGACCAAGATACTGCGTTAGATGAACTGAATAGTACGCCGTTAACGTATGGTTGAGATGTTACAACGGAACCATCAGCAATATTTGTTTCACCCATTGTAGCTGTCCACATGTTATAGTTCGCACTATCTGTGATGAATACCACACAGTAGTTAACTCCAGCTTCAACCATTAATGGGTCATCTAATGAAATCTTCGTCTCTACTAGACCAGTATCTGATACGTTAATCTGTGTTGGCTTTAATACACGTTCTGCATATACAGTACGGTTAGGTAAACCTCCATCCGATAGTCCACGAATCTGCATGATAATAGGTAGTTTGTCATCTTTTGTTGCAAAGTAAACACCGATAGATGATACAACACGTGCTGCTGGGAATACGAACGATTGTGCTAATGGGTCATATAACTGGAACGTTACGTGCGTACGTGTAATCGTATCAGTTGTAATCTTAGCTGTACCCTGTGCAGAGAATGTTGTGATAGCTCGTCCATCACCAATTGGCTTGTTCGGGTCACCTTTCGCGTTTGTGATAACTACCTCACGAGTACCAGTACGAATGTTTTGTGGAATCTTAAATGTTCCACGGATAACACCTTGTGCATCTGCTTTAGCTGTACCAGCCATACCCCCAGTGTGACCTGTATCAGGAGTAACTGCTGCTCGAACACCATCAAACATGATGTAGTAGTCAGATGTTAATGGTGCAAATCCATCCGCTCTAAACTTGACATCAATTTGACGCATGTACTCAATCATCTCACTACGAGTCGTTTGAGCTGAGCTCCACATTTCACCTTCTGCTTTATCCGTTTTAGACCAACCTAGAGATGCCTCGTTCCACTGTGCGCCACCTAGTAAGTTTGTGTTATCTACTAACCACTGGTTGTAGTCGTTTAATTGTCCAAACTCCCCGTCTCCTTGGTGAGCCCACCAACGGTTAATACGAGTAGTTGTAAACTCCTCATTATATAACGTAACACGAGATTCGTCAATCCAGTTATCGGCAGACGGAGTTAATGCGATTGTACCGTTTGCTTGGAATACTTGATACGGGTTAACGTTCATAGGGCTAGTCGCAATATTCTGAACAATCTCTGCTGTCTCTTTAAATGGTGCAGTGATAATACGACCATTAACTCCCCACGCTTTAGCATTTGATTCGTTCTCTAAGAATGTAGGTCGAATCTTTTTGTCATCTGGTGTTTCTGTAGGGATAGTAATATGTGCGTCATCAAAGCTGTAAGATACATCCGTTAGGTCTTTATCGATACGAGAGAAGTCTGTGAATGGGTCTACGAATATACCTCGTAATCTCAATGGCTCTTGTCCTTTTTGTGCCACACGTTCTAGCGCTAATACTGCTTGGTTCGCCTCTACGTGTTCTAGTCGAGCTTTCATAAGCTGTAGGTCTTCAAATCGTAATCTCGTTACTGCCGTGTTTTTAACTACTGCTTTCTCCGAGTCTGGGTAAATATGAATGTTACCTAGTTTTAGAGATAACGGGTCCAAGTTACGAGGGATTGTTGCTTGTCCTTCTTCAGCTGGTTCCCCTTGGTGAACATGCACATTACCTTTTGAATCTAGCGCTACAATGTCTTCCCTAGATAATGTTATCTCGAAGTCAACACGAGTGATAGCATTTGCGATTGGTTGCTCTTTAATGAATGTGATAGTTGTAGTTCCACCGATACCATTCGCATTAGCTGTATACGCTTGTGTGTAGTCTACTTTATCTGCGAGGATTTTATCGTATGTGAAACTTGCTGTATATGCTGTACCTGCTGTTGGTCGTTTAGGGTCTGCGATTGTTTTACCGTCAACCACTTCACCTGCTACAACCCAGTGGATATACGATATACCGCCACGAGTAACGAAGTAGTAATCTTGGTTATGCTTGTAGGTTACTGTATTTGTTTTTACAATAGAACCTTCACCTTTGATATTCGTATATTGGTTCGGTAATGCATCATCGTCACCTGTAGCAGCTCGTGTCATAGCTTGTAATGGACTTTGGTACTGAGATGACATGAAGTTAATCTTATTGACAAACATACTGTTTAGTACTATAGGTTTATTCGGTTGTGTTGTGTAAGTAGAGTTTGTAATAGCTGTCGTGTGTCGCTCTTTTGGGATTTGTATTAGAGTAGTAGATGGCTTCTCTACACGCCAACCATTAACGTGAGCCACACCTTTATCTACAACTAACGTAATGTAGTTACGTGCACTATTAGCTGGTTCTTCTTTGATGTACATCTCGAATCCGTTAATCTGATAGGAGCCTAGTGTCTCACTGTCAAATGTAGCGATAGCCTTATTAACTAAATCCGAATCTGGAGTAACTGCCTTTGTAAATAACTGCCCATCATCAAATACGTATATTGTAGTTGCATCAGGGTCGTTATACGTAAGCTCTACTCGCTCTTCTAATCTATCGGCACCTTCAGATAAATAGTTATCTACATCTTGTGTTAGGTCTAGTAAATTAGGGTCCATCGCTGCGGTAATGATTCTGGATTTTAGTTTAACTCCAATTTCCTCATGCCCTTTACCAGTAAATGTATTAAGCTCTTGCTGCTCGAACGTTCTAATCTTCCCTGCAAGATACAATTTACCTTTACGAACTCGAATACCTGTGATTGCTGAATTAGGGTCTGCTGTCGCTCGTAGGAACTGGAAGTTCATGTCATCTTGGATGGAACCGTCTTTAAAGATGCTATCACCCAGAGCACCTAAATAGTGACTCTGGATGGATTGCAACTCATTTAACTCAGATTGTTGTAAGGCTTTGTCACCTTGGAACAGGACCTGAGTCCTGTTCTTAGTGGCATCGAATCTATCGTAGTAAGGTTTATCTCTGTACGTGTTTTGAGGCATATTTCAATCTCCTATTCTTTCGTTATTTTTATCATAGATTCATGGACGATATCTAACTCGTCTATTCTTTCTTGCTTGTTGTTACCTTCAATATAGGGGATAGTGCCGCCTTTGTTAATCATGATGTTTCTTAACTGTACTGTCTTGTTAAGATTCGTAGGCGTATCAACAAATCGTATACGTCCCATTGTACCTGTGGTATTAGCTAACGCTTGTGCAGAGAAAGTGTATCTTGTCCACTCTTTTGTAATGTTCATTAGTGGACTGTTTTTCTCGTAGTATCCGTTAACGTAGAAGAATAATCTCAGATACATTTGAACATCGGTGTCGTCGGTTCTCATCTCCACAGATATTGTTACGTCATCCCCACCTTTGATGTCTGTCCATACCTCATTGTATGAACCTAATTGAAGGAACGCATCTCTTGGTTCGATACACTTAAGCTCACCATAACCCTGTGCTTGTGTATACGTACACTTTGTAACTCGAGACATACGAGGCATGTTGAACAGTGTAAATACTTCGCTATCTCCGTACGGGAAGTTTGTATCTACGTTACTGTTGATTACCTTATTCTTGTTGTACGATGGTAGATACTCTGCGATTCTATTAGCTGGAGTAAACTTAGATAGTTGTTCTGGTAGCATTACATCTTGGAATCCACCTTCTGGATTAACATTACCAAACTCGCTAATATACACTCCACGATATCCTTTGTTATCTAGCATACCGCCCTTGATGTTAGCTGAGTAATAGACGTGGTCTGCGCCCTCTGCGTTTATCTTATCCTGAGGAATCATGTACCACTCTTTATCAGCAAACTTGATTTTCGGGAACGGCTTAGGTGAATTAGGATTAACCTTAGCTACTGGTATAATCTTCTCCATTCGCTTATAACCTATTATATCATTATCTACTAATGTATAATATGTGCGGTCCTTGTTGTTAGCTAGATACGTAATGAGCTCTTGTGTATCGTACAAGTGACTTGGTGCACCAATATCTTCCGGAGCAATCTTCCATGGGTCTCTAACATCCTGCCCTACGTATACAGAAGGGTAACCGACATACACATAGTCTGCAAAACACTGGATATAAATACCTGCTGTTATCGCCCGATACACAGATGGGGTTAAAACAACCCAGTTGTACATACGTCCCTTGAAATTTTTAATGTTATCTGTACGTTGCCATGCCCCATAGTACTGATACGTACCGTCGTTTAGTGCTGCTTGTAATTCTGTTCCTACACGGTTAGAACCGTTACCTAAATTTATCGGAACTGCGTTTACTAGCTCCACATCTACAGCAATGGTAATAGGTTTACCTAGATGTTTGATTAGGTCACTAGAAATCGTGTACTGTGCGTTCTGGTTCATGGTGTACTGGCTTATTAAATACTCTTCCGGAGCTTGTTCGTAAGGAACATTAATGTCTCCAGTAGGTTTTTTAATCAGCATGTAGTTAGCAAACTCGAATGTACCACCTGCTGGAAGTGTACCTACCTCAAAACGTAATGCGGAAGCTGGGGACATCATACCTGCTGTCATTGTTGTCTCTATTGCAAATCTCTGCCACTGGTTAGTAACTCTACCAAACTTGGTCCCATTGTTAGGTGCGTAAGTCCAGTAGAACTCTAATTCTCGAGAGTCGGTAGAAGACAACTCAGGTATTCTACAGTCTACACTAAGCACGACTTTATCCCCTACTTTAAGGATATCTCGACTACTTAACGTCTCTGTTTTATATCTTAACGAACCCCAGTTAGTGGAAGTATAGGCTACCGTACCACCGTTATACTTTCGGTTAGTTATAAACGATACGTTGTTGTGCCATATGTTAGAACCCTTGTTAGGTTCTGCTGCACCATAATCTACACCCCAATCCTTCGTCCAAAGAAGTAAGTTTCTATTTTCACCTTTTGGGATAGAACTTGGATTCGGTAGAGATAATCCAACGCGTAGCTCACTGTATGTCAACTCAATTGCAGCTCGTGTTGTAGTTGCGTCAGTATTACGACCTCGTAAAGCCAATCTTATATACCCTTCTTCATCGACAATAGAGTTTCTCCATGATACAGGAACGTCTATTCTGTGGTCAGAGTTGACAAAGTTTAACGTGTTGTTTGTATCCATCGCCTGTAAAATAACCCATCGTTTCTGACCTACGTTGTAGTACGACATTTCAAATCCAGAAGATGTAGCTCCTGCGGAAGTTAATACACCTCGAGCAATCATTCTAAATCCTAAGTCTGATAATAGGTTCTTAGATACTTGTACTCTACCTTGATGGTCGTCTACTCCTCTAAATATATGAGGTCCTATTGCCTTCTCTATTACATCTGGAAGATAGTAAGACGCCATAATAAATGGAGACTGCGTTAACTTTGTCGGGTCTTGCTCAACAGAGATGTAGCTCGTGTTACTATTAGTCTGCAACTTATCATAGTCAGAAGCAGGTATTGGTTTCCAAGATGGGTCATCAGGTAACGGTGTAGTAGGGAATCCTGTTGTAGTGAAAACTGTCGTTCCACGTTTAAATTCTACTCGTGTGGAGAACATGTCTGTCTTCAACTCTGTTTTCGCGTCTGTTGCTGTGTGTGTCACTCCAGTTAATGCGATATATACATACCCGTCTTGACAGATATACTTTTCTATGTTATCGGGAGTTAAAACAATAGCATCCTCAATTAATCCCGTCTGTGCAGATGTTACGATAGTGTCTGATATATCCCAATCATTCTTCAATGCATCCCATCTTCTAGCGGAGAAATACATTCGTTTGTTTTCGTTAGCAGATGCGTAAATCTTAACTGATACACGGAGGTTTCGAATTAGACCTTTAATGTACTCTTGTTTATCCTTTAACGTCGGTTTATTTGCAAAGAAGTTTGAGCCGTATCTGTCTGTAAATACTTTGAAGATATCAAACTGCATAATCTGTGATGGGTAAGAACCAATAGTAGTTCTAGATTCGGTGATTAGTTCATTACCATCAGCTGTGTTAAGTTTATCTAAATCAGGTTGCTTGAACCAGTCTGCATTGTTTAACGCCCAATAGTCTCCCTTAACAAGTTTCAAGTTTGTGATAACAACAGTTCCGTCTAAATAGTCGCAACGTATATTAAACGAATTAAAAGGTACAGGTCCTTCTGCTAAGTTGTTTATTATGTGTACTCTGCCCTTCATGTTGTTCTTGCTTATAGCTGTTCTACTGAACTGTGGGTAAGGGTTACTTCCTTGTGTTATAATTGCTGCATTTGCAGGTATTTCCGCATTGGGGTCTTTTGGTATATACTCGTAGTCAAAAGCTAGCGTTAACTTGTTACCTTCAGCATCAGCAGAGCTCCCAGCTACGAATGTTGTTGGGTTCGTAGTCTGGTTAGCAAGACCTGTTACAGGAATGTTAATTGGTGACTTATCTACCAGTAGATTTGTACCTCCAATGATGCCTTTAACTGGAACACCAGAAAGGGGTAATTGGACTGGCTGGGCTGGAAGTGTTGTGAAATTATTTGCGTTTAGAGCTGTAGGTATTTCATCGAGTACATTTAACTGTGCGCCTCTAATCGTGAAGTTCCCTACCATCCCGCGAGAGATAAAATTAATCCATACATTCTTAACTGTACGGTTTGGGTCAGTCTCATACTCTGATTTAATAACCACATCAGAATAGTTATAGTTCGGAAGTGGGTCAATTTTACCTACACCGTACTTAGGGCTATTCTCTGGAAGTTCACGACACGGAACCCATATATCTACACCTGTAGTATACTGGATTCGTAACTCCATACCTAACCAGTAATTGACGTTTCCCGTACCGTCTGTTTTAATTTGTGTAATATCTTTTACTAAGTTGAACTTAAGTTGCATCTTCTTGCGATTAATTAACTTAGCGACTTCTGGTCCTAATTCTATCTGTTCGGACTGTGTTGGTTCTGTTAAGTTCGCGTGTGTTCGTGAGATAACTTTGTTTGTTATATCCGCCGGAAATACTGCTGTTGAACTAACGAATGAGTTGGTGTTCGTGTAAATGTTTCTCGGTTTCATTAGTGTAGTTTTATCTGCTAATGTCGGTATAGTTCCAATACCTGCTGGTCGCCACATTTCTAACCAGATGTTCGACTTCGTAGCGTAGTTACGGTTTCTAAGAATTTTAGCTTCTTGAATCACATAATCAGAACGCTTACGGTTAGGGATTCGCGTTAACTTAGCTGTAATTCCTGCTGCTTTAAACTTACGGATTTCATCGATAATTTCAACTGGCACATGTTTAGTAAATCGTACATCAATAACAGCTGATGTGTAGTAACGACCTAGTAAGTGGTCAGGACCATTTAGTTTAGATTTGTTTAAGAAGAATACATTCTTGAATGGTTCATAGATTTCCACATCTGCTTCTGGGTCATCTAACCATTTCTCGATAGCATCTTTGATTGAGCCTATTGTTCCTCGCTCTGTTAGAATCCAGTTAATGATACGGCGACGGTAATCCTCATCCGCTTCATTGTCCTTACGGAATACACCGAAGATATCTCCGTACTCATCTAACCATTCTCCTGTAGCAGTCTCTAGGTTCGCGTCTGTAATTAATGACATAGCGTCCTTCTCTGCATCTGTAAAAGCGTCCTCTATAGAAGTAACGACAGCTGTGTGGCTGTCGTTAACTTTACCTAACATTGATTTCCAAAGTGGATGTAAATATTTAATGAAACTCATATATGCCCTCCTATTTCAAGTTTACTTTGACTGCACCTGCTCTAATTATCTCGCTACCTTTTGTTAATAGATTTGAAGGTGGTTTTTTATAGACGATGTCGTAAACTAATCTTTTATCTACATCTTTTATTATACAAGATAAGTCTGTCATGATGAGGTCTTGGGACACCTGCATACCATTTAGATAGTTCTCGATAGCAAATCTGATACGTGTATTTAGTGCATCCGTGATAGCTGCTTTTGGTTCTATGATTACATCTACATCAACGTCTACTGCTAATCGTGTTACAGGTTTTACATCTACTCGGATACCTGCTGCTCGATAGTTTTCTAGGGACTTCTCGATAGCTGTCTTCACGTTATCTGGTAGGTCACCGTTGTTATCGTGAGCGTATACGTTAACCTTACCTGTGAACTCTTCGATGTACACTCCGGATACTTCTGGTACTAATCGTGTACCATACTCTAGTGCTGGCTTTGTACCTTTACTTAATGACTCGATGTATTGACGGAAACGAGAACGTAATAGTTCTAGCGGTTCCTCATCCTGACCAGTTTGTACAGCTGATTTATTTGTAGCCGATTTAATATTCGTAATGGGTGTAACCATGATATCAATCGCATTTGCTGGTACGTTACCGATTGTTCCGGACTGGGTACAGAATACTTGTACAACAGCTGTAACAGCTCCTTGAGGAATGTAGTAGTCTTCTAGGGTCTCGTAGATGTTTGCGTACTCTGGATAACTAGATGTGAATCTTGTACCTCGAGGTATTGGCTGGATTACCTGTGTTGGATTGTTCAATGTAATCGTAATTGGAGTGTACGCTTTCTGTGGTAGCTTACGTTCGAACCCGAAAGAGCTGTATACGCCCTTAGAGATGGCTTCTAATAGATTCTCCTCTGTCATTACATAGAACGCCTCTAACTCCGTTGCAACGGCTTCGTAGATAGCTCTAATTGCAGAACCAACAGAGAAGTCATTTATCTTATCGGTAGATGTTAAAGTCTTATCAACCATCTTTCTATAAATCTGACTCATACTTTTAAATTTCATGTTGACCTCCTAGTTTAATAGTGATACAATACCACTAGTGTTAGCACTTACAGCAAAGGTAAAAGCTTCTTCAGTCGTGATAGTATATATTGACATTTCTACTGTAAGTGTGTTACCATCAAAACTGTTAGTACCTCGCTCTACATGCTTTACCCTTCCATCAGTACGAATACAACGTTCTATTTCATTAACCGCACGTAATGCAACTTCTTCGGTTTTCTTACTCCCCATAATATCTGCTAACAGCGAACCATAGTTAGGGTGATTTAGATAGCTGCCCTTAGGTGTCAGTAGTCGAATAAGTAAAGACTGTTTTAGATTATCAATACCTCTACAAGTCTTCAAATCTTTCTTATAGCTTGTACTTTCTGGATGGCTTACGTCCCATCCGTTTCCGTTAAACCCCAATATCTCTCCATCAAATCCAGCAGCCCCGTTATCGTCTAGTGCTGGTAAAACATCGATGTCCATACCTAATGTGATATCGTAAATGTTAGCTGTGTTAAATTTATCACTGTATCGCATAGATGTTAACACTGTAGCTCTGTTCTCATCGTTAACGGCAAATGTTAAAGTATCACCTACAGTTAGTAAGTGTTCCGGATTCTTCATTTTCTCAGCCACCGTATTTACTATGTACGGATATCTGAGTTTATTAAATTCGGCTAGTTCTCTCCATCGTTGTGCATCACCTAGTTTGTGTTGTGCGATAGATTGTAGAGTATCGCCGCTTGCAATTATCTTTTCAATATACTGTGCCAATTATCGCACCTCCAGTCCAAACGTTGTTATTGATTCCACTTGATTCTCCATGTAACCAAACGAAAGTTCAAATCCTCTAAACGACTCAATCATGTGACGATACTTACGCTCAGTAGATAAGTAGTCTGTGATATAGTTTACGTTTTCTCTAACTCTCTTAAAGTCTTTTCGTGTCAAGTATGAGATGTCAGAAGATTCACTCTCTATTGTGTACAGGATAGAAAAAGCCTCTAGTACAGTTGATACGATTAGCGTGTACATCTTAGGATTTGTACTAGCTAGGTCAGAGCTTCTAGTTAACGCTACTACTGTGTTTTCATCCACGTCTAATGTATTCGTGGCTATTTGTTCTGCTCTAATCTTCTTCAGTACTAACATTGCTACAGCTGATAACGCGAACGTAGGCGTATATAGCTCAGATTTGAACATCGGTGCATCGTTCATTGTATTGAATGGAATCACACCATTTTCCATCGGATAGACTCCAGAACAGAATGTGACTAGCACATCCGGTTTAGATTGTACTTCCTTCATATTAACTCCACCTTCCGTAATAACCTATACTATATCCAAGTCCAGTCGTACCATAGTTGTAAGCACCACCATTAGATATCTGCGGGTTTACTGTGGCGTTATCGTCCTTTGGTCTGTAACCTCCGCCGTTACCTTTGTTGTATACGTCATCTCCTACAGAGCCATCTCCAGAAGGTCTAGTTGGGATAGGGACGCTTGTCTCTCCGTTAGGGAATGGGGTAGGTAGTTTAGGGTAGTTCGGGGATGGTCGATAGTTACCAGAGTCAGGTAGTGTTGGAAATCTATTACCAATCTCTGGGTTTACTACATCTGCATCTGCTGGTTCTGATGAAGCTCGTATGATTATGAACTTCATACTATATCGATATAGTAATGGTGACTGCGCATCCTGTGAAATGGTAATACCTTCCGGTGCTAATGTTACGATGTGACTTTCATCATTCGTAAAGTTATGAAAATAGAATTCATTTTTCGATAGCTTACCATTTCCACCAGTAGCTGCAAAGTCTGCTATGAACTTCTTCATCTCTTTAATCTTGTTAACGCCTCTATCGGATGATTGACCTGTAGGGTTGAATCCTGTTGTACCTGAGATTGTTAGTGTAGGGATGTCATCTTGGAAATCCTCTACGATAATACGACTCTTTGTTTTTAATGCTGTCGTTCTGTGTGGTCTCGATTCTTCCATTGACTCCGGATTTAATGCGAATCGGAATGTTCGACCGCCTACTTCAAAGGCGATACGCTGTAGTCTAGATTTACCATTAGCAATAGTCATTTAGTTTCCTCCCTTTCTCGTTTGTAATATAGCAGATAAAGAAAAAGAAGGGAGCTATTCGCCCTCCTTCTCTCCCTTAGATTCTTCAGTTGTTTCTGTTTTATTCTGAGCTGCGTTATACAGTTCCACTAACTGCTGGTTCTCCTCCATCAGCTGTCTCACTAGTGCCTGAGCCACTAGGTTCTCCTTCGTTAGGTCCTGTACTTTCGCTTCCAGTACCATCAGGTAATACTTGTCCTGCACTTGAATCTGGTTCTCCTGCATTATCTCTTATTCCTCCCATAATTAGATTCGGGTCAAAAGAATACCAATCTAACTTAAGTAAATCCTCGGTAGTCTTCGCCATCATAATTACCTCGTTGAGTCTAATTAACTTCGTATCTAGTGCATCCTTATACGAGATAACTCTTTCAAACAACTCTACGAATTCATCCTTTGTGTGAGTTACTACACCAGAATCCTCAGTCAATAAGTCTACTGATTTCTTATCCGTTGTCTGGAATAACACACGAATACCAATCATGTCAACTTGTTTATTTACAGTGATATCATACATTCGTAATGTCTCTGGATGGATGAATCCTGCCTCAATTTCCATTTGATGTATTTCTTCAGTCTCTGCCAACTTCAGCGTTTTATGGACATTTAAAATCATATCCATTGTTACCTCGTTAAACGTAATACCAAAGTTACTAGCTAGGTCTAACACAATCATGTTCTTGTACTCATAAGGCAAACTCTCATAACCGCTTCGTAAAAGTTGCTCTTCATACGGTTTCTTAAAAATCATGTCGTACACTCCTTAGTTTGGGTATTTTAGTTTAGGTACTGCTGTGAGTTCTGCTGGGTCGGCTTTGTAAGTCGTTAAGTAGAATCGCATTTCTCCTAACACTACCTTTTTAAGCTGTGCTCTAATTATAACCCATATCTTCTTCTCGAAGTCTATTGGGTCCATTGTGTCTACTGGATACATCTCAACGTAAGGAATATCTGTAGGTACATATGACCAACCAGACCTACGTTGCAAGAATCCTGCCTCCATCATGTACACGTTATATTGTGAAAGGACAGTACCGTCATGTGCGTACATATCTGCTGCTAACTGTTCCCATACTGTCTTAATCGTAGACTTCCTAGCGTTGTAATCGTAAGATACCTCATAGTATTTTTGTAATGTTGTCATTTTTTTGCCTCCTCTAATTTTTTAAGTCTTGCATTTGTTTCTTGTAGACCCTTCCATAAAATACTTGACATCGCGTAATCTTTAATTGCAGTGTCATCATCATTTGTCATGAGACTAAGAGATTCATTGATTAGCACACCTATGTCTTTCTTCAATGTGTTATGGTTAGGTTGTCGATATTCATCTTTATAATCATAAGAGTACACGTTGTTGCTATTGATGATATCTGTTGCACTAATATCTAGTAGTTCTAAGTTCTCCTTATACTCTGGTCTAGATGGGTTTGCACCTGCGTTTAACGCAAATATATTTTCGAAATATGCTGTCATTCTCCCATTGGTTGTTGTGTTTATGAACGACATAGCGCCATTTGGTGCCAAGTTAGACGGTGACTTATTCATGTTGAAGTTAACTCCACCAATAGTAACTGTAGTTCTGTTGTAGTCAGTATCCGCTACTAAGTTTAGTAGTATCGCCGCATTATAGGAACCATCAGATTTCTTCTGGAATACTCCCCATGTGTTCTCTCCAATAACTCCTGTTTGCGGTTTTATATTACCATAAACATCTGTGAAAGTGCCTTGTGTACTACTAGTATATAATGACCCACCTAGTCGCAAATCTGATGTGTTTCCTAACTGGTAGAAAATGTTCTTGTCGCTCATCATGATTCTATCATCTTTTATTCTAAACGAAACATACTGAGAGTTGGCTGCGGATGGGTTATTCTCTGCACCCGTTTTTGGGAATAATAGAACCTGTGTCTTAACGTTATCACTAACGTATGCTGAGCCTGTTACCTGTAGCTTGTTTTCGCCATTACCTGCAACAGGAATCATGTTAACACCTAACGACTGTGTCTTAGCATCCATGAACGCAATAGGCGTACCTTTGTTTAGAATAAAGGTAGTCTTTACTTCTGGTGACACTTTGTCTTTTATTGTAACCTCGACTTCGTAAATCTTATCAACGTCAAAGATTACAGATGTTGTCGTAGCCTCGTAAGTGTTCGTTCCTTTCGTAATGGTTGCGAAACTAACAGCAGCATCGAATGTTCCGCCTAATACCCGTTTTCTAAATGTTCTAGTAACAATATCATTCTTGTTCTGCCCACTTATTGTTAGCGGAGCGTAGGAGCCTGATGCTGTTACTTTTGTACTCGCTTCGAAGTTATTCTGCCTAGCTCCAGTACCTATTACTGTTGGAGGTGTATAAGGTATCATAGTAACACCAGTAGATACAGGTGCAGACAACCCTCTTGTATCTATAGCAGAAACGGTACAAGATGTGTTTGCGGATGCGTTTACCGTACCAAAGTTAGCTACTACGTCACCTGTTGCTGGAGGTGTTACAGGTACGGTCACACCGTTAATCGTAAAATCATAACGTGTTATTGTTGCCCCTAACTTTCCTACCGCTCTATTTGCTGCCGGAACAGTAACTGTAACTTTTGACTGTCCTTGGATAATCATAGATGAGTTACCTGTTATAGCAGTGGTAACGGAGTTTGTATCAACAGCAGGGAATGAACCAGAAAATGTAGGTGCGATATTCATTCTTGAGATATCTATTCCACCATTTGAGTATGATGGGATAACGTTATTGGTATTAAGAACAACACCCTCACACATCGTATCAACTTGGAATGTTACTAATCTAGCGGTTCTGTCTGGCATTGTGTCTGTTGCTATTTTATCCTGCTCCGCTTGAGTGAAGGATATGTCAAATTGCTCGGTAGTAGGTGTATAAATCTTTCTAAATTTTGCAGTGTCTGCCGCTGGAGGATTGCCGTTACCATCGTAGTTCATATGCACACAAACATGAACTCGATACTGCAATCTACTATCGTACGCTCCTATCCTAGCTCTTATAACTTCATTTACAAATAATGCGGGACATGATATGAAACCTAAGCTAGGTCGATAGTACCTTCCTTCTGGTCCCCACCGTTTACCTCCTATCTGGTTTCCGTTAGCATCGTAGGTTACGGCTGTTGCCCATAGTGCCATCTCACTTCTGTTTCCTAGAGCCTGTGCTAGTTTTTGTCGAAGTGCTGGTACAGCACTAAAGTAAGCGCGTGTTCCTACTCTTGTTTGCGTATCAATTAAGGTATCCGCACCACTAGTATTTTTAGCCCACAACTCAACTGTGTGATAAAATGTACTATTGCTTACGTTTAAATCAATCCAGATATCATTCGGTAGTGTTGCAGATGGTTGTGATGCTACTGTACTCTCTCGAGCTATCTTATCTGCTACTACATCACCACCATTATTGTGTAAGGCGAATACATCGGTATCCTTACCTACAGATAATCTAAACCTTAACTCACCATTGGCATCATGCGCCTGTTCCCACGATGCATTAAGTACCTGTGTACCTTGCCCTCCGTTAGGGTTGGTGAATGTGAAATATTGCGTGTTTCTTGCTTGCTCACCAAAAGATGAGTAAAGATAAAATGTAAATGTACCTCTTGTTGTGTACCCGCTATTTGTACGGTAGAAATATACCGAAACGTTAACCCTACTAACGTTTCGGTTAGGGTCTGCCCAAGCATCCCAGTAACATCTACCTTCTACATAGGGGTTCGTGGTACCTATCATAAATGAACCACTTGCCATTAAATTCCCTCCCTAGTAGTTTGAGATAAACGCCCAACCTGCGTTGTTTGCATTCTCTACGCGTAGTATCTTGATTGGTCCCATGTTTATCTCGTTTTCTGCTCTCAACTTCTTAGTCCAAGTCTCATCACCGTCCAGTCGGAAAATCTCTTCTGGTTTACCATCTCTAATGTAGTACCCTGCGAATTTCTCCGGCGTTATAACAGTATAACCAATTTCGTTACCGTCTTTATCAACCTGAGATACACGGATACCATTTAAGTTCATGCGGACGTTTGTGTTATAGTTCTCACCAGTAGCCATTGTCCACTTGATAGGTTTTTTCCCTATGTTAACCATTATACCCGAAATCTGTGCGGTACACTTAGGAGAGGCTGTTAACAGCAGTCTCACCTTACTCGTTGTTGGTGTAAACTCAAAGTAAGAAGGCATGAATGCACTATGCTTAATGCTACTATTATCGGCTAACTGACCACCACTAATTGTTACCCAGTGACTATCATTAGTTGGATTGTCTACTGTAGGTCTTTGGAGCTCGATGTTGAACCTGTACGTGCTATCTCCAGCTGTCATCTTCTGTAAGAAATAACTGATAGTGTACGGTTGGTTGGGAATAACATTTAGTACTTGACCGATTACTGTAGCTGTGTTATTAGTAGCTGCGTTAAACATGAATCCACTTGTGAATCCTAGTGCATCGAGAGCGTTGGTTTGAATACTATCTGGTAAGTTGTAAGCTGTGTTAGATACTGCATCCCAGAATGTAAACGTCTCTTTATTCAATATAGGGCTAACAGACTTATCAAAACCGATAGAGTTCTTAACGATGTTCATACCACCTGATGCGTAGAATGCTGCTGTCCATGAACGGTCTAACTGTTCAATCTCAGACTTTAACACATATGGTGTGAAGTCGATATTCTTCATTGCATCCTCTAACGCTTTCTTCTGTTCTGCATCTTTTTGAGCTAACTCATCTTTTGTAGCTAAGTCAGTCAAGTCACCCTTATCCGCTTTACCTTGCAGGTCTGTGACATTGGCTTTATCTTGCAATCCTAACTCGTATTCACGTGAACTGAATACAACGCTCTTAATGGAGTCTGTCTCTACTTTCGTTTCTGCGTTAGCTATACGACGTTCAAGTACAGGTATAAGGTACCTAGTGTCCTCTTGAGCCGTTGCTAAGTTGTTACCATACATAAATGTACCATCTTTATCAAAGAACGGCGGAGTCCAGTCTACGTACGTATAACGGATAACTGTAGGTGAAACACCTTCTGGGTCACCAATTAAATCGATAGCTCCAGTGAACGAACAATAAGAGTCATACTGTGAGTTAAGCGCGTAAACGATTTGCCATTGCTGTCCTGTCTGCTTTGTCTTTATAGGAGCCGCTATTTCAACTGGTCTCTTGTACGTATCTGTAGCAGCCATCTCTCCTCTGTTTATAATTGCTAGGTCCTTTTGCGTGTAGCCTATTGGAGTGAAGTTAGGTGCAACTCCGCTAGTAGCGTTATAAGGTGTGAAGGAGTAGATAGTAGCTCCACTAGGTGCTGTTTGTTGAACTGGTTCACCTTGGAACATTTTCCATCCGCGTAAGAAGAATGCTACGTCTTGACCTTTTACCTGATATGTGCTAGTAACGTTCATCTCATCAGCAGAAACTAAGAATGATATATTCGCGTTAGCGTAGTCTACCTTGAATTGGTCTGGTTGTGTGAAGTTACCTGTAACTAAACGACTAAGTTCTACACCTTTACCGTTAGCCATACGGACTGTACCGTTGTTTAGTATAGGTTTATCTGCAAAATTGTTTAGCTGTACTTGAATGTAACGTTTTCCTCCGAGAGATACGTTTTGGTTTTGGATGGCAATAGAGAAACCTGCGTCTAACAAGACATCTGCGAATCTATTAACCTTAGTAGGCTGTCCGTCCTCTGTCCAGTAGAACTCGTCTCGAATCGTACCGTCACCATGGAATACTTCCTGTATCGTCATTGAAGAACGTGTTGTGTCTGTAGTTCCATTCTTAGCTGTATAGAACGTAGGTAATGTTACACCTGCGATAGCCCTATTTCGGTTGTAGTATACATCATTACCGTTTGCATCTTTATCATCCGGACGAGGTGAGTACTCAACTGTCTCCTCTGTAACACCTTTTGCTATCATCACGTTCCATACTCTCAGTGTCCCTGACAGTCCATCCACCCTCATGTTGACATGAGTAAATGGGCTACCTCCTATAGGGCTTCTTGTGAATAACTCTACGCCACTCAATTTGTCTGGAGTAAACGTCAATGTAGGTGTCAGTGCAGGGTATGGATTGCTACCTTGGAAGTACATCTTACCTGCTACTGGGTTATTACCGTTTGGAGTAATACTCCAGTAGAACCCTACTACTGTTTGGCTATTTATCATTTCTGTAGAGTTTCCTCCATGGAACGCGTAGATGTTTTTAGTTTGGTTCGATGTTCCGTTACCTACTATTTCTGCTGGTGTTATAGTACCATCGAGAAGGTTAATACCACCAACTTCTAAGTTATTCTTCGTGTTACCCTTAAAACTCGGTAAAGCTATTGTTGTAACTTTTGGTGATATAGATGTTGTTGGTATACGCAAATCAGTAGTCGAGTGTTGTCCCGTTTTACTAATCTTACCAATCTCTGCGTTAACATCTTTGATTCTATCATCCGTGTATGTCTTCTGTTTCTGCTGCACAAGAACAGTTAACGATGCGTACGCATTCTCATAATCTGCCCACGCCTTATCCCATGCAGTACGTACTACATCCATGACTACATCAGAAGAAGTATCCCACGGGTAGACTGTATTTCTACCAGAACCTGTTTTAAGGGCTCTCAGATACGTTCTAAGTGCGTCGTAAGCTGCGGTTAGGTTTTTGTACGCCGCGTCGTTTACAGGGTCTATAGCGATGTCTCTAGCCTGTTTACGGATAGCGTAGAACTGACCTTTACCCCATGTGTCTGCGTCTAACTGAGCTGATGTCTTCATATCTTGAGCACCTGATAGAGATTCACCTGTAATGTCTGCTAGCTTAGTTTTAACTAATCCACGCTCAAAACGAGTTAGATAGTTATCGTTACCAAGAGCATCCATGTTCCAGTTAGTGTTATCCGTGTCACGTTTCGTATCTTCTGGAGCTGGTACCCAGTCGGAAGGAATTACACCTTTAACAACCATATGAGATTTAATTTCTAGTTGTCCTCCGGCTCCGATGTCTGTGAAACTTGTTGGTTCTACACGAACAGTCTTAGATGTACTATTAGGGTCGTTTGCAGTGTCTAGGAATAATTGTGTTACAGGGAATGTACCCCATACCATCTTCCATTGTTGTGTTGCGCGCATTTGTACAGGGGTTCCAGTAACTGGTTTGCCGTCCGTCTCTTTGTCTTTCATTTCGAAACCGATTGTTCCAGTACCACCATCGCGATTGTCTGTCACGTATAGTCGAATCGGTATACCTTTATCTGGGCTTGCTCCGCCTACTGTTCTCACGTAACATACGTAAGTTACCATATCACCAACAGATAATAGCCCACTTCCAGCAAGTTTACTAGATTTGTACTTAACTCCGCCCCATTGACTTTGCGTGTAAGATATCCATGTATCCTGATTCGTAGCGTTTTGTGGTGAAGGTTTAACTCCTGTCTTAGGCGGGTTCCCTGATGTGTCACCTGACATAACCCATGCACCTGATATGTTCCCTTGAGGTGTTGAGTTATTCGGGTCTGTTGGGTTGTTAGAGTTCTGCGCACCAAAGTCACGAGAACCAATTAATAAGTTACGAATGTTAACATCGAATCTGTTAATCTCAACCCAGCTACCTTGCTGCCACATCCACACGATACCTGTTCCACGGTCATACCATAGCGCACCTTCACGTGGATTTGTTGGCTCAACGTTACCTACCGTGATATCTTGGATGTTCGCAATTGTAACACTACCTGTAGCCACTGGTGGATTCTTGTAATCACAGAAGAATGTAGCTCTGTCAATTACGTCAGCAGCATTGATGTTGAATGAACGACCTACGTTCTTATGAGCGTTGTTCCAAGCTGTATCCGCCGCTGTATTGTTAGAGACACGAGTCCAGATGAAATCTGCTACAGCTACTGTGCTTGTTACGTCTTCAGTACCTTTTGTAATTTTAGCTGCTAGCGTAGAGTTAACTCCACCGTTTACGAATATCAAACCGTTAGATGAAGTCACTTCTACTTTGTACGGTAAGTTCTTAACCGTATTGTCAATCTGGTTTTGGATATCATCTAGAGCTGTTGATGTCTCTTCCTGTGTCTTCTCAATCTTCATGTTCAAATCAAGGAACTGCTGCGTTACTTGCTCAGAACTAACCTTGATAGAAACCATATTATACAGCTGAGTGATTACTGCACTCTGATGCAATGACTCTTTGTTCGCGTAGTTTACTGCGTTCTCAAATGCTTCAACGATACGCTGTTCGTAACTAGCATCAGCAGCTTTATCCATTTCTGTTAACCAAGAAGCAAGGTCATTCAGATATGTTTCTGCGGCAGTAGAAATGTCTTTCTTATCTTGTGCTGTCAAGTTACCATCTTGCATAGCTGCCATGACAGTTGTCTTTAATGCAGTATGGTCAGAGTTAAGTTTGTCAAACCACTTCTTAACAGCTACTTTCTGCTCATCAGTTAAGAATGGGTCTAGTAAAATAGTTTGTGCAGCACCATCTAGTGTTATTTTCTTGTTATCGATGTCATCTAACAGCTTCGATATTTGCAACTTGTTAGCATCTGTGATAGGGTTCGTGTTGACATCGTTAGCAATATATTTTACTAGTTCTTCGATAGACTTCTGTAGACTATCTTTGCTCTTACGAGCGTTGTCCTTCATCTCTTTAACTTTTGCTTCAATCTCAGCAGTGTCGATATAGTAAGTGTCTTTCTCTACTTTTGTTTCAAGACCGCCTTCAATCTCAGACATTGTAATTTTTAGTAAAGAGAATTGATTATTGATTTGTTTTATGATATTCTCTAACTCAGGGGAGATACCTCCACCGGAACCACCGGAACCGATTGGCTTACCATTAACAAGTACACCCTCATCAGTAATCTCCATTTTTGTCTTAGGATTTTGTAACACTACGTTACCGTCCTTTAAGATTTCGATAGAAGATAGGTCGCTAGATTCTTCTTCTGGATTCTCCGTATCATTCTTCTTAACGATTGAGTACGAGCCATCTGGTTTTAGTTCTTGGTACGTGATACCTCCACCACTGATATGACGAGAACCTAGTCGGAACGTACCATCTGACTTGACGAAGAACGTTGTACGATGGTTGTCGTATACACTTTGGTGAACGTATAACATTGTAGGAGCATCAGGGGATTCTGGTTCGATTAGTTCGCCATTTGCATATCTAGAATGTGGAAGGTCCATATAATCGAAATGAGCATCCTGTACGTACATGTTCTCTTGGTCACGGTCTGTAGAAATTAAGAACGTTTTACCAGAGAATGTTATTTCACGGTTACCCCTTCCATCGATGTTATCATAAGTCATTGATGGATATAGATTGAAAGTGTTCCAGAGTTCTTGCTGGATAGACTCGATTGAATCGTCCGCTGATGTGAAGTCTGTACGAGTTAATTGTTGTTGGTCATCTGTTTTACCATAGATGTTAATTACGATTGGCGTATCAACTTGTCCATCGATAAATCCAATTAGCACACGAGTACCTACAGTTACTAGTGTTGTAGAACCATAGATATTTCCGTTAGCTGTACGACCAGACATATGAGTTGGAAGCATAGCTGAGTACTTACCGTTATCGTTGGGGTTTTTAGCTGTAGAGTTATTGTCTCTTACTGTGATAACGTCAACTGTGTTATATTTGTAGTTAACTTTTACAACATCAGCAAGAGAGAGAGTAACAAGATTGTTACCCTCTTTGTATTTTCGTTTCATTTCTTTACCGAGTTGTGATTGGAATCTCATTGTTTCTAAAGGTTCAAATTCTACCATAAAGCTATTACCTCCTCTTTTTTATATAGTATATCACAGTTATCCGACAAACCGTTTTACGTGTCCCTTAAACACTCGGTCCCAGTATGAGCTGTTTAAGTCTTCCTCGGTAATTCCCTTATCCTGTGAACCTATGAATTTACCGTTTCCTGTGTATATAACTATGTGACCATCAGTCTTGTACGTATCAAACCATATCAAGTCACCTACCTGCATCTGCGATTTAACTTGGTTCTTATCTGAACCACGGGAACCTATTGTCTGGAGCCGTGAATCTGTTTTAATAGTATCCGTGGTCATACCGTGTTCTCCACCTTTTAGGTCGACACCGTTTAGGTTGAATATCCACCAGATAAACGATGAACAGTCGGTCTTGATTGGTGATTTAGTGAACGGGTTACCGCCGGAACGACCGCCACCGAAGACATAGATAGATGGTTTTGTTGTCATCTCTTTCGCGATAGCTACTGCGTTCATTGCTACTGGTCCACCTGCAACAACTCCACCTGTACCTCCATTGTTTCCTCCTTGTCCTCCACCAGCCATTTGTGCTTCTCTAGCAGCTTTCGCTTTCTCTAGTAATGTAGCTAATGTATCCTCACCTAAGTAACCACCTTTGAAGTCTTCCGATTTACCCCATAGGTTCGTGAATCTACTAGCTCCTCTATTTTGCAATCCGCGAGTAACCCCGATGATAGTAGAGTATCCATTTGTGTAACTAAATTCGTGCTGTATAGATTCAATATAGAACTCCCACTTTGTCTCTTGCTCGAAGTCTTCGTAGTACAGTTTTGCGCCGACACGGAAGGCGGGGTTACCTAGTACACGAATATCTCCAGAGTAGAAGTTAGGATTCTCACAATACCAGTTATACAATCTATCAGTGAAAGTTTTTAGCTTAACGCTATCTGGAGATTTTTCGTTATTAGTTGACTGGTTGACATCTCCAGTTGCAGATGATATAATCTGTTTATACTTATCCGGATTAAACTTCTCATCCGCAATCGCATCGATGATATTGTTTGTCATAGACACAGTCATTGATGGGAATTGTGCCTTCAGGGAAGCAGACATTTCGGACTTCTTCTTACGGATAGTCTCTTTATCCATGAAACCTTGCTGGTTGATGTACAGTAACAGTTCATCATAGGTTGGTTGCTTAGCAGTATTCCCAGTATTGTTAGCGGCGTTACCAGTGTTCACATTACCGTTTTGTGCTTTGTTAGCAGCTAGTAGATATCTGTTAGAGGCATCGAGTCTCTTATATCCGTACTTCTTAATAAGTTCTGGATGGAAACGAGGATATACCCCTAAATCTAAACTAGTAAACTCCGCGATGTTTGGTGCATCCACGCAATAAACTGAGAAAGCTTCGTTATCATTTCTACTGTAAGACTCCTGCAATACGATATCACTCGTTATCTCGTAAGAATGTAATGCTTCCCATTTGTCTTTATCGAATGGTGTTGGTCTCATTAATGCAATACATCGACCATCTTTTGTGAACTCGAAGTACAGCTCATTAAAAGGTTTAGCGACAATGTCTTCTAAGAACTGTCTCATGGAACCTTGGTAGTTTACGAATGGTGATGGGTCTTGTAACGACTCGTCAGATTCCCAGCTCTTAAACTCATGTGTGAAATAGTCTTGGAGACCTGTACCATTTGCGAACTCATATTGCGCATATTTATACAAGAATCGGTCCATTAACTCATTACCTATTCCTGCGGCAGTGTTACCGGAGAACTTTAGCCCTTGTTCCATTCCATCAGGTAACCATCCAATGTCAGGGGAAATAGCTGCGAATTGTTGGATTACACCAACTTGGAAATTGATTAGTGCTTTTGTCATCGCTTGTCCTGTCACACGATACACAAGTGTACCATTCGCGTACTCTCCATCTTTCTTTATATCTGAGATTAATCCAACCATTATCCACGGATTGTCCGGAACCTTGTCAGTTACATCTGGAATAGCTTTGATACGGATTAAATCGTTAGGTCCGATAACTTTATCCCACTTATCTTGTGCTGTTACAATTAGCGAGAAAGCGGGACTATCGTCTGCCATTGCATTTTTAGTAGATAGAGATAGAATCGCATTGTCAAAGTTCTTTGTCGTTAGCGCCTCACCTGTATCGTATTGGATTTCGTAAGTAGTTTTTTCTGTGATTAAGTCAACCTCTATACGAGGATATCTAGCAACTATTGTAGTCATGTATTTTCCTCCTTTTATATACTACTAATATAACAGAAAAAGGATGGGTGAGCTATGCCCACACCACCCTATTAAGCTATCGTCATCTCCCTAGAATAGAATCCTAACAAGCTTCCAATATCTTTTCCTGCTTTCTTCATATCCGCACTATTCTTCAGCTTATCGGATACTTTATCATCCCCTTTAACGTTGACATTGATTGTTGCTGTCACATTACCGCTACCAGAACCAGTTGGAGCACCTGCCATGATGGAAGCGATGTTTGGAGCCCACGATGCATTCGTTGCGTAACCTGCTGCTTTCATCTTGTCTAACGTGGTATTACCTTTACCATAGTACTTCTCAGATATCCACTTCGCTCCACCCATGATTCCTTTTTCGGCAGCCGAACCTGTTCCGTCTTTGAATTCATAAGCACTTGAGTACGGACTGTCATCGAACGCGCCAATCCCGAAGAAGTTACCCTTATCTCTAGCAATCTTAGATGTTCCCCATCCAGATTCTTCAGCTGCGTGAGCGATTAAGTAACGTGGGTCTAAACCATACTCTTGACCTGCTTTAAGGAATGTCGCACCCATACCGCGCATCATAGAGTCTTTTGGAGCTTTAGAATTAATCCAGTTATCTAAATCCTCTGCTGTTAGATTCTGGTCAGTGAATCCTAAATCATGCTGCTGGAGATTACTTGAAGACCACTTCTGACCTGATGCTAGGAATTGTAGTTTACCTCCGCCTGTGAAGCCGTTAATTCCTCCACCAGCCCCAGCAGTTCCACCGCCGCCTACTCCCATGATACCATTCTGTGCTCTAGCTTGTGCAAGAATCTGCTCAGCTCGTGTTAATACACGTTCGTACATAGAGATGTTTTCACGTTCGTAAGATAGGTTATCTCCTTTCTTCGCTTCATTAGCTTTTTTGGTATTCGTATTCTCCTTATCTGTCATCGTCTGGATTTGATTCTCTTGACCAGAAGATATACCTAGTTGCGATGCTAGTGCGCCTGTAGATATACCTAAAGCTGATGCCATAGTTCCTACTTGTGCCATATTAGGTGCGCTAGTTACGCCTTGTGACATCTGTGCCTGTAGTGCTGATGAGCCGACTGCTCCACCAGTTCCAGCTGCTGCCGCTAAAGTTGCTGCGGATGCGGATGCATCTCCTTTAGGTTTACTATCAAACCATCCACCGATAGTCTCACCTATACCAGAACCAGCCCAACCACCTGCAATCGCACCACCGATACCACCAACTGCTGTACCGATTGGACCAAGGAATGAACCAAACGCTGCTCCTGCTGCTGCACCACCTAGAACACCACCACCGAGTCCACCTACTGCGGAACCTACGGCTGCACCTTTCTGTTCTTCTGGAGCTTGCATGATTTCACTAGCACCCATAAGGATACCAAGAGGTAGCATTAACTTACCTGCACCCTTCATGAGACCTTTACCTACACCTGCAAATTTACTTCCTCCAGCTGCTGCGCCCGCTGCTGTTCCTGCGGCTCCACCTGCTGCTGCTACTCCTGCTGCTCCTTCCGCTGCGGCTGCACCTGCACCAGCGGCTCCTGCTGCACCTGCTCCAGTAGCTGCGGCACCAACACCGCCGCCACCTCCGCCGCCACCGCGACCTCCACGACCTCTACCGCCGTATCTGCTAGCTGCACCACGTTTTAGTAAACTAGCTCCACCAAACATTGCTGCGGAACCTGCAACTGCTGCTGTAAATGCTACTACTGCTGCTATTGCTGCGTACATAGGGGCAGGTAATCCGCCTAAGGCTACGTTCGCCTCACGTAACTTACTACCCATGTCGTTTAGCTCTGTGGCTTGCTTAGCTGTAGCTGCTTCAGATGCGTTGTCGATTGATGCTTTTGACTCGGAGTATGCTTTGTCACGTTTAGCAGACTCGATAGAACCTTCTTTTAAACCTTCTTTCATGACCTTGTCGATATTGTCGGTTGTTAACTTGTTACCTTTGTCTAGTCCCATTAAACCTTCTGCTTGCTGAGATGACATGTTAACTCCCATACGAGATGCTAGTGTTGCTAATGCTTCAGCTGATGCTGTCTCATCTCCACCACCTACCTGCTTAGCTGCACCGATTAGAGTTTGTAAGTTCTCTGGGTCAGAAATACCTTTCTCCATCTGTTTACGTAACTGGGCTCTACCTGCCATACCTTGATACTTTGTACCTTGTCCAAACAGTACACGCATTTGTGGGTCGTTGAATCCTTCACGAATACCTGTATCAAGCTGTTCCATTAGAGCTCCACCTTTTGAACCTTGTAAAGCAGATACTCCTGATGAGGAGATAGTGGATTGTAGCCCCATTGTTCTCATCATCTCTTGGTTCGTAACAGTTCTGTTCTGTGACATAGAAGACAAGATACCGTTTAATGCCTTAAGTTGGTCTTTTTCACGACCTACAGCACCAGATTGTTTCATGGCTCCAAGGAATGCGTTTTGGAATTGTTTCGTTTGGTTACCATCTACCCCACCAGAACGATATGCTGTGTTAAAGAAGTCTTTAACATCGTCAGCTCCAAGTCCTGTAGCTCTAGCAAATGTTGCTTGTCCTGTAGTAGCTGCTTTCATATCTTCAGCACCATGATAACCGTTAGCAGATAAGTAGTTTGATTGGAATTCCATCATTTCTTGTCCTGTGAATCCTAGATGTTTGCCTAAACCAGAACGCATTGTCTGGGTACGGTATGGTCTCCAGTTTGCACCTACAGCACCAGTTTGTTGCCCTACGTATGTCTCATCTGGTCTCATAGCTTTACTATGATTTCCACCATCACCATATAACTTACCGATAGTAGCTGTGATTGCTCCACCGATTGCTAATGCGATTGCAGGGGCACGCTCGTACATCATACCTCTTACTGTACCACGCTCAGGTTTAACGGATACGTTAGCATCTAATAAGGATTGGTTGAATCTGTCCATATTAGCTGTAGTCTCGTCTAAAGAGTTGTTAAGCTTCTTACGTGCTGTTAACTCTGCATCGATACCTTCTAACTGTCGCATTAACTTTTTACGTTCTTCACCTTCACGAGCGGTTAGACCTTTCTTACTATTTAATCTATCTAACTCTTTACTGATACCAGTAGCTTGTCCTGACAACTCTAGTACTCTTGCACGGTTTTCTGTTTTTAATCCACCATACGTCTGTTGTACTGTACGTCTGTCTCCTGTGAAGTTTGAGTACTGTTGGAATGACATATAACCAGATGCAGATGCTCGACGAGATAAGCTCTCCGAACGTCTATTAAGCTTAGAAATTTCTTTCAATTGCATTAACGCTTGGTTTAAGCCGTTTGTCGCCTCGTTCTGCCCTGTTAAGAACTTATCTACAGCCTTTTCCATATCTTCAGCGGTAGACTTGTTACGACCCATCATAGAGGGGCTAGAATTACCCTGCGCATCTTTACGATTCGTTTTCAAATGCTCAGTATATTGCTGTCCTCTATCTACCATAGCTTTACGGTGATTGTCAAATTGTTTGTTCATAGAGTTTATCTGTCTCTCCATGTTCTTTAACATCTGACCGAATGAGTCTGTAACCTTACCGCCTTGAACTGATGTCTTGGCATTGTTAATTACTTTGCTGTCATTAAATTCCTTACGACTTACTTTACCGCTATATTTGCTAAGGTCTTTTAAAATACGTTGCATCTTCTGGTACTCAGCATTAACCTCTTTTGCTGCTTTTAATGTAGCAAGCATTTCTTTCTCTGTACGGTCTCCACCAGTAGCATCGATGTCTTTATTTAGCTTTTGTAATTTAGAGAGCTCAGCTTCTAACGACTTAATACTCTTGGCGGCTTTACCGACCTCAGCCTCTACATCGAAAATATACTTTTCCCTTTTAGCCATTTTTCCACATCCTTATATCTAAAATAAGAGAGGGTCACCCCTCTCTCTAAAGAACATCATAGTCGTCATCATCGTCTTCAAATGCTGCGATTGCTTCATCCATTGCTTGTTTGTTGAGTCTATGCTCTTCATCCATAACAACTTCTCCTGCGCGTTCGCGGTCATCAATGAAGTCTTTGTTAGATGTCGCACCTGATTCCAACTCTCTCGCTCTTTGTTCTGCCTTAGCCAACTGATTCGCGATGTGGTTAGCAACCTCGGCTTCACGAGAAGTCATTCCACCGTTTTCTAGATGCTCATTGTAACCTTCAATACCATCAAACTTACCTTCTAGGTCTGCTCTGTCTTTAGCTGCTGTCATCGCATTAACCTGTCTAGCAATCTCATCCATATCATGACCGTCTTTAACAAGTTGCCATTCTCCTGCTTCCTTGTTCCAAACTTCATCATCGAATGAACTATCGTAGTTTTCATCTTCAACCTGTACGCCTTTACGAGCTCTCTCAATAGCTTTTGCATCTTCCTCTAATGAGTAAAGCATTAACTCTACTTGTGCGTCATCTAAGGCTAAGAATCGGGGGTCTGTAGGTGGCATGTTAAGCGTCTTGATAAGTACCCACATGTTTCTCATATATGGTTCCTTAGCTAACTGCTTTAGCCCGCCGTACTGTTTGACCTTACTTTCGAAAGGTACTCAACCATTCTGCAAAATCGACACCGATTAAATACAAGATGTCTAGATTGTAAATGTTCTCGTCCTTTTCTAAATATTCTGGTAATTCTCTTCCGCAAATTCTTAAGATTGCAAGAGTCTGGTAAACAACTACATAATATTGAGATGAGTAAAGGTTCATACCATCTAAGTATCTCGCAGTCTTGGCTTGAATCTTACCACTCTCAATTGCGTTCGGTGCTTGGATATGGACCGTAAACTCGATGTTATATTCTGGTAGATTATAGTGTTTGATGAACATATCGTTTTTACCGCGCATGATTCTATCGATAAGTTGTCGCTTCTCCTGTGATTGTTTCTCTTGGACCTCTTCTCGCGTCAACTCTGTGCTTTCACCTTCATGTACTTCTTCATACTCTTTAGTAATTTCCATAATTATACCTCCTGTTTTATCTTCTCTAATATAGTACTTATATAAATAGTATAACAAAAAAGACCATCTCCCTTGAGAGACAGTCCCTTTACTAGTTTAAGATTGTTACTTTAACAGTTCGTACGCCCCAGTTACTTGACTGAGATTGAGAAGGCATTAGCACATCAATTCTATTACCTTTAATCGCTCCACCAGTATCACTAGCGATTGCTGTTCCGTATCCTTCTACGTGAACCTTAGAGCCTAGTGGAATTACTCGTGGGTCAACTGCGATAATCTTAGCTGATGGATTTGCTGTTAAGTCGAATCCAGTTGCCGTTAGTACTCGTCCACCATAAGTACCACCGTTCTCCGATGGATGCGCAGTATATGCTGTTGCTTTCACTACGATTGTTTTACCTTGTGGTGTAGTCTCTTTGTAAGACTCATCTTGTACTTTCTTCGGCTGTGGTTGATTTAAATCACCTTGTAGGTATCCTAGTAATTGAATGTTCTGGTTCGCTGTTCCTTTATAACCTTCAATACCATATTGTGCTGCTAGATTACTACGTGTTCCAAAGTCATATGATTCTCCTTTTGCATGTAGGAAATCTACTACACTAGTTTCTTCTGCTGATGCTGCTCCGGCACCTAAAAGTAATCCCGTACCTAATACTAAACCTGTTAACGTGTTCCTTAGTTTTTTCATCTCATCAAAACTCCTTTGTTTGTTTTTGTCCTTCTTAATAGTAATATACCGCACCGAGTTAGATATTATATTAATGTAACAGTTTTGTAATATTACTGTAAATACATAGAAAAAAGAGGATGCCATATGACACCCTCCTGTAACTTAAATGACGCTAATGTTATAGTCTTTATAGAATACTGTTGTACTTTTAAAAATTTCATCGTACCCATCGAACATTCTGATTTTGAATGTCTCTGTCTGCGTGAAGTTTATTAAATCTGGTTGATGCTCGTTGACACCGAATAGTAGTATCTCCTTTCTACTAGGATATAAAGTTATTAAAGCTGGTAGACTAGGATGCGGTTTCTCCACGGTATATGTGTCATAGTCATAACCCTCTAATCCCTTTTCTATCTCTTGCTTAATAGCATCATCCATCTCTTTACGAATTTTGCTGGTTGCTTGGTATACATGTTCGTGCATCATGTCTACATAAGCTTTCAATGTCGGGTCCGGTGTAAACTCTTCCACTTCTAAATTGAATCCAATCTTTTTATGTTGCATATAAATCTCCTCCTCTTTGGTATAACTTGACTGTAGCAGATTTATACTTTTCTGTCAATAAAAAAAAAAGAGACCTCTTAGAAGTCTCTGTTCTCTCGTGTTCGTTCAATTAGTTCTCTTACTTCTCTTAGTGCTTGAGCTCTTGCCATGTATTTCTCTATCTTCGCGTCAATCTCTTCATCTGTGTAATAATAATGTTCTCTATCCTTTTCTGCTTCTCTAGCCCAATCATAACATAACCCAATCCAACCACCACATACTTTAGAAATAAACTTTACATCATCTTCTAAATTCTTTTTCTTATTCTTTAAGTCATAGTTCTCAAACTCTAAATCAACAATCTTGCTAATTTGTTCCTTAATTGTCTCGTCCTTAATATTCATCATGTTATCAACTATGCTTCCTAATTTGAATTCTGTCATTTTAACTACCTCCTAAGATTTGTTGAGGTAATCGTATCATGGTAGTTTTTAATTGTCAACATAAAAAAATAGAACCCCGAAGGATTCTATTAGTTAGAACGAACGTTAGCTGAAGTCAAGAAGTAGAATCTTGCAGACTCACTTGAGATTTCACCAACAGAAACTGTTTCTGAGTACGTATCGATTGAGCAACCACGATATGCGATTACTACCTCAGAGGTAATGTTATCATATAGAACGATGTCCATGATATCCATTTGTAATACTTCTTCACCAAGAGCGGCGAAACCTAATGCAGCTAAGTTCTCCTTACGCATACGGAAACGGTCAACTGTTACAGTACCTTCATATCGTAAGTAAACGTGCTCTTTCGGCATGATAGAACCAATCTCGTAAACACCAGTTGTACCGAATGAACGCTCTGAACTGATTGACTGTGCACGAGCGATTGGTACGTTCTTAATCATGAAGTAGACGGTATTTGCGGATTGGACAGTTTGGTTAGCTAAACTTGCCATTAACAATCACTCCTATAATTTATTTAAAGGGTGTAACGGAATTTCCACATGTAGCAGAAAAACCGTTACAGTCTATTAAGCTTGTATTGCGTTGTCCTTGTAGTTTAAGAATACGTTGATGTAGTCTAATCCACGAGTTGGTTGAACACCGACATTGATGATTGCTGTGTTACCGTTGATGATTACTTGAACATCCTCTGGGTTGTAAGAAACGATTAAGCCGCCTACTCCAGTTTGTTTGTCAAGGAATGACTCTACAGCGTTTTTGATGATAGAAGCAGAAGTGTTACGGATACGTGTACCTATGAAGCTATCATCTAGCATCATACGAATATCTGTAGCTAAGAAGTCAGAAGTTTCACCTAATGACATTCTGTTCTGTACTACATCTTCTACGTTGTTGTAAGTCGTTGGGTCAGATACGATACGGAATGTAGAGATGTCACGGTTACGGATGTAAGATGTCATTACTACACCAGATGCATCTAACTGGTCTAACTGGTCACTATCAAACTTAACTAGTAATTTCTCGATGTTCATTTTCTTGTAAGTGATAGGAGTACCGATTTCTAATCCAGATGCTAGACCTGCGATTTGTGCTGCGTACATGTAAGCTGGAAGCTTAACTACTCGACCATCCATCATACGACGTTCTACAGAGTCACCGATTAAGCAAACACGAGGAGAACGGATACCAGCTTGACGTGAACGAAGTTTATCGAATGTCTCACCTACACCGCCACCGACGAATCCGCGTAATTGGTTACCACCAGTAGACTCGCTGCGTAAGAAGTGTGCTAATTCTGCGTGTACGCCTTCACTAGATGTTAATGGAACGACGTAGTAACCACCGCAGTTAGCGATTTCCTCAAACAATTTATCCCATCCACTAGTAAGTGGTTTTGTTTCTCCACCAGCTAAGTATGCGATAGAAACTGTTGCAGGAACTGTTTTAGCTCGGTCGACTGTAGCAGATACATACGGGTCAGTTGCAAGAACGTTCTCTAAATCAGCGCCGATTGCAGTTACAGCTAAAGCTGGAGTTTCTGTTACTTCTGTAGCCTTCAACTCATCTAAGAAGTCCGTTGTGATGTTTTTATAACCACCAACGTTGTTCATAGTTGCTGTGAAGTGTGCGATGTTGTTAATGTCTTCTACAAGAACGTTAACGTCGCGGTAAAGACCTTCACCTAATGGGAATGAACGAAGAACTGCTGCTGTCTGCTCATCTTTACCTTCTTTGATGATTAGCTCAGTTGATTTCTTGCTATTCGCATCGACCTTAACTTCGATTGATGCGTACTCTGCACCAGTATCTGGTTTATGCGTAATTGAGAAGATATTACCTACATCTTGGTAAGTGTTTTGGTAGCGGTCTTTAACGAAGTAGACTGTAACATCTTTACCTTTCGTTTTAGCTCCGCTGATACCTGTGTGCTCTTTCATCTCAACTTGGATACCATTAGCATCTGTACCATATAGTTTAGATGTGAATGTTAAACCTTCTGCAACTAATGTCGCTTGTTTTGCATCATCAGAACGCATCGCGTAAATCTTACCTGCACCACGACTTTCTGTAGCTGGGTTCCATGCGATTTCGATTGCATCTACAAGGTCACCACTACGGAAGAAAGTACGAGCTTGTGCTAAGTTTGTTACTTCTTCGTATTTGTGAGGAACACCACCATCAGCTGGACCAATTAAGATAAGAGGTTTTTCACTAAGGGTGTTCGCTGAACGTAAAGCTGTTGAATCCACAAATACCTCAGTACGTGGACGTTTTCTATTGTAGCCATATGAAAGTGCCATGTGTCATTTCTCCTTTTCTATTATGAGTTTTGGTAAGCTTTAAAAGCTTTCTCGAAGTCGTTAATGTCGTACATATAGTGACTGCCATACATGTGCGCTTTAAAACCTGCTAGGTAAGCGTCTGACACCTTGTGAGTGCCTTTTGCCATGTTTAGATAATCATCGATGTAGACTAACGATAGAGGTTGTGGCTTCTTAGCTTCCGATTTTATTTTCTTGGTTTCTTTAACTTCTTCCTTAACTTCTGCCATTACATTTTTCCTCCCTGTTACTTAACGTTTAGTTTATTTTTAAGGACGATATTTTCTATTTTTTCTAGAATTGGAACGTCCAGACTGTATGAAGTCGTATACGTTACTATTGTTTCTCGACCGTATAGAATCTCCGGTGTCTCAGTACCATCTTTAGAGTTTAGTTCTTCCATCTGACCGTACCGTATGCCTTGTAACAGATGATTGGTTTGTTCTTCCGGTTTACTACGCATATAGATTAGTACGGCTTTCAAAAGTAGGTCTAAACACCTTACTGTGTCCATGTTGGTTGAGATAACAAGGATGCTATAATGTTCGGTAGAAGTGAAACCAGAACGAACACCAAACTCACCAACTCTATTAGCCTTTATTGATGCCTCGTTATACCAGACTGTGAATCCTCCTAGTCCTTCTAAATCAGGAGAGTAATTGAAGTAGATTCTATTACCTTCGCAAACTATATTATCCTTATCTGTAAAAGTTACGTTACTGACTGACTCCATAGATGCTACAGGGTAGTCGACTTCAAAGTACATTCTTTCATCGGAAAGTATCTTCACATCACATACCTTCGACCTCATCCTTACTTCGGGATTATCGTACGTACTCTCCAGATTGTTCAATGAAGTGTGCGATTCCTCTCCCTCTCGTAATGAAATGTAAATCGTGCCTTGCATTTGCTGCTTTGTTTGCGGCATCGTATAAACGATAGGTATTTCTTTCGGTGCAGGTTGTAGGTATTCATCAGCGACATACGCCTTGATAAACTTATTTCTTACACTATCTTGAACCTCTTTTAATAGTTCCTCTATAATATAGCGGTTGCCTAGTAGCATTCCTAATGTTTGTTCTATCTCACTTTTAATGTAAGTGTCTATACTTGGTAACATGAAGTTCCTCCTTTCTACATATTCTTCATGTTGTACTTCATAAGCCTATTAACGTTTGCTACGAATGTCTTTGATGTGTTTGCTACTGTTACTTTATCTCGGTTCACTATCCAGCTAGTAGGAGATGAGTTATTCGATACACGTCTAAATGCTACATAATCATGTCGACCTTTACCTGATGCAATCTTTGTGATAGTATTAGATTTAGGCTTATAGTTTAGTAGTGGTGCATCTGATACTCCTCGATTATCGTATAGGTAGTCAGATATGATATTAATCTTCTGTTGTCCACCCATATCGACTGCTCTTAGCTGGTCGTACATTCTTCGGGACATTCCACGAGCTTTTCTTCTAATCGGTACATCCAAGTACCAACCACCATTTTTACTAAACTTACGCTTAGGACTTTTAGCAAACATTGGTTTTAAATCTACTACTCCCATACCTATTAATCGTTTCTCAGTAACCTCTAAGTACTTCGGACGTTGTTTAAGTTCGTAACCTTCCGGAAGTGACTCGGAGAGCTGCTTAGCTGTCGATTGTAGGGCTTGCTGCTGCAATGCCTTACCAATGTTGTTAAGAGCTCTCGAAGTGTCTTGTCCGCCGCGTAGGAGCTTTGGAACCTTCCGTGGTTTTCTTGGTTTCCTAGCCAAGGTTACCGAAGAATCCGTTCATACCATTTTGGTTTAGAGGTCGTTTAGAATCTAACTGTTCTCTAGCAACTTCGTTAGATACGCCTTGTGAGAATGCTTCTTTGTCGATAAATAGGTCTTCACGCTTAAGTAATAGCTTCTGGTACGTGTTATGTTGGGAGAAGTCCATATCACGTGCGTAACGATGTTCTTTTAATAAATCAGCTACAAGATATCTCAGTGTTGTTAATACATTGAGTGATATATTTTTACCTAGCATACTAGCGTCTGGATAAATCCTATTTGTCTTGTAGTCAATACGGAAATGTGTACCTTCAAATATCTCACCATCGATGCTCATAGCCAAGTCTACGGATTGAACATCGTAAACTAGATACAATCCATGTTTGATACGCTTGTCCGTTACATCGAATAAGATAGACTGTGATAGCTTAGCATTAGGAACTGTTATTCTATCGCGGAATGCAATACGTTGGCTCCGGTCTGGAGTACCTATAGCGGTACCTGTGTCGCTTATACCAAGGTCGTCATTGATTGCACCTTTGGCTTGTGATTGAACCATCATTGTCATCTGTACTGGTGGTCTAAATGAGATACCTCTACCGTGGCAGATTCGACAAGTAGGGTCCGGCTGAGATGTGTCTTTATCCTTACACGGACAAAGGAAGGATTTCTCCCAGAGTACTTTCTGGGAGAATGTATCAATATGCTGGTCTAAATCCGGAAGCCTATTTGTTGCTTGTGCTATTTGCTGGAGCATAATTGGCTTTTCTGCCATGAGGACTACCTCCTATCGTGATTCGCAAGCTTGTAATTTGAGTAGGAGCTCTTCGTAACGTTCCTTTAATGAATTATATGCTAGGTTCCTCTCCGTGTATAGAGAACGTAGTTCTGATAGGTCATACTCGAGCCATGAAATCTTACCGTTTAGAGCGGCATTCTCTTCTTTTAATTTTTTGTTTTCTTCGAGTAGTTTTGCTGCGTCTCCTAGTTCCTCGTACTCTTTTAATGTCATCGGTACTACTGCTTTATTGTATAACTCTTCTGTAATTTCCATTTTACATTCCTCCTATATAATTCCTAAGTTTACGCCATAATGCGATTTTAGACCTTTGTATAGGTCTTCAATGTCTCGGTCTAATTGCATGATATCAGCTGATGCTCCACCGTACATAGCAGACTGAGTTGTATTAATCTTCTGGAACACACCATCAATTTGTGTTGTCATCTCTGCGATACCAGCACCAACGATAAGTCTTCCCCATTGTTGCAGGATTTCTTTTAATGCTAGCTTAATTACTAATGTCCATAGGTCAGGAGACAGTTCCCAGTCCTCTGTGACGCCTCTTCGCTTAGGAGGTAATAGTCCAGCAACATATTCAACATGGAACAGCTGTGGTGCGTACTCTCCGCCTACTAGAGAAGGTATACCAGATATCATAGGGTAACCTGAGTATATGTTTGATAGACTTAGATTCTGTCCTTGTGAGGATAGTAACATTGTAGGCATTAATTCTACATGACCTTCTAATGTATATACTCTCCACCATTTAGGCGGATAAGAGAATACTGTACCTCCACCATATTCCATTTTCATCTTCTCTAACTGGATTACAGGGCGCTTACGCGTTCTTATAAAGTTATAAGAGTCAAAGTCATTACGATAGAAATCGGCATGCTCTTCGACGTATCGAGGGATGATAACGATGTCAAGCATTTTCTCTGCTTGTGCGATACCTTGTTCAATCTTAGCCTCATAGAATGCATCTGGAAGGAATTCCCCTGTAGTTGGATTCTTTACGTCGATACCAAAGTGGTTTAGTTTAACCGCATCAACTGTAAACCCAAAATCAGCTAGCGTCAGTTCATCTACCTCAGCTAGCTCGATTCGTTGTTTATTATTATGTTGATACGGGCTGCCGCTCTCTGGTTCTACTAAGTGAGCTCCCATATCAATACCTCCTTATTTGTCTTCTTTAGGTGCAGCTTTAGCTTTAGGTGGTGTCTTCGGTTTAGCTGGAGCTTTAGGCTTCTCAGGTTCTGGTTCCGTAAACTCGTAATCTGCTACTGCTGATAGAGCACGTTCCTGTTCTAATGTCAAGCCTTGTGCGATACCATCCTTATCGAAGTAGACATCTCCGAAAATAGTTGCTGTTTTATAATCACCATAATAAATACTTTTTAACATTTACATTTCCTCCTAATTTAGATATAATAAAAGGAGCAGAATTTTATCTGCTCCTATTTAGTTGTTATTCAATTGTCATCGAACTATTCAATTAGTTTCTTAGATAACTAGTTCCGGTTTCGTTTGGTGTACTATAACACACTCGTAGGTTTACTAGTTATTTAGAAATTGGCACTATGCCTTATCATTATCCCTTAAAGGGTCTTACCATCCGATTAAGGACGGTAAGTTACATCAGCAGCTAAAGCTGGGATGTATTGAACGTTACGGATACGAACCCATTTCTTCGGAGCGTAAAGAGCTAAAGCACCGTACCAAAGGACTGTGAATGTAGTTGTAGCGTTCATTTGAGCTAATGGTAATTTCATCATTGGAAGTAACTCTAGTAAGCTAAGAACTTGTGGAGTCATTTCACCAACGAACACATCAGTTGTTTCTGGGATTGTTTCGTTGCGGTCGATTACTACTAACTCATCTTGGTCGTTACGTTTTGAAACTGGGAAACGAGCGATTAAGAAGTAGTGACCTGTTTCATTACCACGACGGTATACAGAGATGAACTGTGGAGATGCTTGGTATAAGTTAGCTAGTTTAACAGTTAACTTAACTTCGCTCTCAGCTTCTGCAACTGTAGCAATAACTTCTTGAGATGGTAATGATTCTGCATCGTCAGAATGAACTACAACTTTGTAAGATTGCTCTTTGATATCTTCCGGACGGAATTTACCTTTACCTTTTGCAACTGTAGCTACAACTGATGCTGGAGCTTGAGGAGCGTTAGGTTCAATCATACGACCTTCTACTAAGATATTATCATTCTCCATGATTGTTGAACCGTGAAGTGTGATAGCACCACGTGTAGATAAGAATTGGTTGATAGAGAATCCAGTAGAGAATCCACCAGCTTGTGACGGTTGAATTACACGTTGACGGTCTAATAGATTGTTAGTGAAGTCCGCTTGCACCCCAATCGGCATAAACGCATCTGTAGCGCGACCGTAACCTTTACCAACGATAACTGCTGCTTTGTTTAAAACTTCTTCAGTTAAACGTTTACCAGCTAAGTCAATTACGTTTGTTTCTTTGTCAATTAATTTACCTAATCCATCAAACTCTAAACCTGCTTGACTATCATCTTCAGCTGATAATGATGCATCTCCGTAAAAAATACCCCACTCGATAGATTTTGCAATAACAGAGATTGCATCTTCTGTCAAGATTGACATTGGGTCAGCGATGTTGTTTACAAGACCTGCTGCGATAGATTGTTGTTTAGTGTCAGATAAGAACTTCATCTGTACTGTCTTTTGACGGATGTTAGGGTCGTTGATACTAGCTACCCCTACCTCACGTACGAAACGAGAATGACCTGTTCGACCGTGTTGATTAAATACTGCATACTTAGCAACAGTTGAATTTACTTGTTGCTTATTAATCATTGGATAAATCGTGAAATCTGCATTGTCGAAAGCAAGCATTTTCACTTGGTCTTCTAGTAACTCACGGCGTAATGCAGCTGCGTTTTGTTGCGTGTCTGGCGTGATACCTGTACCAGTTGTAAACGACTTGCTTACAATCTCAGCTAACTGGGCTTCAGCTTGCTCAGGCAACTTAACCTCTTTTTCTTTTTCTACTTTTACTTCAGTCATTATTTTATCTTCCTTTCAAAGTGGTTTGTATTTTATTCACAATATTCAAAATATTCTGTTTCCTCACTATAAAACTAGTATATCATAACAAGAGGAGGTAGCTTAGGAGGAGTCCACTACAACCTCTTCTGTACTTAATATAACACTTCTTACTACCTGTTTCTAATTAGTAGCGACCTTCTACAATTGCTTTAACAGCAGCTGTGTCTCGTTCGCTCGCGTATCCGCCTTTAACACGGTTAACTACGCCGAATAAGAAGCTCTTTTCTGTTTGGTTTGCTTTACCAGACGCTACGTAGTCTACTACAGCACTTACATGGTCCGCAGCTTTAAATACTACTTCTTCTACTTCCTCTTCTACCTCAGTAGCTTCTGGAGCGTTAGCAGATTTCTCTACATACTCTACGCCTTTACCATCTAAGTCTTCGTCGTCATTAGCAGATTTAGCAACAGCTTCTGGAACAACTACAACCTCTTCTTCTACTTTGGTTTCGGGAACGTCTAGCTCTACTTTGCCTTCGTCCTCTTTAACTTCTTCAACAACTTCAGCTTCTTGAACCTCTTTAGCTTTTAATTCTTCAAAGTGCTTAGCGATATTCTCAATCATCGGTAGAACAGATTTCTCAATACGCTCTAATCGCTCTGCTACGTTCTCTTGATTCTTAGCAACGGCTGTAGTAGATTTAACAACTGATTCTAGGAACGTAATGAACTCTGCACCTGTTGGTAAAGCTTCAGCAGACTTAGCTACCTTCTCATCTTTTTTCTCTTTCTTTTCTTTGTCCTCGTCTTCTTCGTCAGATTTCTCTACATCTTCTTTTTCATCTTCCTCGTCAGACTTTTCAACTTCCTCCTTCTCTTTTTCTTTCTCGTCCTTCTTATCTTCTTTCTTAGCAGATTTTTCTACAACTTCCTCTTCTGCTTTTTCTTCTTCCTTAGCCTCTTCCTCTTTCTCCTCTTCTTTTACTTCTTCAACCTTTTCTTCTTCTTTCACTTCGACTTCCTCCTCAACTTTAACTGGGTCTGGAACAACTACCTCTGTTTGGGCTAACTCCATAGACTTTTCTACTACCTCTAACTCTTTGTTTAACTTCTCAATCGATACTGTCATTTTATAGTCTCCTTTAACATTTTATTTTTGACTGTTTCTAAGGCTTCATCTCTCGACATGCCTTTTGATAGCTGTAAAAATAGAACTGCACTTTCTGGTTTATTTCTTCCCATGTCATCTAAGTGTCTACCAATCTTGCTCCAAACGTCTTTAAATTCTTTATCCGTTTTACCTTTCAACGTCCAAGTTAAATTGTAAAGACTTCTAGCAAATTGTTCTGGACTTAGTGCACCTGCATTGATAGAATCTTCCGGTGTGATTGCGTAACCTGCTGTGAATGATTTAGCGAAGTGTTCCCAAACCGCGTTAGGGTTAGCAGGGTTTGTTGTTACTGCCACGTTAGTAACACGTAACTTACGCATAATGCGAGGGTCGTCTGGGTCACGCGCTAGACAGAATCCCTCAACTGAGAATCCTAGTGTTCTAGGTACCCCAGAAGTTTTAATGTTGTTTGCTAAGTCCCACATACTTTTAGCGTATGGGTTCTCTTTATATAATTTACATTCTACATACAATCCGATTTCTTCATCGATGTATGTTCCGTCTGTTGGGACGCCTACTTTGTAAAAGTCTCCTTGCTTATGCTCATAGTTGATATAACCATGATTCATAAAATAAGAGATGTCGATTCCTTTAGGGTCCACGATATCGTCTTGTCTATCTAAGTGTTGAGTTGTCGCGTATCCACGTAGATACCAAGAGCGCTCATCAGGAGAGTCGTCGTTCTTTTTAATAGATTCTTCAATATCAATCGGAACGAACATGGTAAATGCTCCTGTGTGTTTATCAACTAGTGTTTGCATCTCTCGTCTCCTTTCTAGAGGTACTTCCCTTAATATAGCAAAAGTACCTCTTTGTTTGGAGTTTTATCTAAAAATTCCGACAACTTTGTCTTTAATATCCCATACACCATAGTAGATTCCCATGGATAGATATACTAGAAACTCGAATGCTTTATCGCGCATTATTTCTTACCTCGCTTTGCATCTTCATTCACCGTTGCCTTATTCTCACTCTTACCGCCTTGCTTCATAGCAGTTCCGGATTTAACGCCTTTAACTTGTCCATCCTGCTTAGGTTTGCCTACATTGCCGTTAACGGCGTCAGACTTACCGTTCATACCTTGCTGCTTCATCTCAGACATCTCTTTGTCATCTGATTGGGCTTCAGCTGCTTGCTGTTGAGCAATCATTTTCTCTTGCATGATTTGACCTTTAGATTGAACATGGTATGGACTGTTGATTACATCTCCACCTTCGATTGCGCCGTATCCTAAGATAGCTCTTGCCTCGTTGAACGTTAATCCAACTTGAGTTCGAAGTTCTAGTAACTCTAGCGCTTCTTTCTCTGTAGCGGCGTCTCCACCTACGAATTGGAATAGGTACTCATCACCGAATTGTCGGATGATGTATTTGTTGATTGTATCTTCGATGAACTTAAGTAATGGTTCTAAACCTTTGTCACGAGAGATACGATTCTTCTCTTTAGCAGATGTCTCGTTTAATGAGCTACCTGATGACCCTGTAGCACCGCCTCGGTTAGGGAAGTTAATCTCAGATGGGTCGATTGCAAAAATACTACACATAACGTTGATAAGGTAGTTTAACCATCTTTCGAATTCCATATCTTTAGACGACTGAGTCATATTGATGAAGTTTACATCTTCAGCAGATACAACTGGAATCTTCCAAGCACCATTCACACCAGAGAACATTGATTGCCATTCACGACGGAATGACTGTAATGCAGAACGTGATTGTTCTTGTCCTGTTTTAATGTGTAATAAGCCCCTTGTCGTCCCACCCTGCGCGAAGTAACGAGCATTGAATAGTTCGGTATTCTCATGGTATTGAAGATGCTGTAAGCATATCTCTAGCTCGCTATAACCGTATCGTCCAACTGTAATGTCGGTTCTCGGATTGTGCACCTCCCAAGCCATCTCGTTAGCTTTGAATGATGCGACCTTTTGACTATCGATAATCTGTACGTACTTGTAAGCATCTTTACCTTTTGGTAACTTACCATTTGAATCGACAGCGGTATAAATGGTAGAAGCATCACGTGCAGCAAATCGAGCTAATTGTTTTTCTTTGTTGTAGATTAATTCGAAGTTAACCTTATCGTAAATTAATCTGTCACGTGTTATCTTCTTAATGAACGTTCTAAACGTGTCTCTCGTCAAGTCTCCGTTGTTTACACCCGTGTACTCTAGGAAAGTCTCAATCTCCTTAATCTTCGCTTCCTCCGCCTTGCTAGGGGTCTTTAACGGGTCCTTAAGTCGAACCTCGTATCCGACACCTTTAGTTGAGTACCGCGATGGAGTACAGAACATTGATACTTGATTGACACGCGTGTTTATGATAGCGTTGACGATAATGTTCTTTCTGGACCATGTCTTAAGAGTATCTAGTAATCGATAATCCCCATCTCTTGATGGTGCTTCTTTATAATCTGGATTGACTGTCATGGATGTCAGATAAGGTTCTTCATAACCTTTTGTTCTACCAATATCCTTTTTGTCTCCAGATTTAGATACGACCTCTTGTTCTAGTCCGTTAATCATGACTGAGAATTCACCCATGTCCTCAGGATTCAAAATATCCATCTTTGACAATGTGGTTGGTTTCTTCTTTCTAAACCACTTAAACGGATTCATCTATCTTCCACCTTTTCTATTATTCGCTACTAAAAATCTTCCTAGCGTTCTTTACATCATAGTAATCAAATAAAACAACTTCCCCTAAACTATCTTCTAGTTTCACTTTAGAATCATCCTCGTCTGATAATCCTAAGAGTTTATATCGGTTATTTTCTAGGAATATATAAACGGTAACCTGTTTACCGCCTAATAGTTTATAATACGTAACTACTTCAATCCAAGAATAACCGCGAGATAATAAAGTTTTAGCTGTTTTCCATTTTGCATCAGTTATATGAATTGACAAATGGTTACACCTCTATCTTGTATAATATAATGGTTACTCGTATGTATTAATTATAGCATTCTCTAATATTATGTAAGGTTTGTGGGCATAAGAAATCCCCACACCATTTAGGTGCAGGGAGAAGTACTACAGTAGAATTGTGCTTGCTCCGTTATCTTGTACTTTCGTACTAGGTAATGAACGATTGAAGTCTATTTTTGTGTAGGAGCTGTTCGCTGTAATATCTACAAACTTAGATGTAGGTATTAAAGATATATCCCAGAGCATACCATCGAATCGGTTATGCTGTCCACTTACCTTTAAGACTTTTGTAGTTGCAGTAGATGGTTGTAGTTGCAAACCTGAGAAGATGTTACCGCTACATTCGTTCGGTATTGTTTCGCTACTGTCAATCGTAATCATTTCTACACAGTCTTCTATAGAGATGTTATTGAATCGGTTAGCGTTCACCCATGCCATTCCAGTAGCTGGAGACTTAGCTTCTAGTTCTATACCTTTTCTTAAACCTACTAGTTTGATATTCGATGTATCTACAAATGAAATCTCATGGTCAGTTCCTCCAGAGTAGAATCGGATACCTACACCTTTATGAGAACCTGTCCAGTTGAGAACTACTCCATCTTTTATCGCTGTCTTATTCCATGTATTATAATATTTATTTTTACCATCTAGATAAAAGACAGGTGAATCGAAAGTTGGAGCATCGATAGCTATGAATGGATTTGTAACAGAAGCGTTACGCCCTATTAATAGGACTGGGAAATTACCACCAATAACTAATCTTGAACGATAGCCGAACAGTAATTCTACATCATTTAACAAAGTAAGAGATGACTCTAGGTAATAATCTTTCTCTTCTAGCATTACGGTCTTTGATGAAGAAGTTGGTAAAGCTGCTGCATTGATAGCGTTCTGTATCTTGACAGCCTCGGTAATCCCACTAAAATCCTTTACATATATCATATGTTGCCCCCTTAAGTAGTTTTATGCCTATCACTAATTAATATAGCAGAAAGAGGGCATGAAAAAACTCCACCTCATGATTAAGGCGGAGCAATTTAACGAGGATAACGAGATTCGAACTCGTGCTTCACGGTAGACAGCCGTGCGTGTTTACCTCTACACTATATCCCCAAGATTGGAATCGCATAGGGGGCTCGAACCCCTAAATCCTCGGTAGAAAGCCGAGTGTGTTAACCAATTTCACCAATGCGACATATAAGCGTGCTAGGTAGGAATCGAACCTACGACACAGTGGTTAACAGCCACCAGCTCTACCGACTGAGCTACAAGCACATAATATAAAAGATACTCTCCCCGCACGATACGTATGAGGAGAGATAAGAAAATTTAAAAAGAGGGGTTGAACAAACATGTTACCGCATACTTGTTCGAAAGGGTGTATAACAAACAAAAGAAAAAGTGATATCCGTTCAGTCGGAGGAGAGAACATTGATATCTAGGGTTGTAAGGGGGAGCAACCCTTACACTATCCATATACCATTATCTGAACAAAAAGTCAATACACATTTGAAAATATTTTATATTTATTTGACAAAGGTGAATTACTTATATAAAATTAAAACATACAGCTGAACCGGATGTTTATGTTTTACGAATTTTTCTATATATTATATTGTTAAATATATATTATTACTAATTAATTAGTTATTATATATTATATATTATTAAACTATATATAAATAGAAGACTAGTTAAAACATAAACCCCCAACTCCGTCGGTGGTTTTAAATAAGAAGATGAATATATTAATAATATAATATACTTATTAACAAAAGAGAATGAACAGCATCAGATTAGGTTTACAATCTGTCAGTTAGTGTATTATAAATTACATCAAATTTTACATAATAGTTACGTGTTTTAAACCCTTGATATGACTGGGTTTGTAAGGGTTTTTTGTAAAAAAGCAAATGTTTTAATTACACTAAAAAATACACTAAGCATTACGCCTAGTGTATCAGTTTGTTAACGATATACAACTTTGAATGATTGGATATTTTGTGCGACGATATAAACTGCATCTGCTTTAACTTTAGGTGCAGGAAAAGCTTCTAATACAACCGAACCGGAACCACGGATTGCGTTACCAATCACAGCCTCAGGTTTATCGGTAATACCTGCTGTATGGAAATGGTCGAAGTGTAAAAACCATTTAGCTCCATTCAGCATTGTTACCTCTACGTCAAATTCTCTCATTATAAAATACCTCCTATTTATTTGCTAAACTAAAGATGTAACTTAATAGACCACCAAGAACAACCATTAACGCATTCTCAACTAAAGCTCGTTGTTTATCACTCCCTTTCTCTCCACGCATCTCTACAGCGCTAAGTTTCTGATTCAATACTTCAATCTTGTAAGCTAGCTGTGATTGTTTTTCCCCGTTAAGTGCAACACTCTTATCTAACTCATGAACAATATCTTCCAATTCTTTAACTACCTCATTCATTTCGTCAGACGTGTTAGCGTGGTCTCTTAAAATCCGCTCAATCTCTTTAATCTTACTCTCTAAATCTACAGCTTTCATATAAACCCTCCATTCAAGACTCAGTTTCCGTTCGTTATACCTCCATTATACCACGTACCATACAATTCACAGCGAGCTAGACGTGCTTAACACCTCCTTTATCACGAGAAGTCGTCAGTGAACTAACTATTACCGTCGACATAACTCCGTTTTTAAAAGCAACTGAGTCGTACTTCTGCGCATTGAAGAGGATGATATCTGCTATAATAGAGGTATACACGATAACAATGAACGATAATGCTTTTACCGTCGGCATCAACAGCCTAAAAACAACTCCACGATGCAGTATAGAAGCTGTTACAAAGGACATGTATGATGCAACAACGTAGAAGATTATCGTAAAGACGATAGCTAACACTGTGTATAGCATACAGATACCTTCTTCCCACATTCGATGTGTTTAATATAGCGGTTACTTCTCAAGAAAATACACTAACTTCTATATTAGAAACAGTAAAAATATTTCTCAATGGAGGTTATTGTCAAATGTGGGGTAAACATACACGAGAGAAGTTTATTATTATGCTAGTTTCACAAGTTATTGGGTACGAAGCAGTGTACCTGTTTGCGCAACATCACTCAAACGTACATGTAACTACAGCCTTATCTGTAGGTTCGGGTGTTGTTACGGCTTGTCTCAGTCTATTTTTATACGATTTAGCTATTAAGATGGAAAACAGAAGAATACGAGACAGATTAGAGAGTATCACACATCAACATAAAATTTAGGGAGGCTTTAAAAATGAGAGATGTATTAGAAGAAATGTATGAATCGGTACAGGACTACGTGGAAACAAACTTAATGGTTACACTCGATGACCATAAGGAAGAAATCACACCTTCGTACACGATTGGAAGAAATAAAGTACTGGATGCAGAAGGTTACTGCAAAATGAAAAATGATTATAAACATGTCTTGACACTTGTTATGACAAAGATGGCTGTAGACTACTATAACAAACCACATTTCCAAGACAAAGAACCTGCAACAGTTAGAAATATTTTTCATAAATACGATACAGAGTTAGAAAGTGCTATTGTTCGTGAAGGACTAAGCTATACAACTGAGCTATTAGACCACTTATTAGCTGAGATGGTGTTGGAGCTTCCGTTCACATACGCAAATGCACTATTCAAAAACGAGAAGACTCACGAAGAGTATTTAGAGAATGTACTACCTGCGTATGAGCCGTTCATACTGTTCTTAAATGCAGAGTAAGCAGCAAGTACTAAAGAAAAGGAAGTACCTATTTAGCATCGCTAAGACACGGAACAGCTTTAATAAAGGTGACAAGCGAGTACACACTCCTCGCATATGTTCTGCTTGCGGGAGAGCCTTAGCTGAGTTCTCCCCAGATAAGCAGAAATACGTAACGGCAGTCACACACTTCCATTGCAAGATAGAGTCCTATGTATCTCTAAATGTTTGCAAAGATGTCCAGAGCTGCTACAGGTACCTTAAAAAGAAAGGAGAGCTAGAAGATGGCGATGGTTGATAACATTAAAAGAAATATGAAAACCAAGAGTAACTTATTTGATGCACAAGAGGAACTTCGTCAGAGTCTTAACTTAGGATTCTCGGAGTTGATGTTACAGTTTGCTAACCGTGTACAGAACGGTGATATCAAAATTGATAACGTAGCGGATGCTGTACGAGCGTTCGGTGTATTCAAAGAGTTAAATGGTATCGAGGATGTAATGGCTGGTCAGAACAAATCAGGCGCTTTACCAGAGCTTAATATGCGTCAAGAGAAAGTTGTGGATGACTTCGTTCGAGAAGGTACATTAATTAAGACCGATGAGGATGGAGAAGAAAGAATCGATATTGGTAGTTTGCAAGATGATGATGTAGCTAAAATGATTCGCGACATGGACATCGCACAAAATACAGAGAACGAGGAGACATTCTAATGAAGCGACCTTGGAATATCGAAATTAACCCAGAACCTGTTTATGGACCTGTGAGAGTTGTTAAAAAGTCTCGTGCTATGGGACTTAGTGAAATGAAATTAGAAGACTACAATGTTCTAGCTAAAGAACGAAGTGCAATATTTAACAATGTCGTTCTGGGAATACCGTATGATAGGAAGGAAGATTCGCAATGTCGAACATCACAGGAGAACTAATACAACGAATCGCAAAACAAACTTTCGGAAGAACAGACTTGACGAAAGAAGAATTAACGTATATACTAACAATGGTAAACTGTTCTTCTTATTTGTTGAAGAATCATAGTGTTAAGTCACACCCAATTACATTCCACGTATCAGGTAAAGATGCTGCAAGGAAGCAAGCTCACCGTCCTTGGCAGGTAGACATCATCAATGATACTCACCCCGATAAAGCCGTAATCAAATCTCGTCAGTTAGGTCTGTCAGAGGTTGGTGTAGGCGAAATGATGCACTTCGCGGACATCCACAGTTACGCAGGTGTTAAGTGTCTGTATACGTTCCCAACGAACAGACAGATGAAAGACTTTGTATCTACGCGTATAAATCCGTTACTAGCTTCCGGATACTATGGTTCTATCACGGACCCTTACGTAGATTCACTAGATAAAAAGAAAATTAGAAATAGCTTCTTAATCTTCCGTTCTAGTTCTAAAGCAGCAGCGGTAGAGGGTATCGATATTGACTACCTTTCTATGGATGAGTACGACCGTGTACCAGCTTCAGCTGAGCAGTCTGCTATCGAGTCGATGGCATCATCTCAGTTCAAGATTATGCGTAGATGGTCAACACCAACTGTACCGAACTATGGTATTCATAAATTGTTTGAAGAGTCAGACCAACGTATTTATATGCACAAATGTGATGCATGTAATTACACACAAGAAATAGATTACGATTTAAACGTAGAGTGTTTAGACCCGTCAGGTGTCGATACACTTGCAAAGACAGTTCGAGATGGCACGTACCGTTTTATCTGCCAGAAGTGTAAGGCGCCTTTAGATAGATGGTATAACGGTTTATGGGTACCACGTTATGCGGACCGCTCATTAAACAACCAAGGTAAACGAGGATATCTGATATCTCAGTTAAATGCTGTATGGTTATCCGCTGATGACATTAAACGTAAAGAAATCAACTCGGAGTCAAAACAGCATTTCTACAACTACGTTTTAGGATTCCCTTACCAAGACGTAGCGTTAGCTGTTCAACCAGACGACGTTTTTGGTCATAAGAGAGAATACCTCCCTAAGCCATTGCATAACCGAGGAGATTATAGATTCATAGCTGTAGGTATTGACTGGGGTAACCGTCACTGGGTTACTATACGAGGATTCCGCGATGACGGACGTATCGATTTAATCCGTATGTTCTCTATCGAACGTGCTCGTGGAGTAGCTAACATTGAGGCGGACTTATGGCAAGTTATCAATGAGATTTCTCCGTATCAACCCGATATTATCTGTGCGGATATTGGTGACTCTGGTAACTACGTGGACAAGCTAATCCAGCACTTCGGTGAAGGCGTCGCTTACGGGGTTAAAGTTAACCCTAACCCACGTTCAACAGGTCAAATCGTTCCGGTATGGTCTGAGAATAGAAATATGGTTACAGTGGATAAGTTAACACAGAATAAAAAGCACATTGCAGATATGAAGATGGGTCGACTAGGATTCTATCAACAAGAAGACCAGCTGTTAAAACTGTATCTGGAGCATTGGCAAAACGTAGTTATCCGAGATGAGCAAGATGAGAAAACGAAAGAAATGTATCAGGTAATTATGGACAAGGGTCCTGACCATTTCGCGCAATCTTCTGTATATTCGATGGTTGGTATGGAACACATTCTAGAACCATACATTAAGAAAACTTTCGAGAACGCATTCGATTACACAGCGTTAGATGTAATGGGAACTTCTGCCAAACCGGATATCTTCGAGAAGGGATGGTAAGTTCTGCTATATTATAAGTAATGGAACCATGACTATACGTTATGGTTCTTTATTTTATAGAAGGAGGACTACAGTATGTCTAAATTAGTTAGAGATGAGATGTATTACAATATGTATATACCGGAAGGTGACAGCGGAAAAGGTAATGATGTTGATTTAGAGGACTATTATAAGAAACCAGAAGTTGATGGATTGCTAGAGAAGAAAGCTGATACGTCGACCATGACAACTGAGCTAGGTAAAAAAGCTAATACAACCGACATGAATAATGCGCTCAGTAAGAAAGCTGATACATCAACTATGACTACGGAACTAGGGAAGAAAGCGAATCAGTTGACAACATACACAAAGCAGGAAGTAGATGACCTACTAAAACCGTTAGCTGCTAGAATTAAAGCGTTAGAAGATGCAGCGGCTGCTGGTTAATTTATTAGAAATAAAGTGAACCTGCCGCTATATTAGAAGCAGCCAAAAATAGAAAGGATGATTCATTGATGAATATCAATACACAGTACTTGGTAACTGACCCTGACCGTTTAGAAGTCATTGGACCTTACCCGTTAAATCCTACAGAGATTACGTTCCATAACACGTATAATGATGCATCCGCTTCAGCTGAAGTACGTAACGTCCGTAACAACTCTAAGGGTACGTCGTTCCATACAGCAGTCGATGATTTCGAAGTTCAACAAGTAGTTCCATTTAACCGTAACGCGTGGCACGCAGGAGATGGTAATGGTGCAGGTAACCGTAACTCTATCGGTGTTGAAATCTGTTACTCTATGAGTGGAGGAGAACGTTATCGTAAAGCTGAGTTGAACGCTATCGAACATATCTCAGATTTAATGGTACGTTTCAATATCCCAATCTCTAAAGTTAAGACGCACCAAGAGCGTAACGGTAAATATTGCCCACACCGTATGTTAGACGAAGGTCGTGTAGGTTGGTTTAAGGCAGAATGTGAACGTCGTGCTAATGAGAAACGAAACGGTGGCGGCGGTACACCAACTCCAGAACCAAAACCTAAAGACCCAGCACCAGCTCCAAAGCCACCATCTGGTGACTACGATTCTAGCTGGTTCACTAAAGAGACAGGAACTTTCGTAACAAATACTTCAATCAAGTTACGTACAGCACCATTCACAAGTGCAGGAGTAATCGCTACACTTCCGGCTGGTTCTACAGTTAACTACAATGGTTTCGGTATCGAATACGATGGTTATGTCTGGATTCGTCAACCACGTAGTAATGGCTACGGCTACTTAGCTACTGGTGAATCTAAAGGCGGTAAACGTGTGAACTACTGGGGTACGTTTAAGTAATAGACTAAAAGAATCCTTCGGGGTTCTTTTTTTTTGTAAAAAACTGTTGCATTTAATAGATTATCATGTTACTATAAGTTTGTAGCAAGGAACACAAACAAAAGGAGGAGAAACAAATGATTAAAGTAAACGATGAGTTAGTAGTAGTTACAGAGTTTCCTAATAAAGAAATTCTATTAAACGGCGGAGCGATTCAAGCAGCAGCAAGTCGTACTGACATTCCAGTTATCGAATTTAAATATGAGAATGATAGCGACTTAATTAAATTGATGTTCGTTAAACGACACTTGGACAACCATGGTATCAGCGATAAAATGATTTTAAAGGTGCGATACATGCCTTACTCACGAATGGATAGAGAAGAAGGTAACTCAGTATTCACACTTAAATATGTAGGAGAGTTTATCAATAACTTAAACTTCCATAAAGTTATCATCATGGAGCCACACTCAAATGTAACACCAGCTGTAGTAGATAAGACGTTATCAGTATTCCCTACTAAAGTTGATTACATGGAAAAGGTATTACGCATTATTAATTTTAATAAAAAAGAAGATTACTTGTTGTTCCCAGATGCTGGTAGCCAGTCGCGTTATAAGGATTTAAAGGGATTTAAAACTCTAGTTGGTCATAAAGAACGAGATTTCCAAACTGGGAATATTACAAAGTTCGCAGTTTTAGGTGACATGGAGAAAGGTAAGAAAGTGTTAATCGTAGACGACCTAATTTCTAAAGGTGGAACATTCGTAGGATACTTCAATGGGAAATACTCTGGAGCAGCGGTAACAGCTAAAAAGATGGGAGCCAAGTCTGTGTACCTACTAACAGCTCATTGCGAAGATACGATATTTGAGGGTGAGATTCTAAAAACAGACTATATTGATGAAGTGTTCACATCAGACTCAATGTTAAGTGAAGGTAAAGTTCATGGAAAACTCACAATCCTTAAATGATGAGCTGGTAGGTAAGAGATTTAAGAGTAATAGTTCCAATAACTTTACTGTTATAGGAATATCTAAAGAAAGACAGAACAGAATGAAGATGTATGATATAGAGTTTGATGAAATTAATGGAGTGTCTTACAGAATGTCTGCTCGTAAAGAAACTATATTAAAAGGAGGACCTGTAAATAGGTTCTTCCCATCGGTATATGGTATAGGATATATGGGTCTAAGCTCATCGAAGGAGAACAGAACAGCATACGACAGATGGCATAATATGATTAGTAGATGTTACAACGAAAAAAGCCATAGGTTTAGTTCATACGGAGCTATAGGTGTTACGGTATGTGATAGATGGTTGAACTTTTCTAACTATTTAGAAGACTTCACTAAAATAGACGGATACGATAAGGATAATCTGAATAATTTAGAGATAGACAAAGATACTAAAGTTAGAGGGAATAAAGTATACAGTTTAGAAACTTGTAGATTTATAACGAAAGAGGAAAACACTAAAGAACAGAACGAAAGAAATAACCAACCTTGGTTTATCGCAGAGTCACCAGATGGGGATGTTTATGAGTCCAACAATCAACATGAGTTTGCTGAGGAACATTCTATTAAGAATAAGGGAATAAGTAGCGTTCTTAGAGGTACGCAAAAAACTCATAGAGGTTGGAAATTTAAGTATAAATAAGTGTTGACGAAAATAGAATCATATGCTAATATAAAAGAGTAGAAATAAAAAAAAACGAAAAGAGGAATTTACTATGACAGCAACTAAAAACCCTATGTTAAGAACTGATTTCTATAAAACTGGACATGCTCCTCAATATCCAGATGGTACGGAATACATCTATTCAGTTTGGGTTCCGCGTTCTAACAAGTACATGCCTTATACAGATGGGGTTGTATCTTGGGGAATCCAAGGAATGATTAAAGAAGACTTAATTGAAGCATTCGAAAACCACTTCTTCAATTTACCAGAGATTGTAGCAGTTCACCAGTATACTAGAATCCTAAAGTACTCATTAGGTGCAGATAAGGCAGACGGAAGTCGTATCGCAGAGTTACATCGACTAGGCTACCTACCAGTTCGTATCAAAGCAGTTAAAGAAGGAACTGTAGTTCCATTGCGTACACCTATGATGACAATCGAAAATACTCATAAAGATTTCTTCTGGGTTACTAACTTCCTAGAAACTATTATTTCCAACCAATTATGGCAAGCTATGACATCAGCGACGATTGCATATAACTACCGTAAAATTATGAACGGATTTGCAGAATTAACTATGGATAATCCGAAATTAGTTGAATGGTTACTTCATGACTTCTCTATGCGCGGAATGGGCTCATTACAAACTACAGAGAAATCAGGTTCTGGTCACCTACTATCATTCGTAGGAACTGACAGTATTCCAGCTATCGTGTATCTAGAAGAATACTATAATGCTAACGTAGAAACTGAATTAGTTGCAGGGTCTGTTAGTGCTACAGAACATAGCGTGATGTGTGCATCAGCGGATGTAAACTTAGATGAAGAAGCGACATTCCGTCGACTATTAACTGAAGTCTATCCTACAGGTATTGTAAGTATCGTATCAGATTCATTTGACTTCTGGGATAACGTATCTCGCGTATTACCAAACTTAAAAGATATTATCACATCTCGTGATGGTAAACTAGTAATTCGACCAGACTCTGGTGTGCCGGAAGATATTTTATGTGGCGACCCTAACGCAGATAACAAGTGGGCTCGTATGGGACTAGTAGCATCATTAGCTGAAATCTTCGGATACACAGTTAATAGCAAAGGCTATAAAGTATTACCACCTTATATCGGAGCAATCTACGGGGATTCAATCACGTACGAACGCATGCAAGAAATTTACCAACGATTAGTTGATGCAGGATTCTCCATTGAAAACGTAGTACTAGGAGTAGGTTCTTACACTTATGCGTACAACACTCGTGACTCATTAGGATTTGCGATGAAAGCGACATGGGCGCAGGTTAAAGGTGAAGAGAAATTAATCCAGAAGAATCCTAAAACGGATGATGGGACTAAGAAATCTAACAAAGGTCGTGTAGCTGTAGTTGAGCGTGATGGTAAGATTGTTACAATTGATAACATTAGCATTGACGATGCACCGATTGAAGGAGATTTACTAGAAACTGTATTTGAAGATGGTAAGCTAGTTCGTGAGCAATCACTAGCTGAAGTTCGTGAAATTCTAGCAAGCTATACAAAATAACATGAGCCCTACGGGGCTCTTTACTTTAGGGGGAGCAATAATGGATTACTTTATGATAGAGGAAAACGCAGTGCAGAGGTTAGTTAGAGAGTGGAACACTTATGGGCAAATAGTAGTAGCTTACGATTTTGATAATACCGTGTATGATTACCACCAAGAAGGTCACGATTACAGTGAAGTTATTGAGCTTATTCACCAGCTTCATGAGGCGGGCGCGTACCTTATGGTGTACACAGCTAGACCAGAAACAGAGTTAGATAAGGTTAAAAACTATCTATTCAACCATAGAATCCCGTTTCACTCAGTTAATAAGATGCCGAACTTCCTTCCGTTCACAGAAAACAAGAAACTCTACTATAATATTTTACTAGATGACCGAGCAGGGTTAGAGAGTGCTGTGAATATTTTAAGAAAAGTGTTGACGGAGCGTAAACTATCTGGTAACATGTAGTTAATGAGGAGGAGATATACATGTTATTCAAATTTATAGTAGAGAGTTCAAATGGGAAGAGTTACGAGTTTACTAAGGCAGCTGATACAATGCAAGAAGCTGAAGGTAATATCGAACAAGAAGCGCACACTCGAGGTATTATTGGAGAATTGACAGTAGTAGAAAGATATAATTATGAGCTTGGTGGAAAATGGACAAGCTTAGAAGGAGAACCTTTCGAAGACTACGATATCGTTGAACAAGCATTAACAGAAACTGTGGAACAAGAATATGCTGAGTATATTGAGCCAGAACCAGAGCCATTAGTTGAAGAGGCAGACGGTCAATTCTCATTATTCTAAACTATGTTATAATAGAATAGAGGTGATTAAATGAAATTTGTATTAGGAATTTTGGAAGTATTACTAGTAATCTTGCAGATTATTGTATGTGTTCCGTTACTACTAGTTATGGCTTTAATATCAGTAGCACTCGTTCTAGGAGCTATCGCATTTGGTCTAGTTTTGGTGGTTATTGCAGCTCCTTTCGTTTTGGTTGGAATGGGATATGACTATATTAAAGAGAGACTAAAGGGAAGACGTTGATGTGTCAGGGTCTTTCGATGTCAACTATCTTATAGTGAAGGTTATAATAATTGCTTTACTAGGGTACACACTCGTGCTTTTCTTCGGAGTTAAGAAATCCGTAAAGGAGCACAAAGAAGAAGTAAGATATAGCGACTCGATAAAGAAGGCTATAGGAAAGCTTAGTGAAATTAAAAACGAAATTAAAGGAGACGATAACATGACGAAATTAGATACAAAGGTAGAAGGTATTAAAAATACGATGAGTTTAACAGATATCGTATCACGAAAAGCATCTGTAACTCAGTACGGTGAAGTAATCGACTTAGTAGCGCAGCTTATTAAAAATAGATTTGAAAACTACCAGTTTACTTTATACCCATCAACAGATGAGGAAAAGGTACCACACTTCATTCAAATTATCAGTAATTGGCATGATGACCCAGAACTTCACAAGAAGATTTTCGCTAAAGGTATGGACTATGGCGTTGATATGAAGATGCTGCAAGAAATGTTCCGACAACACATTGCCGATGGGCATGTAATCGATTTAGGTGGCGATGTAGTAGTTGTAACTGATGATGGCACTAACTCTAACCCTACTAATCTAAGCCCTATCCAGACCGGACTAGAAGGCTCTGAAGTAGCTGTTATCATTTCATTCGTTAAGAAAGAACACTACAAAGAGTGGGTTAAGAACACATTCGAAGAAGAAGAAAAAGTTAAAGAAAAACTACAATTGGTGGTGAACAACTAATGGAATTAGGTAAAGAGGTAAACGAAGAGGTTGCTTCCTCGATAGACGATGTTAAAGTAAGTAAGTTCCCATCACGACGAACATTCTTAGAAAATTTCATTCTATCAGTTGAGAAGTTTCAACGTAGAGAGATTCTGGGAGGTACTACACTTGAGGGTTCAGTATTCCTTCCAGCTGAGATGGTCCAAGCTAAGGATACTGAAGTTGTCAAGATGATGCGTGCAGCTAAGACAATTAAGAATACTCCAGAGTTTAATACTAGTGTAGTTTTAGAGAGTAAGACTATTCCAGTAACAGCTGCGGTTAAAGTAACGGGTATCGAGATTGTGTTCGGATTCAATAAAGATAGTGATTTTAACGGTATCCTAGATGTTGCAAATCAACTAAAGTAGAGATAGTTAATTCTATCTCTCTTTTTTTTATAAAAGTATTGACTTATATACTCCTATAGTGTATAGTAAGACTATACAAAAGAAAGGAGAGAACAAATGGCTAGAGAGAAAAATACACACGTAAAGGAGACCAGCCTGAGATGTAGTGAATGTAACCACGTTACAAGACTATGGAGAAGTGGAGGTCGGATGAAAAAGAGAGACCATACAAAAGACCTGCACTGTGTTAAGTGTAATAAGACAACGGCACATAAAGAGTTGAAGTTAGAAGAGGAAATACCTGCTTGGATTAGAGAGTTCCAAGAGAAACATGATATTGAGAGAGGGGATAGATAGAATGTTGAAGGTTACGAATGAACTATTAGATGTACAAGTTAAAGAAGCATACAAGTTACACGGGGTTACGGATGTGCAGAATGACCAAACGTTCCGAGAATTCATCCGCGAGAGTGAGAAAGCATTCGGGATGGCTCCGCGTGACTTAGAATCACTAACAGACGAAGAATTAAATAGCTACAGTGACTTCTTGGATGAATTATGGAACAAGTAAGATTTATAATAACGGGGATACTTATTTTATATGTGTGGATTAGGTGGGACTGCCATAGGTCCCCCTTTATGAATGGAATGGAATTTAGAAGTAGTTACAGACACACGAAATTACAATGTAGACTACTAGGACATTGGTGGTTTTTAATAGATACAGAGCACGGAAGCATTTCAACACACGAAACATACTTCTGCCCAGTGTGCGGAAGTAAATATTTATATCATTGCTAAAGGAGCAAACAAATGACAACATTACAACAAATTAGAGAAAACGACGTAGATTATTTAACGAATGCCATGTTTAAGGATGTGTTAATGCACGGTGAACGTAGAGAGGACCGAACTGGTACAGGAACTATTAGTCTATTTAATGTGAATCACACATTCGATTGCAGCAACAAGTTCCCTGTAGTTACGAATAAGAAAGTACCGTTACGCGTAGTATTCGAAGAGCTTATGTGGTTCTTAAGTGGAAGTACGGACCTTAAGTGGTTGCTAGATAGAAATGTTCATATCTGGGACGCAGATGCACATCGATTCTATCAAGAACAAGGTGGAGAGTTAGATTTTGATAGTTTCATAGAGATGGCTAGCATCTACGGATTCGATTTAGGACCTATTTACGGTAAACAATGGACTGACTGGAACAGTGAAGGGTTTAACCAAATTGAATGGGTTATTGAAGAGATTAAGAGAAACCCAGAATCAAGACGACTATATATCAGCGCGTGGCACCCAACCGCATTTAAGAAGGCAGCATTACCTTGTTGTCATGTATCGTTCCAATTCTATGTGAGCAACAAAGATACTTTGAATCTTAAATTCTCCATGCGTTCTAACGATTTATTCTTAGGTTACGCATTCAATGTAAGCTCTTATGGGTACCTGTTATTCTTAGTAGCTGCTATGACTGGGTTAAAAGTAGGCTCGTTAACATATGATGCAGGGGATGCACATATCTATTTAAACCATTTAAAGCAAGTAGAATTACAGATTTCTCGTAAACCGTTTCCGCAGCCACAACTTAAAGTTAACGGTGTGAAAGAGAAGATTACAGATTATAAGTGGGAAGACATGGAGTTCACAGAGTATAAACACCACGAAACTATTAAAGGTCGCGTATCAGTTGGCGAGGTGAAGAAATAGTGACACCGTTCGAACAAGATATGCTTAGTTTATACCTTTGGACTGATAGACGCGCAAAGAACGGTCCGTTAACAAAGGACCAAGTAAAGTATATACTTCGAGAATTCAAACGAGCTGTTGAAGAACAATTTACAAACGAAATAGATATGCATAAGGAGGAAGTATAATGAATAACGTACAATTATTAATTAATGAGTTAAAGGACATGCAGGTGTTATTTGATAAGGGGTTTATGAGTGCCGAGGAGTTCGACCGCATCAAAACCACAATTAACCAAGAAATCGAATTGGAGAGTGTAAAATAATGAGTTATAAAGATATGCATGCATCGTTTGAAAAGTTAGGGATTAAGCACAAAATTGCTATTACAGGGTTAGCTCGAACAGGTAAATCAACAGCAGCCGACTACGCTAGTGAAATGTATGGTTTCTACGTTTATGATATGAGTGATGACTTGAAATTAGACTATGACGAAGACGCTATGAGAGGTCCATATGAGTATGCTCAACATGACGGTAAACCTCGAGAAGGTTATCAATTATTCGGTCAATTAAAGCGTTATGTGCATGGAGACGACTACTGGATTGATAAGGTACAGCGACGCATTCACAATGACTCAGTTGCTATTAAACAAAGAAAACATGAATCCGGCGCTGGGATGTCATTAAGAAACAACCCACACCAGAAGGTTCTTTTAACTGGTCTTAGACAGCCTAATGAGTTCGAATACGCTCGTGCAAATGGGTTTACTATAATTAGACTAGAAGTAGACGAAGACATCCGTATCGAGCGTATAAAGGCGTCTGGTGAGGTTGTAGACGAGAAGACTATTAAACACGAGACGGAAGCTACGTTAATGAACGAAAAAGTAGACTACGTGGTTAAGAATAATACGAATAATCCAGAGAACATGATTGATTGGTTGGATGAAATTATTAGAGACACTATTAATGAGGGGAGATTCTAATGAGTAAACGTGAAGAGCTAGAGAACAAATTGTCAGACCTTAAAGAAAGTTTAGAAGTAGCAGAAGGCTTACTAGACGATGCGGATACGGAATGTAATGAAGCGGAGTATGAAGTCGAGAGTTTAAGGGAACAAAAGGCGGAACTAGAATCCGAATTAGAAGAAGTCGAGAATCAACTAGATAATATGAGAAGTAAACTAAAAGATAGTGAAAGACAATACACGCGACTAGAAGAAAAGGTGGATGACCTAGCCGCGGAAATAGGTGAGGTAGAATATGAGATAGAAAACTTAGAAGAAGAGTAAAATCTTCTTCTTTTTTTTTTTGTATAAAAGTCTTGCAATCTATAAATCTATGTGGTAAGATTAGTTCATACCAAACAAGGAGGAGATATTAATGGATACAAGAGCGTTTGTAGTGTTTAATGAGATTAAGACGTGGGAAGTTGAGCATGGCGAGTCCTTTATCGACTATTACGGACATAACATTGAAGCTCCTGATTTTATGGAATGGGCATTAGAAAAGAAACTGATTACAGAAGACCAGTTCGCAGCTTGGGAAGATTCTTATCCATCACTAGAGGCAGATGACCCTAACTACTATATTTTCACAGATGACAAGGATGTTACGTGGGCGTTAGTTATCGACCCAGAACGAACAGAGGAATCTGAGGATAAGGGTCTAATCTATCTATCAAATTACATTGCGGAACGAGATGATTTACTAGAAGAGTTTAGAGTTTTCATCGACGAGGAGGAATAGGATTGATTATTAGCAGCATCGTGGCACGAGACAGAAATGGAGGTATAGGATTAGACAATAAACTACTAATCCACCTACCGAAAGACCTAGCGTGGTTCAGAAAGCAAACGATAGGAAAGGTAGTTGTGATGGGTTCTAAGACTCATCTATCAATTGGTAAGTTCCTAGAGAAGCGTGTCAACGTGGTATTAACTAGGAATAAGGACTTCGTACCATTAGATAAAGATGTAATTGTATTCCATAATATCCATGAGATGTTGAACTACTTTAAAGATGAGAAAGAGATTATGGTTATCGGCGGGGGAGAAATTTATAGACAGTTTGCTCCTATGGTGAACAGACATTATGTGACAGAAATCGATGCGTTGTTCGGAGCGGATACATTCTACCCTCCATTTGATACAAAAGTGTACAAGCGTTTCTTCAACAAAGGAGAGACTAGAGAAGTTCATGAGCATAATGGAATAAAATACGAGTTTGCAATTTATAAAAAGGTGGATTGATAACATGGCATATATTGATGTTAATTTCGGACATGTAGAAGGAAGTAGGTTTGACAGCGTAGTTGAAGATTTAGTTTATGAGTTCGGGTATGAAGGTGACGCGTGGGATATGGTTGTCGCTAGTGGAGATATGGAGATTCTAGCAGATTTCTTAGCTAGTGATGGTCTATCGGTAACATTAGATGGCGAGGACGTACTGTAATGGGTACTTTCTTAGAACTGGTAGGGGTTGTCCTAGAGATGTTAGGTCTCTGGGCAGCTTCACAAGATGAGGAGGACAAGTAATGGATATCAAAATCGGAGATAAGTATAAACTTACATCGGATACGCACAATATCATTATCAACGAAAAGGTATTTCCGGTACAAAAGAAAGATGAGACGGATGCAGCTTTTGCAGAACGTAGCAAAATCGAAAAGTATAGCGCGACAGGATACCATGCCAACTTAGAGAAGGCGTGTTTATACCTAATCGATAAGGTAGGCAAAGAAGACAAAGACACGATTCTAACGTTGGATATGCTGGTTCATGAAATCAGAAAAGCTAAAGAAGAAATAAAAGAAATGGGATTATCTTTAGAAAAGCCTTTACAAGACTAGCAATCTATGATAATATATAAATTGTAGAAAGTGGTGATGAGATGAGTAAGACCATATAGATTCACAGTCATTATAAACAATAAAAAAAACTCGGGGGTAGTTAACATGAATTTAACAGAAGTTAGAGATTTACTAAAAGACGTACTAGATGGCGGAAGAATGACAAAGGAAAATAAAGCTAAGCTGCAAGAAGCGTATGACCAAGTCCATGATAAGGTAGAAAAGAATAAATATAGAGATGAACTAAGAAAGAGCGGAGAATTTGCAGATTACAATATATCATCCATTATCAAGGATATGACAGGAGCTATGAATATCTTTAACAAGTACCCTAAAGCGCATAACTCAGCTATTGATGATGTAAAGCACATAGATGGTATTCGTCAAGATATGTTCCATGATGCAGAATTCCTACGTAAAGGTAAAACAGTAGAAGAGAAAGCAGCTAAATGGGACGAGCTAGGACGAGCAGCTGAGAGACGTCGTGTAGCTAAAGAATTAATCGAGGCTACTAAGCCTATCAAGGCACTTATGGCTAAATATAAAAATCACGATTTAGCTAAAGATACTCGAGAGCTACTAGCGCAACTACGAAACATCGAAAAGATTCAAAGTGAACGACAATACGAGCCTCGCGTCCTAAATCACATGGAAGAGGCATTTGCACAGGCGAAAGGGGTGAAACACTAATGAGAGATATTGCAGGTACACTACTTTATAAAATATGTGATGCAGTAGGGACATTATCCGTTTTCTTTATTATAACAGATGACTTTAAGGCGAAATACTTAGTAGCGCTAGGTATCAGTACGATAATATCCACATTACTACCATATGAAGTTAGTAGAAAGGAAGGTTAATAATGACAAGACATGCACGATACAAACAACTAGGTAAATGTACGATTAAACAAGGAACAATCAACAGCATTATGCTGCGCACACCTACAATTGAAGAGAATGTGTTTGTATTTAAGAACATTGGCATTCTAGTAAAATCGAATAAGAAGGTGAGACCATGATTGAGTACAATACAGCAATGAAGATGAAGGTGGGTATGATTTTAGTAACCATCTTATATTGTACATTTAGTTTTATAGACACACCGTATCAGTATAGATTGGCGATGTTCGGTCTACTATCGTATCACCTGTACCTATTTTGGGAACAATATGTAATTCTACCAAAAGGAGCTGGAGATAATGTTTAAGGTTTACGATAAAGCGGTAATTAGGTTCTATAAAAGATACACTGGAGCAACTTATGTAGATGGTAAAGTTGTTAATATTGACGACGATGTTATAGTAGTTCATGTAGATAACCCTATCAAGAAGGAAGGAGAACCGAAAGTTAAGTCATTCTTCTTCGATTCTAAAACGCTAAGAGAGAAGAGTTCACGAAACTGGGATTCAAGATATCCTATGGAGTATGACATGGACCATGATAGCATTACTGTAGAGCTTTTAAGCAAAAAGGAGGCTCGTAAACACAAAGCGAAGCATGTATTAATTCATATGAAGAACGGAGAACAGTTAAGTATGTATCATGAGTATGACTCTAGTATCGAAAGTTTACTAGAAGATGATAATAAGACATTGAAGTTCTTCAACTACGAGTTCACTAAATCGTTTGTGATTCGACTAGATGAAACGATTATGTTTGAGGAGGATGAGAAATGAGCGCTCTTGGTTTCGTTGCAGGACTTAATATCTTAGCAATCATAGCTTGTATGTGTGTATTATACGCAGAGTTCGAGTATATGAGTGCAGTTTCTAAGGCATCTATGGTATTACTAACACTAATAAATGGGCTCAGTCTATTAGTTAACATGGGGTGGTTGCGATGAGTCTATTATGTAAATGGTTCGGTCATAAACGCGGAGATGTTAGACCTTGGAAACCTACACCTCTAGGGATATCTAGAGGGTACACAAAGGAAAACATAGAGGTATTATTTACCACAGAGAGTAACTGTCCACGTTGCGGAGCAAAAGAAACGAATATAAAATGGTTCAGATTAGAACAATGGGAGAATAGATACACATATAAAACATTAGGTTGTGAATTCTTATTAAAAAGAGACTTAGATTAATTTCTAAGTTTTTTTTTTTATTTTCTCTTGTAATCTATGGAATATTATGCTATTATTTAATCATAAGGAGGAGATACAACATGGAATTTTTAGAGATTGATTTATTTAACAGATACTGGGTGTTCCATACGGTAGAGTATTACCCTAAAGGCGATTTAAGCGATATTGTCTTTACATCTGAACATTGGACCGATGTGGAACGACTGTTAAAAGAGCCAGACATGGAGACCTTGCAAGATTTCGACTTATTCTTACAAGACTATAACATTATGGTGTTCGACTCGGAAACGAAAGAGACGTGGACTCCTAATGGAGGTTGGACGGAGCATAGACCTAAAACAATACAGAAGGTGGACTATTAATGGCAAAACATTCCTTGACATTTTATAACAATGGTGTTATAGTAAGAAAGTACGGAGGGACAGCAACAGACGTTGATTGGGTTCATAAAAGATTCCTTCGAGGAAAAACAACAGACCCTTTCTTTATGGAAGGAAATCTAGTTTTAGTTAGAAAACAGAATGCTAGAAAGTACGTTTGTGGTAGATTTATAGTAGATAAGGATGGAGTGATAACAGATGTTAGCGACAATGGAAAGACCAAAACGAATGGAGCCGAAATCAACATCACCTGTGGGTGACGAGTACTACGTTTTAGTACTAAATGGTGCACCTTATGGTTCTGGACGAATGGATTACATGAAAGAATTAATATGGGACAGGCTGCTATGCTTTCCTAATAACAATGATGAGTTTAAAGTGTTAACAAAAGAACAAGCAAAGAAGGAGTTTATCTATGTTTAGAGAAAAGATTAAAGTTGTCGACAAGAACGGTTTAGTAGGTTATCATTTTCACGAGCAGTTAATGACATTCGGAACATTGTATCAGGGCTGTGTTATCCACTTACAAAAGGAGCCATATGTTGTCGAGATGTTAGAAGTTGACCATATGCATGCAGTTACAATAAAAGTACGGAGGTTAGGACGATGATTAGACAGTATGATAGAGTGTGGGTAGAGGGTATCAGAAAGTATGAAGGTTTAGTAGGATTAGTGACGGAGAACCCTCACAAAGGTACCGCATTTATTCAGTTCCACAAGCGAGAAGAGGTAGTTAGCATCCCATTAAGAAACGTTAGAATCATGGAGAGACCTTTCCTAGACTTCTTTACAGCTATCTCTATTGCAGAGGAGGACGATTTACTAGTTTGTGAATATGCAGGATATCAAAATATCGATTGTACTGACAAGTATGCGTTTGTATGGGAAGACAGCAGAGAAGCAGTTAAACTTGTCGGTGAATTTATCGGTATGAAATGGAAAATAGCCATTGACAAGTAAAGATTAGTAGTGTAATATATAACTATAAGGAGGAGATAATATGTTAAAGGTAATAGAAAAGGATAACGACAATGTAACATTAAGCATTAAGGATGCAGGTGATAAACTTAAGTTTAAAGTTAAGGATACGGGAGATTGTGGCGGTACGTTTTCGATTAAACTAGGTTACAATAAGTTGAAAAAACTATCTAAAAAACTTCATGTAGTAGCGAATGCAGATGAATCTGACATTCCTGATGGCACATCTATTGTCATCGAGAAGTCGGACAAGTTCTTAGAAGTTGAGATTGCGTTCGTGAACCTTGGATTTGTAGTAGGTACATTAGATGGCAGCGTACAGACTGGTTGGGAAGTTATCGTCATACAGTATGAAGACCTAACAGATATTCTTAAAGTGATTGATAACAAGCTGATTTCTTTAGAGGAGGACTTGCTTAGTGTTTAAAATTATAGATACAACTATGGCGGATGAGTTTATCGAAGGCAAGTTAACTAAGAAAGGTAACATAAAATTAACTGTTATTGGACGAGATGTAACTGAATCTATCGATAAAATTACATTTAAATTAAAGTTTACGAATGAATATACAACTAGATTCGTACGATTGTTGGAGCATATAGCGTTTGGTAAAGTTAGCGAAGATATCATGAATAGAAATACATTCAATCTTATCAATGCATATAACGGGAGCCAAGTTAAGTTTAAAACACACGTATCAATGACAGGAGATACAATCATGGTAAGTGTGGTCGAGGAATATGATGGTGTAACTGGGATAGTAACATTATCAATTACACGAGAAGATGCACAAACAGCGGTAAACGCAATTGATGCACAAGCAGATGAGATTTTAAAAAGAAGATACAAACAATAAGGAGGAGTTACAGTGGATAAGTTAATATCAGTTGTTTCTAATGGGGCGCACGGAGAAGATAAGGACAAGTTAAATGTAGAGTATTACGGTAACGGGGATAGAGTGAAATTTACCGTAATTGAAGATATCGGTAACACATTCCCTTATGAAAAGAGCACTAAGCTAAGCTATAAACAACTAGAAAAGTTTATTTATAAGTTAACAAAAACAACAGAAAAGTTTAGAGAGAAACTAGACGACGATACAGTAGCTCGAGGAGCTATCTCTGTAAAAGAAAGATTTGTTAAGAAAAATAGTAGAGCGTCACTATCTGTATGGGCTAGTGGTGGGGAAATTGGTATAGCTGTAAATCCTGATAACGCGACATGCGCGGTAATGTTTATGACAATCGATAAGGCAGAGGATTTAACAATGCAGCTAATCGAATTAGCAGAACTATTAGAAGGAGGAAATTAATATGTTTGTTATTCGTGATGTAGATTATGATGACTCATACTTGAGGGTTGACCTAGCATTAACAGGAATCGAGTTAATGTTTGTGGATGGACCGGAAGAAGATGACCAACTAACGGTAATTCTAAATAAAAATCAGTTGCAACAAATAGTAGACATCTTAGATGGAAGAACTAGTAAACCAGTTGGAAATTATGTACAGCTACCTCAAATCAGTAAAGAAGAGGAACTAGACGTATGTAACCTTTATTCGTTCGAACAACACATGTTAACACTAGAGAGAGCAGCGTTAGGCGTAACATTCACTCCGGCAGACAAAGATTTACTAGTATCATTCATTAATCATTATCTGGAGCAGTAATATGAATATTACTAGATACGACCATGCCGATAAGGAAGAGACTATTAAATGTCTCTTCCTCGATACAAAAAGATATAGATTACTGTTTGCATTAGCAGAAACACTGTGGTATACTAAAATCATAGATTTGAAGAGGTATCATTACATCGAGTATAACAAACAAAGAAGAGAGCTCTTCATATTCAAATTAGCGATTAGATGGGGGAGAAAGAAATGATTAAGAGTTTCGATTTTAATAGTGATAGTGAGAATATTTTCGCAACAATGCACCTACGATTGACAGATAAAGGTAAGTTTAAATTAACGATTAGAGAATATGAGACAGAGGATAAAAAAGGTAATAATAGAAAACAAACAGCTGTGTTAGATGTAGCAGAAACTCATAGACTTCTAAACAATTTAGAAAAGAAACTAAACGAGTACGCTCACCGTGCATCGACAATGACTATTATAAGAGAGTATTACTCATCAAATCATATCGAAGGCGTATCAACTTGGATGTTAGAGGATAAAAGTTTGTTCGGCATGGCTACACTACACCCAGTAGATATTCATAATGTAGCATTCTTTAAACTTAGAAAGTTCCAAGAGGTAATCGATGCGGTTAGAATCATCGCAAAACGTCAGGAGGAGATGTCACGTGCCAAGACACTCAAGAAATAGGCAGCTGCGTAAGATTCACTCTATTATGGCTACTGTAGGCGGTACACTAGAGATTAGACATAACATAGAGAGTGTGTATTTTATGGAGATGGACGAATCGTATGTGGAAATGCCATACGTGCAAACCACACATAAAGAAGTACGTAAACCTAACTACCGTATCAGAAATACAAAACGGTATAAGATGGACAAGCTAGGAAACGTACTACGAACTCCTAAGTCTACGTATCTATTCGGGGAGGTATATTTTAGAACGGATACACGGGTCCTCTTCTTCAATAAACCAAAACCAGATGCACATAAGGTAGAGATGCTGGATTGTAAGACTGGAGAGGACATATTTTGATTACGGTAGCTATCACTCTACTAATCATCGTAGGTGTGGTGATGGTTGTTCTGGGGTGCTTGTTTAAAAGCAACAAGCTATCCCAGACATCCGCTATAGCTGCGGTAGGATTTGGGTTAATCGTATCTTGCTGGTCTATGTTTCTAGTGTTAATGGTACTAATCTTTGTTTTAGGAGGAGATATAAAGTGAATTTTGAAGTTGGTTGGATATCTCTAATAAATAACACGATTATGGCACTTGTATTCTTCTTTCTCATCGTTATCACATATGATGAACTTCGATACTCGAAATTTGATATAACAAAAGATAAGTTGTGTGGCGTAGCAGCGCTAATAGTACTACTAGTTTTATTCTTATGGACTTTAAAAGCAATAGGAGAGGGGCTTGGATTATGAGTCAATTATCAACAGTAGATGCAGTAATGTTATTCTTTTTAACGTGGGCGCAGGGATTAGCGTATATGATATGTGCGTTTATGCTTTGTAAGGGGCTTTACCAGACGATACAGAAGCTTTGCGAGAAACGTAGTATAATTAGTCGAGCTGGATGGTGCTTACTGTTAATCGTCATCCCAGCGCTATTGGGTTCTACACTATGGTTATGGTGGGAATTCTTAGGTATGAGTGCAGCAGACATGGTTCAACTATATCAAAACCATAAAACTTCCTAACGGGAGTTTTTTTTTGTAAAAAAAAAAGTGTTGCAATTATAAAACTAGAATGATATACTAAGAGTAACTTAAAGGGAGGTAGTAAATATGAGAAAATGGAAATGTGCACACACAACGTTAGGAACTAACAACTACGATATCCTTAAAATTAAAGTAAGTAAGAAAGGCAAACTGATTATCGCTATTGGGGAAGAGGAGCATAACAATAAAGAAAAAGTGAAGATTACACAAGAACAGGCACAAGAACTATCTAGTGGCATGGAAGATGTACTAGATAAAGGACGATGCAATGTAATACAGGTTAATGATAACAAAAATATCGACGTAGATTTTATCAATTGTCTAGGAACACCGCATTACTGCTTCGGTATCGAATCAGAGTACGACTTCGAATCAGTACATCTAGAAAAGGTTCAATTCGAACAAGTATACGAGCAAATCCGACACTTTGGAATGGAAGGGGAGTTACTATGATTGGACCGCGTAAGATGTATCCATGTGAGCATAACACAGACTTTAACAATGGTGATGAATTCTTAATTGTAGGTGTAACAAAGAAAGGCAAACTATCTCTTGTCCACGTAGATAAAGATAGCACGGAACACGTTAAAGTCAATATCCAAGTTAAAGAAATACACAAAATAGTGACAGGACTTAGGGATGTTGTAGAAGGAGATTGGAAAGCGTTCCAGTACGAGAAAGAAAAAGGATACATTAACATAGAACGAGCAGACTGTACAGATGATAGACAACACATCATCGTACTATTAGAAGGAAAAGATGGAAACATGGGAACAGCCCACCTATCTCAACGTAATGCGGAGGACCTATTAAAAACAATAGAGAAGATTCTGCGAGATGGAAAGCTGTACCCGTAAACCGATAAAACGAAATTTATAAACCATATTTTAGGAGGAGGATACTATGTTTAAACTTAGACCGAAAATTAAATTCCCTTGTTTTTACAACGACCGAGCGTTCGACCAGAAAGACTTCCTTATCGTAAAACAAACCAAGAGCGGGATTAAGTTTACCGTACAAGACAAGCTAAACGGAGTAGAAGTAGCAATCAATGTGCCATTACTAAAAGCGATGGATATACGAACAGCAATCAGCTCAGCTATGATAGGGACGATAGACGAACGTTTCGATATCAACCATAATGAAGGTATATGGGTACGTGACACTCGCGCGTATGATACGCCGCTAGTATCCCTACTATTAGCGGGACTTAACGACTCCGAGAGTATCTGCATCACAACTAAGCAAGCATTGCAGCTAAACGACTTTATAAAGGAGGCGTATAACAATGGAATGGCGTAATTGGAAACCGCGCTTTTATAATGGACAAGATGTATACATTATTACATGGTTCGGTTATGAGTTGGTGATTTCTAAATGATTCTATTAGGGCAGTTATTCTTTGTTGTATTCGCATGCTTTGGGTGGTACGCAATATCCTGCACGGTAGCATTCTTATTCATGTATCTAATGAACGCCTTCCAAGGTATGGGCGACACCGTAATTGAAGAGAATGATATCGCAGTCGGTGGTTTTATTGTTTGGAGTCTATCAGCAGTAATTTTATGCTTTACAATTTAATAGAGGGGTGTTATAATGACTATAGGAGAGTTAAAGAATTATATAAAAGACATGGATGATAAACTAGACTTTATGGCATTCGACCATAAGACAGGTAAGTATACGTCGTTCTCGTTAGTTAAAGAGGATTACAGTTTAGATATCGAAGTGAATATACTAGAGGAGGAACAACAATGTTAACAATTAACACGCATAGAGACAACGCTTATAGTGATACGGTTATTATCACGACAGAAAGAGATAATGGTAATACGGTCTATGGAGTAACAATCATCGAGAGTCGTACGAAAGACATCCAGTACGTGCAGCGAGCAATGTTAAACGAAGGGCAGATGCTTAAGTTAAAATATAACATTGCACAGATGCTAGACGGGAAGGTTAAACCGGAGACAGAGCTATACGCAACTAGACAAGACAGAAGTAAAGCAGTATCAGTTATTAACTCAACGACGGACCGTATCGGTATCGCGATTACGCCACGTCATGCATTAAGTGCAATTACATTTATGACTCATGCACAAGCAACAGAATTACTAGAATACTAGGAGGGGTGTGGTAGTATGACAAGACATACACGTAATAGACAAAGACGTCTAGCAGCAGAAATGGATACAGGTTTAAAACACGACTTCTTAATGAAGGACAAGAACCTAACTATCGCTAGATATCGAAATGCGCTAATGGGTAGAGAGCTAGATGTCACATTTAGATGGATTCGTACAAGACGACACAACTTCGTATACGATGAGGTTAACGGTATTACAGAGTACCTTGTAGATAAGAATGTAATTTCTTGGGTATCACAAAAAGGTGGACAACTATTTAAAAGTAATATGAATCCTAAAGGAAGCAGTATCATGACATATCAAGTCAAGAAGGTGGTATGATGAAGGATTATCTAGACATTAAAGAAGAAGTATTAGTTGACAAGATAGCTGCTGTAAAAGAACAAATGGATTTATGTACTGACAAAGATGTTAGGGCTCACTTAATAGAAATCAGAGCGAAACATCTTAGGGAGTTATATAGGCTTATAGAAAGAAAGGAGAGATATCTACGCTATGGAGGTAGTTCACGTTAAAGATGTAATACTAGGTCAGTTCGAAGCAGGAGCAACATATGACATTCGTGTGCAAGACGAAAAGACAGGTAAAATGGAAGACTTATTAGACGTGCTTGTACATCAGGTGTGTGAAGATTATCTCGTTATCCAAGAAGTTACAGGTGAGACGAAGAACCTGTACTGGGTAGTGATTATTATGTTCATCTATAAAGGAGTGAATTCTGGTGTCGTTCATTAAAAACCTAGTTTGTAGTCTAGTAGGTTGTAAGATGGAACACAAGGGTAGTACGATAATGAAGAATTTTACAATAAGATATTACGTATGTAAACGATGTAATCACAAAACAGAAGATACAGTACATCACGATATAGTATGAGTTTAATAAGGGGTGGGCTTATGGAAATGATTCTAGCGTATGGGGCAGTGTATGTGCTTTACGGATTATGCTGCCTAGTTGGGTGGTTCTTCATGAGAAAAAACAAACCAGCTATAGATGATGTGCTTATATCTGGGTTAATAGTGTTCTTAGCAATCGCAGCTGTAGCATACGTGGTTACATTTATTCAAGCAATATAGGAGGCGAATGCATGTTTAAAAGACTCGGTGAATGGTTATGCAAGAGAGGCAGACATGATAAAGAAATACTTGGTAGTAGTTTTAGTTTTGGAGTGTTAACGGTCAGAACTGAATGTAAGCGCTGTGGTAAGAAACAAGTATTTAAAAGTAGAGGATAAGGAGGAGTTAAGATGAATCCAGAAGAACAAGAGTATTATGATATCGATGAAAAGAATCGTGTAGTACTACGAATTATAGATGATAGAGAGCTTAGTTTAGTAGAAAGAGGGAGACAGCTAGGAGAGGCTATAGAGGAGTGCATGGCTAATGGTAGAAGTGAGTCTACGTTCTTAGAGATATTTGTTAAAGAACTAGCAGTCCTGCAACATATACTAGGGAGGTTTGATAATCTCCGAGAGTTAGACATAGAAGGCTACGATATTGTAAACTATATAGATGCATATCTAAAATGCAATGATGCAGTAGACCAGATTAAACACTTAGGTAAAAACAGCCTAAACATCTGGAGTGTAGGAGCGGCTTATGAGAAGTTCATCTATGATAAAGGACTAATAGACGTCTATAAATCTATTTTAGAAGAATTTAACAAGATTTAGTTGACTTTTCCATATGAACATAGTATTATAAAGATAACAAGGAGGGGGAACAATGAAAGTAGATGAATTAGTACTTGCAGATGTGGATTATCCTGAGGAGGCACAGCTAGTTGCGAGAATAGAAGAGGATTACTTGTACATTCTAGCAGAAGACGACAAGAGCATACCTAGAGAAGGGAATACAGAAAATAGGGAGTTCTTTATAGGTAAGTTAACAGCACAGAAGATGTACGACCAACTAAAGACCATTAGAGCTCCGTATACGAACAGGAGACAAGTACACACAGACCTAGAAGGGAATGACTTCTACATCTCAATACTAGCTGGTACTCAAGAAGTGTTCCTAGTAGATTACGAGACATATGTAGGAGCAACAGTTACCTACGAGGATGCAATTAAGTTCCGAGAATACTTGTGGATATTCATTAACAAAGAAGAAATAGGGGTGGAAGTATGAGATACACACGTAACAAGCAAATGGAGAAAGCAACAAAAGGTAAGTTTGGTAGAAGTATCCGCACAGGAGAAAAGTTAGGTATCTGTAATGTACCTATTGCAAAGTTTAACCTAATTGAAATGAACTTGGACAAGTCCTTTAGATGGGAGAGTGGTTTTGAAATAGAATCCGTACACCATAAAGGTAACTATCGTCAACAGAAGTCATTCGGATTAGGTAAGTTTAATCCATTCTACATCTACACGTTTGCACAAGTGTCATTTAGACGTAGAGGTGAGGATACACGAACTTATATTTCGCACCAAGCAGACGGAAAGGTTAAAGTAGAAGAAGTATACACAGGACCAGAAATCGAATGGGGGATGCGACATGTATAGTAAACATAAATTCTATTGCCAACATCATAATAGTCAAGGTGTTCATGACGAGTTAATTAAGGTACATCTTAAGTCGGAATTTGAAATGGTTGTAAAGTATGAGGATACAGATTGTGAAACTAAGTTTAAACTAGTATTAAACAAACATCGTGTAGAGAGATTCATAGCAATATTAGATACAGCAGGTGAATGCACAGATGGATACGAGTCAGAGAAGATTGTAATGGAAGACGAAGATACGGAACTATATGTGTCTAATCAATACTGCGGAGGAGCATTCCATCATGTAATCGAATTTGAAAGTGATTCTAGGTACGAATGTGTACACATATCAACAGATGACTTAGACATAATGAGGTACATTATCAAGCAGTTAAATAGAAAGATGAACTACTAATGAAAGAGTTGTTCGAATTCTATCTGTCACTAGCAGTTATTATTCTGATTGGGTATGCAGGGATTAATTCTCTTGTATACCTAATATGCTCATATATAGAACGGAGGAATAAGAGATGACAAGACATACAAGGAATAAACAGTTAAGAGACATTAACAGAAAGTTATATGAGTCGTATGAGATAAATATGTCAATGCCCACTAGCATCATGTATGAAAAAGGTGCAGGTAACCTTGATAAAGACTTCTTCTGGTTACGTAATCCTAGATGTGAAGTATCGGTTGAACGATGGAAGAAGAAACGATATAAAGAGAAAGATAGATTTAATATTCACACGAATATCGAGAACTTAATATTCTTCGGTAAGAATGGATTCGTCAAGAGTAAGTATAAATAAGGGGAGATTCATGTGACAAGACATACACGTAACAGACAATTAGCTAAGGCAGGTATTAAAGGATATATACTAAACGTACCTGTACATGTAATGACCGAACACCATCAATCTGAACATAGGTTAGACAGGTCTTTCAAATGGAACAGGTATAGCATGAGAACACTGTCCGCCGCGTATTGGAAAGGTAAACGCTTCAATAAGAAGACGGGTAAGGCTAACTGGAAAGTAAGAGTAACAAAAGTAACGAACTATGTATCGTATAGAGCTAATGATAACAATCTATTCGGATTCACACATGTAGTGTAAAGGAGAGATTCATATGACAAGACATACACGTAATAGACAAATGGTAGAGGAACAACGTTTACATCCAAGGAAGTGTTTAAACCTACGAGATACAATGAGTGAGTCGAACGTATCAATGAAGTCTATCTACAGTGAACCTAGGGTATGGGACTTAGACCCTAACTTCCATACAATACGTATCAACACATTAGCGCGAACATACAACCCACATAACCGAACACGAACAAATAAGCGATTAACTGACAAGTACAATAAACTGAAGCAGCAGCACCCTAACAAATTGTATCCAGAACTATACGAGCAAGTAGATAATGAAACAAAGTACCCACTTCATATTATAAAGTATGACGATGGCACATGGCACACACATTCATTAACCTTCAAACTAATCACAAAGACACTCTACCTATACACGAAGAAGCAGCCACACATCTCTGGAGAGGGTCGTTACTTTAATAGAATACTAGGGCAAGATAAACACGGATGTCGTCACTATGGGGACGGTAGAGACCTTGAAGAGGAGTATAAAGGTCTATTCGATAAAGAAGGTTACCGTTTAGTAATAGACCATGGTAACGGTACGCATTCTAAAACGTATTAAATTACAAAATATGGAAGTACTCCATAACCAACGTTTAAAATTTTCTGGAAAATGATAGGGGGTGGGTGAATGGGTGTTATTCTCATTATACTAGGAATAGGACTTTTAGTATTATGGTACATTGTTAACGATGAGGTAAGTAAAGCGCAGAAAATAAAAGACCAGATAGGATATAACCCTAGTACGTTCGACGAGATGATGAACTTTATATTCGCAATGGTAACTATTATCCTAACAATCTTATACGGCGTATGTACGGTATGTTATTTTATGGGGGTGATATAGATGATAGCATTATATATGCTTACTACCTTAATTGTAATGGGGTGGGGAGTTAAAGTAATCTGGGATATGTGCGAGGATGTTATAACGGACCCAGACATCCCCTCAGATGGACAGGTAGTATACATTATTGTTATGGTGTTTCTCGTATCATTTATGGAAATAGGTTTGTCAGGATTACTTGCAATGTTTTGGAGTATGTGGTAAAATATACTTATAAATAGATAGGGGGTAGGTATTATGGGACTATGGTTGGTCTTACTTATTATCGGAGGAGGTATGTATTACCTCTATGGGTTCGTACAGTACGTTAGAAATGGGGGTATTAGGGCAGATGGAACAAGTGTTCTTATCTGCATTGCTACAGCATTAATTTTTTGTCTGGTAATTTTTTGTATCTGGATGCTTGCATTTGCAACAGGAATTTTGTAAAATAAAAGTATAGGGGGTGGGTATATTGAGAAGAAAGTTATTTAGCTTGTTTATTGTATCGTGGTTAGTCCTAGCTCCCGAAATATTGTACTGGTATACAAGATAGTATCTAATATATCAAAGTTTTTCACAGTTCAGAAAATTTTAACCTCAGGTAGAACGGTAGTAAAATACTACTTGACAAATTTATGGTTTTATGGTAGGGGCGGGGTTATACCACATATCAAACCGTATGTCAAGTAAGCATATAAAAAAATAATTGTCAATAGGGTATAAAGGAGGGTCACCCCTCCTCATACTATTTATTCCATTTGCGCAAATTCTCAATCAAGTCTTCTGCTGCTCTTTGCAGGTCTCTAATAGCAGTATCTGTCTTATGCTCTTGCTTAACCACGCCGGACACAATAGCGCTAATACGCTTGGATACATACGTAGCCTCTACCAGTGCCATATCGTGCTTAACGCCCTTCATGCCCTTGTCAATAAACGTCGAAGCGTCTATGATATGGACGTGCATATGAGCAGGTAATACAATTGAGTACGTTTGTCTAGTCTTATACATAGCACCAAGCACCTCAGCATGCTTGACAATTTGCTCCAGTTCAATAATAGCAAGTTCGATATTAGCGTTCATAATATCCCATCCTTTTATCTATATAATAGTGAGCTTACAATTATAAGGGGCTTGACGCCCCAACTAGCATGCGTATAGTTCAACGCCTTTAATTACATTGAAGTATTTAGCTAGCTTAGTGCGCATCGCCTTCGCAGCCTTAACCGCTTCCTTCTCATCGTAGTACGTACCAAAATACACGTTGAATAGGTATTTCCCGTCCTCGTCGTATGCGTTGAATTCGCAGTCATACACCTCCGTGTCATCCTCGTCGCTATTAAATACCTTAACTGCATAGTAGTCAACGTCGCCCCATAAAGTAGAAAGCTCCTCTTTAACTTCCCCTTTAATCTCAGTAATATTCTTAACGTCATAAGGTGCAGGAATAGCCTCTTTAACCTCATTCGCTAACTCCTCTGTAATCTCCTCTTTTGGCTCTGCTAATACAGTAATACGAGATTTAGCAACGTTAACTAAAACCCATTCATCCGTAGTCGTACGATTAACCCAAATGATATTAGTATCAAGACCGATATCAACGATGCGACCTGAGAAGTATAAACCGTTTGGACATTCAACGAATAGCAATTGACCCATATGATAAGGTGCTTCTTTGACTTCAGTTTCTTCAGTAATAAGCATAGCCACTACCACGTGATGCATATTAATAGTTTCTAATACGCCGCCTACGTTTAACCATACAAGCGTTTGACTATCAGTGAAGTCAGTCACATAACCTTTGTATTGATTGCCTGACATCATTGTAACCTCGATAACTTGACCTAATTCTAATTGACCTGCTTTAATAGTTGTTTTCATATTCATCTACCATCCTTCATTATGTATGCTAGCAAGGCGTTTCCCTGCTGCTCCTATAATATCTCATATATCGACTTATAATACAAGCCTTTGACAAAATAAAAGTTTATTCGAAATTGTCAGAATATTATAAACAGTTAATTTGTCAGAATATAAGATTAACTTGACATATGTATACTATTATGATAACCACATACGCGCGCTCCTATGCAATATAATAGGGATTTTAAATTGTCTGATAGTCAGAATTATCTGATAACTTCCCATAACACATATTTATCTATTTGTCAAATCTATTTTAAAGCCCCTCAGAGCCCCGTACAGCGATTCTAAGCTATGACCCTAGTATTTGTATTACCTATCCGCCTAACAGCCCGTACAGAGGAAATAGCCCCTCATCCCAGCAGTACCAAGGGCTCACAAATTGTCAGAATATTTAGTCATCTTATTATTGTCGTAATTGTCTGACTATTTGAATTGTCTGACAAATAGCTCACACACGTTTACCACACATCGGGCAGTTTGTCAAGTTAACAATGTATTCAAAATAGTCTGATAACTTGAATTGTCATAATTGTCAGATAACTTACAAGCAGCTCCGACCGAGACAATTGTCAGAATATTTAGAATAGGCTGACTATCATAATTGCTTAAATAGTTTGAATTGTCAGTTAATTCTATTGCAGCCTCTTACAATTGTCAGACTATTTAGACTATTCATAACATTCAAACTGTCAGACTATTTATACTAGTCCGAACATTCTAATTGTCAGACTATTTAATGTCCGTATATTATTGTCAGACTATTCTTATTGTCAGAATATTAACTCTATTTTCCCGAGGGTTTTCATTTTAATTGTCAGACTATTTAGAATAATCCGAACAATAGCACAATTCATACTATTATGACAGTCAGACTATTAGCACTATTGGCAATAGTTATACCCTTCTAATTGTCAGACTATTCGCAATACTCTTTTAACTTGACAAATAGACAGACCTGTGATATTTATATGCGCTGCTAATTGTCAGAATATTTAGTTAGTCAGAATATGTATAAAAAACTTTTAATTTGTCTATGCTTGTATTATTGTCGTTTGATGTGCTATTCTGTTTAAGCAGGTCGATGCACATTTTGTAGATACCTGTTGTCGTAATTGTCTGACAATTGTCAGATAGTGCGATTGGCTCCGTGGGCGTAATTGCTCATGAGCTAAATGGACAAGCCGTATAGTTGCCTATGCGTTCTAGGGAGCTACTAAGGATTTTCGGCTCTGTTCCAGTGAGCTACTAGCAAAACCCCACATTATAGCAGGAAAGCCCTCACATTGTCGTGAAGGGCTTTTTTGTTGTTCTTATACATTTGTACCAGTTAGTTTGTAAAACGACGTGTAACGGAGCGTGAGACACCTTAAAACACCTGTACAAGTTTGTAATACTCGTATATATTTGTGTACAAGGATGCAATCTACTCTATCTAGCATGAAGCGTATACCAGAGAAAAACCT